TCAGAACTTCGAACTATTTTTTAAATTGATAAATACAACCTCATTACATTTCTTACAAACTAATACCAATATACCATCTTCACAACTTCTAAACTCAAACTTTTCAATATTTACATCAGTTTTTATATCTTCTATGTTTCCACATTTACACATTAATTTCATTATATGTCCTCCATTTTGTCAAATATCATTAAACTATTATACATCAAATTTTAAATAATATCCATCTACAACTATTGAACTCGTATTTTATCTCATATAGCTTTTCGACTCCATCGATTGCGCTTTGGCACTTATATACTAGCATATTATTTCCTGCCAGTTTTTCTTTATCTACGCAAATAACTTTATCTATTTTTATAACAGAATAACTTTCATCTTCATTCGTAATCCGAAATCTTACAGGATTTATGTTGCCATTTACGTCAGTCCACGAGACCACTCCTATTGGTTTTGCTACAATTTTCATGTTATCACTCCTATAAAATAGATGACATTAATGGATAACCCTCTTCTCCTATACCTCCACACATAGCACTTAATCCAGAATTGAGAAAACAAGACTTACTAATAGCTTTACATCCATATTTTAATCTAATTCCATCGATTACTTTATTTAGTTTACTGTCTTTTTCATAGTCAAAAGTGTCTAATAGAGAACTTTGGTAAAAATCGTTATTACAAAAATCTGATATGTTCAGTCCTAAATGCCTTATTGGATTTCCTTTCCACACACTATCAAATAAAAAACAAACTATTTCATAAATCTTCATAGTTGAATCAGTTGCTACAACTAGTTTTTTTTGACGAGAATAAGATATCATGTCGCTTCCTCTAATGCTAACGGAGACTACAGTGCAGCAATTCTGAGAATCCCTTAAACGCATAGCTACAGTTTCACATAGAGATAATATAACTTTATGTGCCGTATCTGAATCTACTACATCAAACGGTATAGTCGTAGAATTTCCTATCCCTTTTGCTTCAATGTGATTGCTTTTTCTAACGTCTGACGTTTCAATTCCATTTGCATAGTTCCAAATTACTTGCCCATGACTTTTTAGTTTATTCTTTAATATTCGTATATCATATTGTGCCAAATCGCCAATAGTATTAATGTTTAGATTGTGCAATTTAGGGGATGTCGCTCGACCTATCATAAACATATCTTCAACAGGTAGTGGCCACATTTTCTTTTTAATTTCATGAGGAAACAATGTGTGTATTCTATCGGGTTTGGTGAAATCGGATGCAACTTTTGCAAGCAACTTATTATTAGATATCCCTATATTTACAGTAAACCCAAGTTCCTTCTTTATCCTCTCTTTTATAGTTTCAGCTAGTTCCATATAGTTTGGATATAAATGCTCCATGTTAGAAAAATCTAGGAAGCTTTCGTCTACACTAAATCTTTGAATTTGTGGCGTATATTCTTGAAATATTTGATGCATTGCTGAACTACACTGCATATATAATGAATATCTCGGAGGTACTATTACTAACTCTGGACACTTAGCTCTGGCATTATATAAGGTTTCTCCAGTCTGTATATTAAACTTTTTAGCTGGGATAGATTTTGTCAAAACTATTCCATGTCTGCTTTCTTCATCTCCACCTATCACCGATGGAATTGTTCTAAGATCTAATTGCTCTCCCTGTTGAAGCCTGTAGGTAGCTTCCCAGGATAAATAGGCACTATTTGCATCTATATGAAATATGAGTCTGCTCATAAATATTTTCCTTTCTGCTAAGTATTATATTTTAATATTAGAACATAAGTTCGTAATTATTATATCCTACTTTAATGATTTTTAGAAGTAATTTATTTTTCCAAATTAAGACATTATTTTTAACTTGCATAGAAATAACAAGATTGAAATGATTAATAGTAAATAAATTAAGTTTTGGTTATACTAATAAAAAAGTAAGAGAGGTGTTAATAATGGCGGTAGCTCATAAAACAGTTATTTCCTTTGGCCTTGTTGCCATTCCGATATCTATGTATACTGCTACTCAAGATAATGATATACACTTTAACCAGCTCCACAAAGAAGATAATTCAAGGATAAAATATAAGAAGACTTGCGCTCACTGTGGAAAAGAGATTATTACGAAAGATATTATCAAAGGATATGAATATGATAAAGAGCATTACGTGGTTGTAACAGATGACGATTTAGAAAAAATTAAAACTGAGAAAGAAAAATCAATACAAATAATGCATTTTGCACAGCTTAATCAAATATCACCAATTTATTATGATAAAACATATCAAGCTACTCCTCTAGCAGGTGGGGACAAAGCTTTTGAATTACTACGGGCTGCGCTTATGAGCGAGCAAAAGATTGCAATAGGTAAGACGGTAATGGGAACAAAAGAAACTTTACTTGCTATAATTCCTCGTGAGGATGGAATATTAATTTCTACAATGTATTATGAGGACGAAATTAAAGACCTTGCTAAATCCTACAATAAGCCAGAATTAGTAGAGGCTGAGGTTACGATGGCAAAGGCATTAATCAACTCAATGATAACTCCTTTCGAGCCTGCTGAATATAAGGATGAATACCAAATAAAGCTACGTGAGTTACTTGAAACAAAAATAGCTGGTAAAGATATCGTTGCCTCTAAGTCTGAAGCTCCAAATAATATTATTAATCTTATGGATGCATTAAAGGCTAGTATTGAGCAAAATAAAGTTAACGAAACTCCAAAGCCTAAAGAAAAACGTAAAAAAACTTCTAAAGGTGCATAATGGATTTGTTTGAGAGCAAAGGAATAAAACCTATGTTGATAGGTGAGGCTCAAGAGGCTTTTGACAGCTTGGATTATATTTACGAGTTAAAGCTCGATGGTCATCGGTGTATAGCTTATCTTGATAAGGATTCCTCAGATTTACGAAATAAGCGAGATATTAAAATGCTTTCAAAATTTCCAGAACTTTTAAATATAAACAAGCAAGTCAAGTATCGTTGTATTTTAGATGGCGAATTGATTGTTATCAAGGATGGCAAGCCAGACTTTCCGGAGATTCAGAGGCGCTCTCTATTGTCGAACACCTTTAAGATTCAACTTGCATCCGCTAAACTGTCGGCCAGCTTTACAGCATTTGATATCCTTTATTATAAGGATCATTCAGTTATAGACTTACCATTGATGGAGCGTAAAATGCTACTAGAAAAAAACATAAAGGAAAATGAGCGCATTGCTGTTTCTCGCTACATCGAGGAACGTGGGATTCAGTTTTATCAACTTGCCAAACAAAATGAACTTGAAGGAATAGTTGCTAAGATGAAAGATAGCAAATATTATTTTGATAAGAAGACTAAGGATTGGATTAAAATTAAATACCTACTTGATGATGACTTTGTAGTATGTGGATATATTCTTAAGGAGAACGGTGCAATCAGCATTGTTCTTGGTCAATATTCAGGCAAAGAACTGGTATGTAAGGGTCATGTTACGTTGGGAATATCAACAGAGGATTTTAAATCAATAGAATCAATGCCTAGAATAAATTCTCACCCTTTTTATGAATTGCCTTCTGGGAACGATAATGCTATATGGATAAAACCTGGCCTTGTATGTATTGTAAAATATATGACAAAAACAGCAAATGGTTCATTGCGACAACCTGTATTTAAAGGTCTTAGGGTAGACAAAGACCCCAAAGATTGTATCGTAGAATAACTCCATTCAATTTAGCAGGGAGAGATAATTATGTATAATGAAGGCCAAATTAAATACAAAAATAACAATATTACACTAATTGAGGACAATGAAGATATTGCAAAAATTGATATTACAACATCTAAAGGTCACATGTTTAGAGATAAAGCATTAATGATTGCAGACGATCAGCGTGGAGGAGATTTTACTGCATTAGTTTCAAATCTTACAGAGATAGAAAAAGAAAATCTATTTAATGCACTAGATGCAAGCTTACATAATTATACCGATACCAGTGCATATATGACAGATAAGATTGCGGATTTAGAAGGCCAGATAGATAATTTAACTGAGTCAACTTGTGATACTGAAGAAGAAAGTGCATTTGACGGTGAGTATGATTTTTATGAAAGCGAACTCTAAAATCGTACTAAAATTTAAATTGTCAACCTCATACACAAGAAAAAAATAACCCATATAAATTACAAATTAATGTAACTTATATGGGTTATTTATAGTAATACTGGGACTGCCAATGCAGCTAAAATAAATATAACTGCTACAAATGTTACTAAGTTTAATTTTATAAAACTTCTTTTTGATTTATACATGCAATTACCTCTTTTGTTTTTCTTTAAATTGTTGACATTAATTATAACTTTTAATCAAAAAAATAAGGTAATACATAAAATCTCAGTTAAGAGAAAAAATGTACTACCTTATTTTTGTAACTTGAAATTCATATTTTATATTATTGAACTGGTGCGATAGTTGCTAAAATATCTTGAATTTTAGAAATAGCACTAGCTACATCTACAACCGGTAATATTGGAGCCACTGGTGTCTCAGGAACCATTCCCGATTCTACAGTTGTTGCCGAAACTGGTTCTGAAACTGTCTCAACTGGAATAGCTATAGTTTCCTCTATGGGTGCTGTAACCTCATTAGTTTCTACAGGTGTAATTACTTCCGTTTCTGTTTTAATCTCTGCTGCTATTTCATTAGGAGCTTGTACGGTATCAGGTTTAACTTCCACAGGGGACACTATAACACTAGTACCTGGAACCATTTGAACAGAAGCGTATTCTTTAAATTTAGAAAGTGAGAAGGTAATAGCTCTCTTAACATTATCTTCTGATACAAATAATTTAATTACTCTTGGGAGTTCTCCATAAGCCGTATCTAATACATAAGTAAACTTTTCTGGATTAGTTGCATCCAATGATTGAGCCTCAGATACAAGAGAATAAATCCCTGTATATACTCTTTGTCTGTCCTTGGCAATTAAAGCAGAGATTATCCCCACTATAATTATTCCTAAAGTTGTTAATACACTTGAATTGTTTGATATAAAATTTGTGATTGTGTTCATTTTACATTCCTCCTAATTATTTATTTATTTTTGTTTGTTTCGATTACTTCATTCTTTTTATTCTTTATATACTTTAAAAATGGTTTAAAAAATGCAAAACCCGAGGCAATAAAATTCTCAAAAATACTTGAGGTCTCAACTAATATTAAAAGTGTATAAAAAGTATTTGAAATTATACTCCCACCAATCATTTGTGGTATAACTATAAATTGATGAGCCATATATAAAACTGGTGAGTATAATATTGTCTTTACACAAACCCCATTTTTTAATGCCCTTGAAGTTAATATAGCAGGCTTTTCAGTCCAACCTTTTAAGTAATTGTGAATACTAAATTCTCCATATTTCATTACTACCAATGAAGCTTGTTTTGTTATTAAATCTATTACGATGAGGACTAGTATAAAGACTAGAACCTGCTTTGGATAACCTATAGCTCCAAGAAAGATCGAGATTATGACAGATAGACATAATAGTGTCTTGTTAAGCATTGACTGTAAAATTATCAATGCTTGATTGAATATTTCTGCAAACATTTTGATGCTCTCCTTTCAAATTTGAATTTGTCACCTTCTTTCCTTTTGTAGATTTAGTCAGTGAATGCATCATCTGCATCGTCCGTGTCTTCTCTAATAACATAAATTTTTGTGGTTTCTACACTCTTATGTCCTAATAATTTCTGAGCGGTTTCTAAATCTTTACCTGAATGCAATACAAGATTTGTAGCCCGACTTTCTCTGAACAAATGTGGATGTACTCGTCTTCCTACAATTGAAGCAAATAATTTCTTGCACCAATAATTAAAATTCTCAGGAGGTCTGCCATGAGCCCCATTTTTGTCTTTAATAACAAACATATATGGGCAATCATCTTCTCCACGAAACTCTAGCCAGTTCTTTAAGGCTTCCATAGCTTCCTCTGAGAATTGTAATTTTCTAACCTTCCCTACAACTCCCTTACCCTTACAACGTATGTCGTGGGTTCTGTATGAGGTAACTTCTATCTCTGTTTCGTTTCCTTGATCATCTTTTACTTTTGATTTTCCTATTTTGGGTTTATAATTGACAACCTCTTTTAAGAGCAAGGAACTTTCAGTACGCCTACAACCTGTAGAGTATGTAAACTTTAGATATGCTAATTTCTCCCATTCTCCAAGTTTTTCTAACTCATCACATAAGTGAAGATATTCAGTAGGAGTTAATGGTTTCTTTTCATTTACTTCTCCAAGGCTTGGAACCTTAATTCCTTTATTGACAAAGTTTCTAAATGTAGGATACTGCTTCTGATAATAAAGCATGATGTAATTATTTAATGTACTTACAGAAGCTCTTTTAAATCTAATAGCACTTTCTCCTAACCCATTGTTGTACAACCAACTTTGAAATTTTTTATAATCTATACTTTCAACCTCATACAAAGGCTTATTTTTACAAAATTCTCTAATATAATTTATCCAAATTCTTAATGATGATCTGTACTGTGGTTTAGTTTGAGGAGAAAGCTCGTCACTATTATCTATAAACTCTTCGATTATCTGTTTATTGTAATCATTACATAGTTGATACATTTCTTCCGTTAAGTTCGCTAATTTTTTAGCCATATATTTCGTCACTCCTTATTTTTACGCATAATAAAAAGCAAGAAATTAATTCTTGCTTTACTTCTATTCTTATTTAACCTTTACACAATTTATTTATCTTCTGATAAGCTGCCTCTGTATTTGTACCCCAATATCCATCCTCGTCAATTGGTAATCTTGTGTCTGTGATTTTATTGAACCAGATTTGGAAAGACTTGCAATACTTGTATTTTTTACCTTTGTTAATATAACTTAAAAGAAAATCAAGAGAATTTTGTGTCAATATACCATAAAATCCATCCTCATCAAGTCTCGTCCCCGTTCCTGTTTCTTTGTTATAGAAAATTTGCCAAGCTTTGCAATATCTTTCACTTGATTTATTTGGAACAGAAGGGGATGTAGACGAGTTTACTAATCGCTTAATCTCAGTTAATGGATAATTAGTACCTGGACAGTCGGTTGAATAGGGCACTTCTTTATGTCCTTTAATGTCATTTACTCCATGTCTGCCACATATATCTTTGCACAAACCAACTATTGTTTGTTTCTGTATTTCATTCATTGTTTCTGTCATAAAATCACCTTCAGCACAAATTGAGATACTACATCTATTTACTCCAGTACAATGTGAACCTTGTGCTTTTTCTGGTCTACCTCGATATATATTACCTTTCTTATTTACAAAGTAGTGATAACCACACATTGTCCATCCATTATTTAAGTGCCAAGTATTTATATCTTGAATTGTACAGTTTTTAGCCTCTGCATGATGTAGTACTATCATTTTTGGTATATTATTATAATTTAAATCTCCATTTCTTCTAAGATTTGTTTCTATGACATTCATTTTTCTATATTCCTTCTTCCATATTTTATATATTATTTTCTTTGTATTCCTAATATTTTCATTGACTCTTTTATGGTCTTAGCAATTTCTTTTTTAGCTACGTCTATTTCATCCATTTTTAATATTTGCATACATAATGCTAATAAATTAGCTTGTACCTCTTTTGATGTATCTCTATCTTCTTCTGTTACTTTTAATTGTCTTTCTAAGTGTTTTATTTCATTTAATAATGCTTGAGTATATGCACTTTTTTCTTCCTCATATGTCATTTTTGTATTTACCTTTACGTTATTTTTACATTCCATTGTGTTTACTCCTTTTATTTCCTTATTTTAAAACAATCATTTTAATAGTGTATTTGACATATTTTTCTAATAATTAAAAGGCAAAATAAAAAAGATATATTCCTATATCTCAACTTCGCCTTTTAAAATCTTGAATTTATATTATTACTTTACTGTGTAAAATTATCCAATCTTCAATAGCTTTTTTATATTCTGCATTAATTATGTCAGACAAAAGAAAAATTTGATGTGTCTTTGGATTTTCACCTTTATCCATGATTCTATTTGCAATTATTTCAACTACTATCATACTAACTTCCATTAAAATATACCTCCTTCAATATTTTTATTTGTGTTTAATAACATTTCATTTTCTAATCTTTTAAGTTTTTCTTCTGTTGTTTCTGCATACTCAATTTTATTATCAATTATAATTTTTTTTGTAACAACGTCTATATGATATTTAATTACTTCCTTCAATGTTGTGTCTCCGAAAGGTAAATCTATATAATCAATTTCTAAAGGTCTTAGTCCTTCTTGTAAACTACCTTGCATTTCATCAAAACAATCATTTAAAACTTTACCTGTTAATTTATCATATATTATTCTTTTTCCTATTTGCATTTATAATCACGTCCTTTTCTTTTTATTATTCGAATGCTATCCAATCCCATGTTCCTACGAATTCATTAGCACTACTAAGGGCAAACTTAAATCCACCATCTGCTATATATGACCATGGAGGAGAATTTATTTCCTGATGTCCTAATGTCATTCCAGAACTCCATAAATCATGGTAATACGGGTAATACATTCCCATTTTGGAAGTATACATAACACCGCAACCATAACCTGTTTGTTTGCTACACATAATTGTACTAGGTTTAAAACTTAATCCATTAACTGTTATAGCATATCCATTAGTATACATAGCATTGTAAGTGCCACTTGCAAATTTTTTACCGCCTAAACTTGTTAATGTTGCTATTCCCGTTCGTAAAATTCCGTCAGCATTTGTAAAAGTTTTACCACTTATTACATCTAATTCAACTGCGTTTCCTCCTCCTGTTTTAATTGCATTTATTCCTGCTATAAGGTCGATAAAATCCTTACTTATAGGTATTACTTTTTTGCCGATAGTTGCGGAATAAATACCATCTTTCCAACTAACGACAGAGGTTTTTAAATCTGTAATTTGTTTCGTTGTATCCGTAAATTGTGACGTAACGCTTCCATTTAGAGTTACTATCTTATCTACTATTTCCTCCAATGCCCCTTCAACATTCGTTGCACCTATTTTATTGTTTTTATCGGTTATATCTACTATATCTGCATCAGTTTTGAAATGATAAGACTTTAAACCATTTCCATCTATGTCATAATTATATTCTGCTTTTATTGTCATAAAATTTAATCCCCTTTCTTTTATATTATTTCTATTATAATGTTTTTAAGAATACTAGATTCTTTGTATTCGTCGTAGGTAATATTACTCCTGTTTGAATAGTAACAAAATCACCAGCATGTTTTCCGTCAACAGTATCTGCATTCTTAGCACTATTAACATTAAAATTACTAGGATTATATACATACATATTTATAGAGTCACTTCCTCCCCATAACCAAGGAGGTTGTCCATCTTTCCCATTCCAATTAAATGTTTTTCCTCCTACTGTATCAGCATTAGCAACGCTTCCACCGATTGCCACCGAAGCTTTAACTTCATTTATAGCACCTTTCAAGGTTTTATTTGTAGTTGCTAAATCTTCTAAACCTACTAGATTGTTAACTTCTGTTTCAGTACAATAAATATCGTGCGTATGGTTTGTATTGCTTTTGCCTCCTAATAAAGTATTTGTTTCTGTTTTATTAAATACATCAGGTCTTCCCGAAATATTATTATAGTCTAAATAATAACTTCCTTCTTTTCCTTCTAACATATCAGCATCCAACCCACTATTTACACCATCTATAGCTTTTATCATGATTAGGATTTCTTGTGCAGTAGGGTTCGCTTGAGCACTTTCTTGTATATTATTTAATTTATTTTTTAGTATTGTAGTAAAATCTTCGGTGCTTAATTGTTTCCCGGATACTATGTCCACCTTTTTAGATAATTCTGCAATTACCGTTTGGGCATAATGTGGGTCATCGTTTAAGGATTTTGCCAATTCCATAATAGTATCTACCATTTCTGGAGGAGTACCACCTAGAATTTTTGTAAATTTATCTTCAATTTCTTGTTTGTTAAAGACTTGTGTCTTATCATATTTTTTAGATAGTTCTGTGACTACATAATCTTTATCTGTTTTCCTATCAATTTCATCTTTAAATTCTTGACTTAAAACGACTCGGTTGATTTTATCAATCCCCATTAAATTTCACCTGCCTTCATTCAATAACTCTCAGCCAAGTCATTCCTTTTTTTGGAACTGGTTTAGTAGCACTTTGTATTACATTATTTCCTATTTTATCTTTTAAATTGGTATCTAACATATTTTCTGTAATAATTATAGGGTCGTATCCGCCTTCTTGATGTGTAGATGCATGTTTAAAATATAGTTTTCCTACATTTTTATAATACTTTATAATTACCTCTGTTCCTGTTACTATTAAATTCTTAGCATTGCCTTTTATAATTATTTTCTTATATTGACCATCAGCTTTTATTTCATAATCCTCGTAGGGTATTTGTTGGCTACCATTTATACTCAAGTCTATATTTTCTGGGTCAATATTTAAAATTGCCTCTGGTGGTAGACTTAGATTAAATCCATTTGTAAAAATATCATATTCTACTTGTCCATCTATTGTAGAATTCCACTTTTGCCAATATCGTTTTGTTCTAGTATCCATTTCAGATAACTGAATTTCCTTTTGATTAACAAGATTTATAAAATAATCTTTCTTATCTTTTATCTCGGCTTGTTTTATATTTACAAAATCCGTTGTTTCTTGTTGTTTGTTATTGGTATATGTTAATATCCCATCCATTTTTGCAGTAGTAAAATTATTAACTTCTGTTTTTTTATCAGTAATAAAAGTAGTCATTTCTGTTTGCTTTAATTGGATAAAACCATTCACATTAGAGTTGAAAAATCTTTCTAATGATTTTACAGCATCACCGATATTATTAACGTTAAAAGCATTGAATAATACTACTTTTAATCCTGGATTATTTTCAATTAAATTTTGTGCCGAAGTTATATCTTTAGCCTTTATAAGTGCTTGATACTGCTCCATGAGCACGACTTCCGAAGCACTCAAGTCTCTCATCCTCGAGAAATCATCAACTTGGTCTGGAAATTTTGTATTTGGCAGATCCGAGTATGTGTTCGACATATCGTTTATCCTCCTTAATATTATTGTTTAATTGTTAAACTGTTTCATAATATAATTTTTCAACTTCGACATTGCTTAATGAGTTATCGAAGGGGATATTGAATCGACAAACTCTATGCCTTCCAATAACTCCGCTACTCTCATTCTTCAAAAGTACAATCATATTAGGCTCTAAATCGTATATTGGGACTATGGGTATTGAGACTTTCTCATTAAGACTGCTATGCAAAAGCATATTATATTCAGCCCTCATTTTAGCTTGCTCTGGTGTCTGTATTTTACTATCGCTGATTGGTAGTTTTCTACTTCCTATCTTGGCAATACTGAATGGACTGTTTTCATCATTATTCTGTAACGTATATTTGATTTGATTCCCATTGCTTAACAATAACCCCCATATAGCAATATCGTTTCTAATATTCTCCCAGTCGGGGCTGTTAGAATACTCCATTATTAATCTCCCATCAGAAAAATCATAATTGACTGCATCATTTTTTCTATCTTTTATTTTTCTATATACGAAGAATCCATTTTTATCATAGAAATATTCATATCCCATATATAGATTTTTAATTTCATCCAATATACTTGTTATTGTATCTGTTTCAGATTTTTTAATTTCAGACGACAAGGTCATCCCTTCTACATCAGAAATCATTATTTTAGTTTCTCCACTTAACATTACTAAATTTCTTATACATTCGCTTAAAGGCTCACCTTCTTTTAACAAAGTAGCGATATTAAAACTTCCACTTATTTGCCCATTTAGCCAGCACATTTTATCTAAACCTTTTAGACTCAATTCTAATTTTCCATTTGCAGAAGTTATCTGAGGATTACTCATAAAAAATATTCCCTGTTTGTACCACACTTTTTCTTTTGTTCTTGTATCTCTCACTCCATTGTAGGGAACAAATTTTTTATCTAGCCATATCTTAGAACCGGGAGCTGGTAACAAAGTCTTATCCCTAATAACTATGGTCAAATCGGAATTTCTTCTGATAGTGCTGCCGGCATCAACATTTACCCCTCCAGATATGCAAACTCCTTCTAAGGTGGATTCTATGTTTTCATTGAAATCCAGTATATCTATTTTTGTAAATATCTCTCTTTGACGCTGATTTAAAACATTATATTCTAACTGTGTAGCCAACTCACACATCTCCTTCCTGACTAAATCAATATATCTACTAACCCTAAATCATACAAATCTTCTTGGTTATTAGCGTCGCCCATCTCAGTCCAGTTGAATGAACATCTTGCTAACGCTTGCTTTGTTTCATTTAAATATGTTGTGCTAGGACTTTCTGCAATTCCTATAATCCACATGTTTCCATTTGAATCCTTGAGTATTTTAGAAGTACCACTAGACAAAAAATCTTCGAGTTGATTTCTTAACTTGATTTCGACTTTTCTGTCTGTTATAACACTCTCATCGATGGTTTGTTGAGAAACTACTAATGCAGTCACACTACCTGTGTCATAATACATATCTCCATTTTTAACTATGATAGGGAACCTCGAACCTAACGGCTTATAAACGCTAGAACTTATATTTCTTGTTTTTGTACCATATTCTAAATCACAAGATAGTTTATAAGAACTATTTATATCTAATATAAAAGCACTATCGAACTCAGAGAGTATTTTATTGTTGTTATAATCGCCCTCATTACCGTTATCCATAACTGGAACTATTGCGTATTCATATTCTTGACTCGATTCATTTAAACTATCATATATTTCAACCTGGTCTTCTGTATAAGGAATGTCTCTTATAGTCATCCAATTGCTTATTTCTTCTATTTTTCTTCTTTTTACTCTCAGCACAGATATTAACAATCCTGCAAAATCTATGTTTCCAGCAGAGGTGTTACCTTTGAACTTAGCTAAAAATAATGTTAGAAAAGTCCAATCTTCTCTGCTTTTATTAAATGGTTTTACTACATTGTTTATTAATAACTCGTCTAAAATAATTTTGCTTGCTTCTATTTTATTTATTTTACCAACTGTATTATAGCTTGGAGTCAAGCTATCTTGGTCGGATAAAAAATTATATCCTAAGAACATTCTGTATTATCACCTCTATTTTTCTTATTCTTCCACAGCATATAAATTTAACAAATCATCTATTTGTTGCAAGCCTATAACTATTTTTTTATTCGGATCACTCATATCAAAATCCGTATATATCGAATAATTGATTGCTCCAACTATTTTGTTACAATATATTTTGCTCCCGATTCTCTTTAAAATTATTCTGTGTTTTGCTGAATCTGTATCATTTTCTCCACACATAATATAAAATTCACTATTATCTACAAGGTTATATCCATACATTTTTGCATCAAAATCATTGCTTATAGAAATTCCTTTATTATAAGTAATTATATTATTTCTTAAATCAATTTTCTCATTTTCAATATAAATATATGGATTTGTCGGCGTTTTTGCTTCAATTCTTATTATATTTGTTGTTATTTTTATTTGACCTTTATCAAACAAATTCTCAAGTATAAGGCTACTGGCTATTTGAGGGGTAATGTAATTAACAGAAAAATTTAGCAACCCAGTTGTATTTGTCATTCCACTTTTCATTACAACTGCCATCTCGATTTTATACTGCTCATTATCAGATAACCCTACGAAAGAATGTTGTAATAATCCATCTGTTTTAGTCACAGAAGCACCTATAAGTAACCCATTCCTATCATATAATATAAACTTATAGCTGCTCAATATATCCCCTTCTGATTGGGTTAAGGAGCCTTGAAACGAATAATTAGATAAGTTCACACTAAACAAATTAACAATGCCTAATGCGGGCATAGATAACACTATAATCAATATCTCATCAGAGAAGTCTGACCAATTGTTATCCTTGTCTGCGACTCTAATTTTTATCTTATATATACTTCCGTTTGTCAATAAATTTGGCAGCAAAGTATGATTGAAGTTAAAAGTGGTTTGTTCTTGATTGTATTCAACTACTCCAGTAGAATTATTTACTGCGACTAAATTGTTTTTTACTGCTTGTTCTCCATTTGAATATAAGAATTTAAGTAGTTTCTGTGTATTACTTGGAAACGGAGAAGTGCTTAATAGTTGAGGTCTTCCCATTGTCATTTTTACTTAATCACCAACTTTCTTATTTAATTTGGTTTCTTAGCGAGGATATATTTATCTGTATTAAAACTATTATTTCCTATGATTATTATTACGACATCTCTGATTGCAAAAATTTTATTATCTAATGCATAAATTTCACTCTCAATATCGTTAATAGTTACTCCATATTTCCCGTTGCCAAATACACTTGTTACTAAGCCATAGTCCATTGTCTTTATTGGGGAGTCATTTATCATAGGTTTAGCTGTAGCTGCTACTGATTTTAATATATTGTCTTGAATTTTTCTTATATTGATACCAATTTTAAATCACCGCCTTATTAGAAAAGCGTTCAAAAGGCTATAAAGCCTCTCGAACGCTCATATTGTTGATATTTTGAACTGTAACCTCTGGTAATGTATCAAACATAGTAATTAAATCAGCTATGTCTGTTAATGCGTTTGGAACTGACAATTCTTTTATTGTGTAATGGTTTATAACTTGTGGAGGTTGATTGTTACTATTGTTATTCACCCCATTAGTATTTATCTTATCCACAACTTCTTTGATTGAGTTAGATAAATTGTTCGGTAGGTGGATAGGTGGTAGTACATAGTTTGGTAAGACATCTTTTGTACTAAGTCTAGGGGTATCAATAGTTTTTAAGGCACTTGGCATATAATTTTTTAAAGCTAATAAATTAGAGCTAGTATTCAGTAATTCTTTGGTTTGTAGTGGATTATTAATTATTTCATCGCTATGTAAAACAGCCATAGCTCCATCATCAATATTACTTGGTGTCATTCCTCCTGTGATTAGACTAGCTGTATTAGCATCTACGTAAGCTTGATCTATTAATGTATAACTTGGGTCAATGTTAGCATTATCTGACCTAAGATGATACATTATACTTCCATCTGTAGTCATAAATGCAGAGGACAGACTATTAACATTGTTATTGATAGCTAATGCACTTTCTAATTGTTCTTTGGTAGCTTTCTTCCTAAAGTTTATAGAATTTATATAATCTTGAGTTACTAATACATAGTTAGGATTTACATCTGTATCCGTTTTAAGATGATACATCAGGCCACCATCTGTACTGTCTACATATGCAGTAGAATTATTACTGCTATTGTTATTCCAAGCTAAAGCTCCTTCTAATTGAGACTGTGACAATGAGTGACTTCCAGTATTTTCTGCTGGATTATTATTGTTAGGTTTTTCTTCAACTTCACTTATCTTCTTAGCTGAATCTGTATTTAACTTGTCAACAGCACTTTGTAGAGTAGTAACGGCATCTTGAATTGCTTTTGCAGAATTAGTTATAGCTTCTGACAATTTACTACTTAAACTCACCATATTTGTAGTAAAGACGGTATAAGAGTTTACTATATCATTCATATTATTGTCAAAATCTGTTCCACTCATTTTGAATTTGGCATTCAAAGCATCCAGCGCTCTTTGAAAATCAGTTTGACTCTTATATTGTCCATTCTGTGCTTTGTCAAGAATCTTTTGTAATTCAGTTAAATAATCATTCTTGGTTGATAAATCATCTTGCTGTTTCTTTAACTCTTGGTCTCTTTCCCAAGTTATCATATCGACTTGTTTTTGTTTTAAATCTTCATTTAAACTATCAATCTTGTCTTGGTCAGCAACATACTCCCAGTCATAAGAACCATCTGATTTTTGAGTTAATTGTTGGATAATCTTTTGGCTCTTAGCATTTTCAATTTGCTGTTCAATTTTGATGATTTCTAGTTTTTTCTGAAATCTTTCATAATCAACACGAGTTAATTTATCTTGCTTCTCCAATAAGTTTAGCTGAATCAATTGTGCATTTAATTGAACTTTTGCTGTTTCAGATACAGAATTACGAATATCGGAATTTAATGAAGTTCTAAGTTTATCAATAGCTAATGCTTTTTCTTCACCTTCAATATACATCCCTTGATATTTTGCTTTAGCGTCTAATTTTTCTTTCTCAGTTTCAGAAGTAGAACCGTCGAATATTTTACTTTCAATATTTTTATAAGCTTTATAAAAATTAGTTTTTAATAATTCTTTCTGTTGGTTCTGCATTTGCATTATAGAATCTTCTGTAGTATTATTTACTTCTTTTAATTTATCATTGTAAACATTCCATTGCTCGGAACCAACTTTAACATTATCTCTTAATTTCATAATTTGTTGTGACTCTTTAATAGATAAGTCGTGTTTTTTAAGGGAATTATCATATAGCGATTGTTGTAAAGATGTAATACTACTATAATCAGTTTGATTCCAGTCTTTAATAAATGTCAGTTTCTTTTGTAAATCTTCTGATGTCTCATCAACAAGTTTTAAAGCTTTGTCCATCTCTGATATTCTTCTATTAATTTTATCTAAAGCTTGTTGATGCTGGTCATCTGCATTTTTTACAATATCAATTTCATTTTGCATTTGATTAGTCACAAGTAATTCTTTTGCTTTTCGTGCTGTATCTTTTTCGCTTAATGTTGAGGTGGAAGAATTTAAAATATCCTCTTGTGCTTTTACTTTCGCATATAAAATTAATCTTTGAAATTCCAATGCGTCTGAAATTTCTTTTGTATATTTCATTAATTTGTCTTTGTCGGCTTCTGTATCAATACTCCCTACTAAACTTATTTTATCTTGCACATTTTTATTCATTTCACTAAAATAATCATTGTAAGATTGGATTTGTGCTTCGATATTAGAATTGATTTCTACAGTTACATCAACTTTCTTACTCTTAATTTCATCCATTTCTGCATGTAATTCAATTAATCTAAGTTTTTGTTCATCTGTTAATGTTCCTGCTATTTTAATATTCTCTAGGTTTAGTAATTCAGGGTTTATTTTAGTTTCTTCATCTACCAATGTTTTAATTTGACTATTAAGATTAGTAAAAATATTTGATAATCCTTGGTAATTAGTTTCCATTTCGTTTTCCGTGTCAATTTTACCCATTACTTTAATGCTATCGGTAATATCTTTAATTTTTAAATCCGCATTTGTTAACATTGAATCAATTCTATTTTTACCTAAATCTTTGAGAGCTTTCTCAGTTCTTTCTATAATTTTATACTGTGCATCAATTTCTTTAGTAATTTTATCATAGATTTCCTTGTTATTGGAATTTTCATCTCTTTGAGTTTTTAAGGATTCAATGTTTTTTAGGGCAATTAATGCTTGTGTTGATTGTAAATCTATTGATTGCTTATATAATTCATTGGAATCTTTTGCTAGTGATACTTTTTCTTTTAGAACATCTCTTTGCTTAGTTAAGGTATTTAAAACTGTTGTTTCTTGAGATATTGAATTTGAATTTGATGAATTAGAGGCTACATCGTCATTAAATACATGACGAATTGGAGAATTAGACGATTCTTCTCTATCTCGTTGACTCTTTTGATAATCTGAATTTGTTCCTTTTCCTGAATTATAAGCATCACTCATTCCATTGCTTGAACTATGATCTAAATCGCCTAAAGATATTTTACCATTGGAATTTGCAACTGTTTCATTATAATTCTTACTGTCTTTGTCAAATACTGAATCTTTTAATATTGTTCCCTTTTGATTATTTTCTTTGACTTCAATTACATCATAACCTTCTTTAGTTCTATAACTGTTTCCATACTCCATGCCAGTTCCATTTGCATAGTGACGTATATCTCCAATTCCTTTTGCAAAATGATTAGTAATCCCACCTTGACGTAATATTTTTTCAGTTTCCTCATGCGGAATTACTTTAGTGCCTTTTGGTAAATGTTGTAATGTCCATCCTTTTTCACCTATAATCTTAGTTTCGCCACTCGGTAATACTGCTAATTCTCTACTACTACCATTACTGTCTTTTTTACCATCTCCTACTACAGCAGGTTCATCTTCCGTAGTACCATTAGTTCCATTTTCAAAGTGCTCAACAATTTTACCACCCTTGACTATTTCTCCAGTAATTTCAGTCAACATTTTTGGGTCTGATAGTTGAGATTGAGTATAATATTTATCTCCTATTTGAGCACCTTTAAATATTCCATTTACGGAAGTTGGGTCAGAGGATGAGCCTGCTAGTGCTGTTCCTGTATGTCCAGTTTGTGTCATACTACTACCTATAGTGCTTTTAAGTCCATCAATGCTACTATTTATAGAATTTAACAAATTACTTATAGCGTTTGTGCTTTCATTAATCTGAGAAGTAACATCTTGAACACTCATGTCAATTGTATCCATACTATTTATGCTAGTTTTTAAAGTGTCATCAATAATTCCCACAGTTTCGTTAGTTTGTGATATTGTTGAATCAATTGATTCTTCAACAGTTTGAGTATTGTCGAAAGCAGTATTAATTAAATTACCCATATTTTTATCACCCATAGATAATTTCATGTCTATTTGAGATACCACATTATCAATTTGTTGCTCAGGTTTATTCAGTTTTGTAATAAGGGTATCTACTTTCATATTGGCAATTTGCTTATTTAGATCAATTTGTGCTTGTGCAGTAGATATTAATTTGCCTTTTACAGATTCAAGGTTAGTCTTCCATTTATCATAAGCTTCTTGTTTTGGCATCTCCATTGTAGTTAATTTCTTAGCTTCTACCATTAATGAAGTCATCTGTTGTTTATTATTCATTAATGCCTGAGTAGATAAATTAACTCTAGTAGCCATATTAGAATTTTCAGTTGCTTTAATTAGGAAATTATATCTCTCTAAATCTAAATTAAGTTTATAAAGTTGATTCTCAAATGGTTTTAGAATTATGTCCATTTTCAAAGACTCTAAACTAGCAATACTTTCTTTTAAAGTCTGAATCATATCTACAATTTTTGATTTAGCAGTGTCTAATTTGTTTTGGTCTTCTTCAGAACCAGTATTATGAGATTTGATTTCGTCTGATAATTTTCTGTAAGAATCTGTTAATATGTCAAGCTGAGAACTAAGTGCAGTCATTTTCTGTACTTTTAAGCCTGTCTTAGCTGCCATATCGTTGTTATTTAACATCTTCTCAGCGTTGTCAATGTCTTTAATTTTTATCTCTATTGGCTTCAAAGATCTTTCTTCTTCTTTCCCAATAGAGTCTATTCTAATAGCTTTCATACTTTCTTCGTCTGCAATTAATTTAACTTCTACATCAATTTGCTTATTCCCTAATTCTTTTAATCTATCTGTTATTGATTTAACCCTGATTTGACCTTCTGTAGTTGTCTTATTTATAGTTTTTAACTCTTCGTTATATTTGTTAGTTTCAGCAGTTATGTCGCGTAGTTCACTAAGATTTATTACTTTTTTAGTTTGCATGAAATCTAATTGTTTTTGTCTTTCTTCTGGGTTATCAATTATTCCAAGGAGTGAGATAGAATCATCAACTTTTTTAGCATCGTCTTGAAATTTAACTAATAGCTTGTCATTTTCTTCAAATGCTGTAGTATAAGTTTCTTTAATTTTATCTCTTATTTCATTGTAGATTCCTAGGTATTGTACATTCAAATCAGCTAATTGACTTTTCATGCCTGTTGTGGTTCGTTCGTCGAAACCGCCTTTTTTTATAGAAGTATTTAACAATTCTTGTTTTTGGGTAATTACGATATACTTATTTCTCATTGCGTCTAACTCATCTTTTTTTGCAGTTATATACTCTTTACTTCCTATTTCAAACTGCTTAGATTTAGCTTCGTTGAGGGTAGTATATTGCTCGTAATTCTTAATTGCGTCGTCTTTTTCTCCAAGTTCATTATTAATTTTTTCTATTTTTAATTTGTCGATTTCTTGTTTTATATCTATTAGTCTATCTTTAAATCCTTCAACTTTAGATAGTAACGAATCTGCTCCTGAGTCTAAATTAGATTCGCCTGTGGCTGACATTATTTGAGACTTACCTCCAGTAAAACCTCCACCTCCAAATTCTTTCCAAAAATCTGTTACGCCACCTAACCAATCTTTATTAAAGCCTGCATCATTGTCTGCTCCTACTTCACAATATATATTTTGTATTGCAGACGGTGTAACAGCACCTCCTTTAATATATGTGCTTCCTGCTAGTAGTTTAGCCATAGCATTTATTCCTGCTTCTATAGAAGAGAATGACATTTGTACATTGGAAGTTTTCATCATTCCACCGACATTATTTTTTTCACGTGAACCGGCATTAGTCCCTCTACCGGTTTCATGCATGGTGATTGCAGATAGGAAAGCTGGATCTATTCCATATTGTTTACCTGCACTAATATAGTCAGCACCATGTCCGGCAAGTGTGCCTTGTAGCTTAGCGTTAAGTTGTGATGCGGTTACTCCTGAATTTACTCTAACATCTGAGTTTGAACCACTAATAGAGCCCGAGGAACCACTTGCTTTAGCATTATTTGCTTTTACATTTGCTCTATTTGCTACATTTGCAAGGTTTTCTAAGGATTTGGCATTTGCAGTATTAGTGACAATATACTTTCCAGTTACTGACTCTTCTTGTTTTAGTAATGCTATTTTTGCTTCTATCCCTTTTCGATATTTTGCAGAATGTTCTTCCATTTTGCCCATGCTAATATCTTGTTGTTTTAGTTGATTGTTAAGGGATTTGAGAACTATCTCCTGGTCTTTAATTGCGTTATTCGCTTCTTTTGTGGCTTGAGTTAATCGCTTCTGTTCGGCAATTGCTTGTTTTTCTGCTTCTGTTAACTCTTTTGTAGCAGATGTATCTTTCTTAACACCCAATGTGTTGTCATTCAATACACTTGTTAATCCCTTAATTTTATCTTGAATTAATCCATATGCATTTATGGCATCTATATCTGATTGCTTTTTCTTTGTACTTTCCGCATTATCAACCGGGCCTTGTACACCTTCAGGTAATGAATAAATCTCAATCTTACTAGCTTCTAATTTAGCACTTGCTACGTCTTTAATTGCTGTTATTAAGACACCATAAGATTTTAGTTGACTTGCTACCCCATTAAGGGTATTCAATGCGTTCGTTTTCTCTGATTCCATTGTGGTCTTCATTGCGTCAATACTAGCTTGACGTACATCTTTTAATGCGGATACCTGTATAGTATAAGCCCCTGCACTTCCTTCTACTTTATCTGTAAGCTGTGGATATTTTAGTATCAAATCTGACATTTCTTCTGTACTCAAGGTATTTCCTTTAGACATTTCTGATATTACTGAATTTAGATTCCCAACAGAGGTTTGAGTTTCTTTAAATGCATCATCTAAGTCTTTCATTTTTATTTTAAATGCTTCTGAACTGAAACTAGCTGTAGATGCTATTTCACCAGCTTTAGCCATATTATTTATTACTTCTGTCAATATTTTATTGAACAACTCATATTCTGCCGTTGGCATTGAGGACTTTTGCCCTTTAAATAAAGACTCTATAGCAGATTTTTGTTTGGCTATTTCTTCAGGAGTATGACTTGCTTTCTTATTGAATTCTTCTACTGATGCAGAGAATTTCTTAAACACATCTTCTTTCCCTAACTCTACTAGAGAGTTTGAATAGTTTATGATTTTATCTTTGTTAACGTCCTTCGATTCTCCCATTTTGTCAAAAGCGTTAATTACTTCTGTTGCAACTTTACCTGTGATTCCAGCAGCAAGAACTCCATCCTCAGCTAGTTTTTTAAACCATGCAGAATAGACAGAGACAATTTCTTTTGATTTAGTCATGCTATTATAAGCTTCATCCCTTGTTTTATTAGCTTCTTCTAGTACAAAAGTATTTATGTTTGTAAGATCTTGTTTTAAAAGTTCACCTTTAGCTCCCATTTGAGCAATATACTCTGCTTTCTTAATAGCATATGCTTTGTCGTAAGCTTCTCCTACTCCTTTAGCTACTTGTGAGGCATTATCGTAGATGCTCTTTTGACTTAAGGCATTGTTCTTTGACTTATCATAGTTTCCAACTGCGTCTTTAATAGATTTTTTTGTAGATGCTTTATCTAATTCTGCGTTATTTTTCTTCATAGCTTCTGTCTGAGCATCTATAGATAATGTTTGGTCTTTTATTATTGAAGAAGAGTCTGGCAATAACTTGTTTAACTCTTTTACGACTTCACCATATCGTTTTGTTTCTTCAGCAGTAAGACTAGTCTTTTTAGCTAACTCTGCGTGCTCATTTATTAAACCATCTATCGAACTAGTTTTATTATTTATAGAATCTAATGCCGATTGCATGTCTTGAACTGCATTTTTTTGAGCTTGAACATGTTTAACTATTGCAGTAATTGCAAATGTTATAACAAGAACTCCTGCTAACATTGCTGCTTTCATAGCCCAAGCGCCAATTGTTACAGCCTTCTGAGAAGCATTAAGAGCTTCGTTTGAAGCAGTTTGACCTGCTGTACTTGCAGTAGATACATTTAAACTCGAGCTCGTTTGAGCTATCACTAGATTGTATTGTTCTTGTGTAATAATTTTTTCTTTTAATAAAATATCTGCTTGTGCTTGTGTCATAGTTCCGGCATTAACTTGACTTTGCAATCCTGCTTCGTAAACTGAACGTCGTCTTAAGGCTAAATTATATTCTTCTGATGTTATTATGCCTGACGCTTGTTGCGCTTGTAATTCTTTTTCTGTAAACATGCGTTGTAATAGTTCAGCTTTTCTCCCTTGTTCAGATAAAGTTCCTGCTGTAACTTGTGAAGTAAGACTAGCTTCTAATGCTATTCCACTTGTAAGACTAGCTTGGAGCCCAGTTTGAGCAGCACTAAGGACATTTGTGCTCGTAGAAGCTAATCCTAGTTTTGTTCCGACCACTTGTAATATTCCAGCAGATTCTGTTGCTGTTATGCTTCCAGAAGCAACCTGAGCAGCTAAACTTGCAGACGCTGCTTGATAAGCTTTTGCCGCAGTTGTAGATTTACTATATCCTCCTACAAGAGCAGAAAAACTGTTAATCCCTGTTTTATCTAATATCTGAGTAAAATTTAACCCGGTAACTATTTTATTTAAAGAAGAAAGTGATTTAACTGCAACTCCAACTTCAAGTAATGTAAATAAGAATTTTTTCATTCCTGGATCTGCTTTAGCAAGAGCTTGAGTAATTGAGGTAGTTCCATCAACTATACCCTTTAATGATGTCATGAGACCTGCTTCGCCAATACTTAGGTAAAGTTCTTTAATAGAAGATTTGAAAACTTCTAATTGCTTTGCGTAAGTGTTCATAGCTTTTTCGTTTTCTTTTGCACTATATCCTACGGAGTCAGCACTTTCTTTAGCTATTGCGTCTATTTGATCCCAACCTTTTGCTAATACCGAGATGTCATTTTTTCTCCAGGCGCCGCCAATCGAGTCAAGTATATCATTTGAAGACTTTGTACCTTCTCCAAAATTATCTAATGCTGAATTTACACCTGTCATTATCTCTTTAAAGCTATTAAAATGCTCGGCATCTTTCATTATTGAAATACCATAACTCTCCAATACCTTTATTGTCTCAGGTCTTAAAAGTCTTGTTTCCATTGTCTTGATAGCATTACCTACCTCAGAACCACTTTTTTGCGTAGCTTCACCGATGACAACAGTTATAGCGTTCAAGTTATTGAGGTCGATTCCTAGTGCTTTTGAGCTACTTCCAGCCCTCTGCATTGCCTCAGCCATGTCATTTGACTTTACAGCATATTTATCACCTAGTTTATTCCAACCATCGATAATCTTTTCTGAATCTTGAAAGCTCATCCCTAATTGCTTGACAGCACTTACCAAGTACCCAGTCATTTCTGTCGCAGATGTTATCTCCGTAGTATTTAATCCTAGCATTACGCTCTTAGACATACCTGTTAAATCTGATTTATTGTTTACTCCGGCACGAGCCAGTTCAGTCATCGCATTTTGTACCTCTTTGAGAGGTTGACCAAACTCCTTAGAATACGCTACTGCTTGTTTCCCATATGCTTTTAGGTCGTTATTCGTAACATTATCTAGGGTTCTTGATAAGTCCATTAACGATTGTTCGTAATTCGTATTAGTAGTGATTAGCTCTTTTATGCTATTTCTGAGAATATAAATATTCGCAGCGGCAAAACTATATGCGGCAGAAATTTTTACACGATCCATAAGCCCGTTAGAATAGTCCCCTGACCCCATAGCTAATTGCTTCTCTCCGCTAATCTTTGAAAGTTGAGTACTCATTTTTGAATATTCTTGGCTATTTGCTTTCTCTTGAGTATATAGTTTTAATGCCGACAATGATTGTCTCTCATTTGCAGCTATAATTTTAGCAGTGGCGTCTTGTCTAGCTTTAACTTCTTGGTCAATAGCAGTTTGAACTCTTTTAGCTTCATCGGTGTATTTTTTAGCTTGAGTGGTTGCTTGGTTACGTGCATTTCCCTCTAATCCAAGTCCTGAAACTAAAGCAGTTGTTCTACTTGCAAGAGCATTCAAATCGGATATTCTAGCTTTCTCTGATGAGTTTAAAGTTAAGTATGACTGATTAATGCCATCCAATTGAGATTTATATCCTGCATTATATTGAGTAGTGTTTTTACCACTATTCTTATTTTGAGCTTCATTTTTTCTATTTTCTGCTGCAACCTGTGTATTTATCTCTGCTGTGTATCTTGCTTGCATCCCAGTTAATTTATTTACATCTGTAGTATTGAGTGCGTATTTTTTTCTAACATCTTCTAGCATGGTGCTTAATATTTTTAAGTTAGAAACAGAAGTGGCATTCTCTCTTTTCATTTCATTGTACATAGTCTGAACAGTAGCTATCTCATTTTTAGGAACAATATCTTGAGTAGTTGTCGATTTAGGATTACTCAAAGTATTTATTTTATTTGTAAATTTAGCTTGTTCAGTCCACAAAGCCTTAGCTTCGGCAGCAGTAAGTTTGTAGGATTGTTGTATTTTCGTTAATTCTGATTTTAATGTTTTTATTCCATTTATACTTAAAGTGTTAGTTGCTTCCATTTTTTTATATTCTGTGCTAACTTTTGCAATAGAATCAGCATAGGCAAGTGTTCTTTCTTTTGCTGAGTTATCAATCACGGTAGCAGAACTATGTTTTTCTGTCCCATCTGCTAATATCTTTTTAACCTTTTCTATTGCTTTTCCATTTTCATTTATTGCATTTGTTTTTTCTTTCCAAACCCTTAATTCACTAGTGCCGTCTTCATTCTTAAACTCTTTCTTGTATTCTGTGACCTTCTGAATAACAGTACCATAGGATACTCCTAAGTCCTTTAAGGCCTTCTCCATCTGTTTAAAAATAGCTGTGTCGAATGACTTACCAGAGGCATCTTTTAATTTTTTAAATTCACCCTCAAGTTGGCGCAGAATTGCAATAGACTCTTTCCCACTGTTTACATCTACAGCATTTACCTTTATTTCAGTTAGCCCCTTAAGTATTGTATTGGCTTGGGTTACATCTTTACGTAAAGTATCTAAGTTTAAGGACAATTGTCCTATTAATTTTTTGTTATCCATTATTATCTACTCCTTTCGATTTTAAAATAAAAAAGAGTAGATAAATTCTACTCTTAGACTGTAACATTATTGTTTAATTGTTAAATTTATTTTTGAACATAGAAAAAGAACGAATTATAAAAATCCGTTCTATCAAATAACTTTATTTATATAAATCTAAGAGCACCTGAATGTCTTCTTTTAACTTAGATTTAGTTTTTTCAGTAGGCTCATCATATTCAAGTATAAAATCCCCAAAAACCTTAGATGACTTACTTAATAGTAGCCTCTCTGTCTCATTTAAATTTGTTGAAGTTTTGTTATTTTCTAAACTTGACTTGAGAAATACATTCAAATCAGACTCTTCTAATTTATCTTTTTTATTAAACAACTCAACATATTTTATAATTGTTTCATTAAAATTTTCAGCATATTTTTCACTAACTTTACTCTTGTACTCATCCTTTAACTCTGCATTCTTAGATATTTTTAAAGTCTTACTATTGTTGCCACAACCAAACATCATAACTGATAACAACATAACCCCTATAATAATTATTATTTTCTTTCTCATGTATTGTAGCCTCCTAAATGTTAACATTACATTTATTATACAATACATGAGAAAAATAACAATAAACAATATATAAAATAAATATTTTATGAGATACGGTTAAAAAAAATAGGAAGAAACGAAGGTTTAAATCGTACTCCCTATTTTTGACCCATAAATTGCAATGCCATTTCCTTCGTCATTCTCTGTTTTTTATTTTGTTGCTTTTCAGAATGATTAAATGGATTCGCCGAATTCACTATTTCTCCAGCATCTTGGGCATAACTATTCCCCAACACATTAACAATTCCATCAAAATTTAATTTTATTGCTAATTCTTTTATACATTTTTTATATTCTGGATATTCAAATTCATTTAAATTCCAAGGAAGAATTCCGCAATGGACTGTAAGCATAGAACACCCTCTATCGAGAGTAATGCCTTCCTCTCCATTGCTTACTCGTTTTTTACTTCTACTTCATCCTCAATTTCATTTAATCTTTTTGTAATTTCTATGATTTTTTTCATCGTTGGAGCATCTAAATTATCATATATTTCTTCATCAATTTCTTCCTTGTCGAGCACTGCTTTAAGCAACCCTAAGATTAATTCCTCGGCATCCATAAATGTTAATAATTTTGCAAAACCATATTTTTTAACAGTCATATAATTTGCGTAAAAGCCCTGTTTCATGTATTTTATTTTTACTGGCTTTAGTAAAAAAGGTTTTTCATTAATCAATATTTCATTTTCATTTTCCAATTCCTTCACTCCTCGTATTTAAAATTTATTAGGAGAGATATGTTCTCTCCTAATATTATTGTTAAATTGTTACGCTACAACTATTGGGATTATATTAAAATCCCATGCCTTTTTATCCGATCTTTTTGGATCTAAAGTTGAGAAATTTATATCAAATGCAGATGCTGATTTATAAGAACCACCAATCTTTGAACTTTGATTAATCTTAGCTTTGAATAAGGTTAATTGCCCACTAGCCCAAATCGCTGATTCCACTTCCTCAGATTCATATATAGGCCACGTTAGTATAACTTCTCCACTTCCTGGAACGTCGGTTGTTTTTACTGACAATCCAGCAACAGTAGCTGCTGTCAATATTTTATAAGAAGGTTTCATTTCTGTACCTGTAGTAACATCTGTGAAGAATTGTACAGTTGATGTGTTAGAAGCAATTGTAACCTTAAATTGACCTGTAGCAACCACAGTGGTAACTTCTGTAAAACCGTTAATTCTTACACTACCTACGATAACTGCTTCTGGAATTGTTATTGAATTTGTAGCATCAACAGCAAATACATCTCCATATTTACTAAATTCCTTAGCACCAATAGTAACAGTTCCACCGCTGGTCATTTCCATTTGATTTAATGAAAATTCAGCATTTGTAATTTTTACATCAATCTTAGTCGACTTTGGTATTTCTGCAAGAGCAAGAAAGCCTTGGCCACCAGTAATTGATATGTTGTCTCCTGAAAATGATACTTCCCCTGATGTAGATTTGTCAATTATTAGGTCTTTTTTCTTTGTTTTGATTAATGCATTAGGTGTATCAATTATAAATCCTAGTTGATCTTTTGCCATAATATATAATTCCTTCTTTCATTTATATGTACAAAGTACAATGCCCTTTGTCATGGCAATATTATTGTTTAATTGTTAACTATAAACTCTTTTGTAAGAAAACTGAATTATATGCCGACAGAACCCAACGGTACTACATGTTAATTCATGCCTTGCTTCTAACATCATTTTTCTATCATTTATTTTTTTGTTATGGAAAAGCTTAATAATCCTATCTACAATTTGATTCGATCTACGTTCAAATCCCGATATATTTTTTCTATCTAAATTACTTGTACCAATTGCATTAGGAACAAAAACTTCAATTGCTAACATATCTTCTTTTACATATGGATTATTAGTGGGCGATTGAGGATTACTTGAGATTACTACACGACAAATTGGTGCTGTGGTAATAATTCCTTGTGTAACTCCTTCACAAAAATATTTATCAATCATCAATGTGTTTTTTTGTTCTGCAATTGGTATTAGCATTAAATCTCTTAGTTCTTTAGAATTCATTAAAACCTTCATAAAACTTCCATAATCGGTAGCAACTCCACCCATTTCAATCACCTCCTTAACTTACGATTAAATAGTTACTAAAATCTATCCTAGCAATTGCTCTTTCTATACCTTTATCGAAATATGTCTGTGCCATAATAGCAGAATTTCCAAATATGTTTGTCCAATATAAAGAACCTCGTTCTTCTAAGAATGGCAATGGCTCTCTATTTTCTGCATTACTTTGCTTCCAACTGTTTGAGTCAGGATCATAAATTTCTTCTCCTGGTAATGAATATATACTCATTCCATTTCTGCTGGAGTGATACCATTCAGATGATAGATACTCTTGTATCCAAGGGTTGTCAGTTGTATCAGCTTTTGATCCTGTCCCAAATTCCACAGCCATAGCTTTATATAAACTTGGGTCTGATTGGTCAAGTACGCCGATTTCTCTCATTAGTTGGCCACTTACGGCAACTGCTCTCCATCTCAAAGCATCTATGACATCCAACTTCCATTGTTCAAAAGATGGATTACTTGATGAAGACTGAGAGATTTCACCAATCATAAATTCAACTAGTACCTTGGCCACTAAGTCCATTTCAACATTAAGCTGTTTAATTACATCATTAATTAGTCTTTTTTCGTCAAATTGGATTTTCATTACGCGGAAATCACCTTCTCAGCATTAAAAGTCAACATTCCGTATAGCTCCGATATATCGATTTGAGAATTGTCTAAGCTAATAATTTGATAAGTTTGTTTTAACCAAGTAAATTTATCACCTATTGCAATATTCTTTGTCGAATCATTATATTGACAAGAAATTACCAACTGGTCGCTTGGCACAATTCCAACGTTCCCCGTACTACTCTTAAACTGAAAACTATTAAATAAAGTAGAGCAATATAAATCCTCAGCAATATTTACATCACCTTCAGGAGTTATAATATTTCCATTATCATCTTGAACCATCATTTGGTATCTAGTAACGGTTAACTTTGTATTACAAGTAGTTGTAGTAAACTCATAACATTTAGGAAATTCATTCTCTTTCAACTGAGTTATTAGCATTGTTTCGTTTTTGTATTGTAAATAATCTCCCATTTTTAAATTGGAAGTTAACTCTGCAAAGACCACTTCATCAGAAGATGTTGAATTATTTTTTGTTCTATAATTAACTTTGTCCAGTCTGACTTTGACTTTGTTAAGTGGATCAAAATTAATAATAGAATCAGTTCCTAAAGCTAAAAGTGAATCACTAAAATCCCTTTGCATATTAGGTGGAATATAAAATCTCACTTTTATATCACATCCTCTTCTGCGAAAGTCATATTCTGAGGTAATCTCTTCAAATGACCTGCTAAACTTAAAACATCTTTTCTTAAAACTTCATGGCCAATCAAATCTAATTTATAATCTTCCATTGAATATAGAAGGCTCATTGTTCTACTTGCTAAATAATCAAAGTAGTTTTGAAAATCATAAGATTCTTCTTTTACAATGTCCATATCTCTATCTCTCGTTGTAATATTTACTTTCATAGCTACACCGCCTTATGAGTGAATTTAAAGGCTAGTTTTGCAAGTCTTAGTTCAAGAGAAGCTATAGTTCCTTGTAAATTCTTAAAAGGAGTATTAGCACCAGTTATAGAAAGTGCATTCGTACTATATCCAATTATTGCGTTTACATCATCTTTTATTTGCTCTCTAAAAGCAATTTCTGCACAAGTGCATGCATATTCCTGTTCTGTTAAAGTTAATGTTCTCACCAGAGTATTATTAACTTTATCATAATCAATTAGAAAGTTATCTTCTATTCCTTCATCAATATAAAGTCGTTTAACTCCTTGTAATGTAAATGATGCATAATCAGAATCCACCATTGGAATAGGTGTTACTTGAAACTTAATGTTACCTGTTAATTCCTCTTGAATATCAATTAAGGAGGTCATAGGATCACTCTCCCTTATTCTGCTGATTTTTCGTCTGATTTTGCTTCTGCTGTTTTCTTAGGTTTAGTAACTTTCACTTTCACTTCTTCGATTTCTTCAACTGGAGTAATGTCCTCTAAATCAATTTTCTTTCCAACTATTTCTTCGATAACTTTTAATCTTAAAACACTTAAATCACTTCTTTTAGCTACAGCTATAATCTTAGCAATAGCGAATAGTTCTGTAACACCTGATAATTTTTCTTTTATTTGTGCAGCAGACAATTTAAATATTTCTTCAATCTCTAAATCTGTCAATATGTTAGGGTTCTTTTCAGCATAATTCAACGATATATTTATTTCTGAATCATCAATTACAAGTTCCCCGGAACTGAATAAATCATAGTTAGAATCTAATTCCTTAATTTCTTCCTCATTTAAATAAATAAAAGAGTTGGGTTTAACTTGTCTATGCTTATTCCATTTTTGACATAATAAACCTACATTGTACTGATTGTTATTTAATACTTTTATACTTTCTTTCATAAATATCCTTATCTCCTTCTTAATTAAAATAAAGAGGGATTTCTCCCTCTAGTTATTATTGTGCTCTGTAAACTCCCATGTAGTGTTCTGCTCCTACAACCTTGAAACCTGCTATCATTCCCATCATTAGGTCGTAATCTCCAGTATAAAAGTCTTCTTGCTCTCTCATATAAACTTGACCTTCAAATTGAGCTTTAAGACTTCTTTGAGAAGCGTCTCCACCAGAAAGAATATACATAAGATCTTTTCTTAATTGGGTATTGGTTAAACTGCCTCTTAGTAAAGGATTTACTAGTCTAACAACATTTGCAGTATTGAATGTCCCAATAAAACCATTAGCATTATGTTCAAGAGCTAGTGCTTCTGGTAATTTACCATTCCAACCAGCAATATTATCAAGTAAGGTTAATTTTGAAATATCTCCAAGTAAATAAGGCTGTCCAAAAGTTCCGAAAGTGTTGATCTGATTCTTTAAAAGAGTTTGGTCGATGCCTACAGCAGTTTCGTAATTAGGACTTGCCATTACTGAGAAAGCACTAAATAAAACTGTTTCCATTTCCTTTGTAAGTGCTTGATCTATTTTTTCTGCTGACAGTAAAGCAATTCTGTCGAAGTTTATTCTTCCTGAAGCCATGTCCATAAAGGAAATTGAAGGTCTAGTAGTTATGTGTTTAGTGTCCATACCAACATATTTCTTAGTTAGTGTTCCTCTGTCTCCAGCTACACCCTTAGCAGTCCACTCAGCTGAAGTTAAGTCAACTTCAATCTCAAACTGTTGTTTAACGTTTATCCCGGTTCTTGCAACATCAGCAAAAGTTTCAAGATAATTAGTTTTACCTCTTACTATTTGGTTTGTTACAGTAGTTGTTATCTCTGCAAGTTCTGTTCTGATTCCTTTATCTTTTGTTTCGATGAATTTTGCAGACAGGTCTTTCATCACACCACGAGCTTCTGCTAATTCTGGGGATTTAGAATCTACCTCTCCTTTAGCTTGTGCAATAAATACGTCTACTTCTTTATAGATATTTGCCATTTTTATATTCCTCCTGTTTTATAATATTATTGTTTAATTGTTATTTTTTTGATTAGACTGCTGTTACTATACAAAGTAATGCTTCTTCTCCATCATAACTTGTAATTTTCTCTGTGATAGTTGCTTGAAATAATCCAGCTGCATTTGCTTTTAACTTTCCTGCTGCTGAAACCATTACTACTCCGCCAACTACATATGTACTAAGAGCAGCTTCTAATGAAGTTGTTACAAACTTAGCACCTAACTGTAATTTACTCATTTTAACGGCAGTACCGATTGCAAGAGTAAAGTCTTTGTCAGCCTTACCAAATTCTATTGGAGTGTCTATGTCACATTGCACGAAATATACATCTCTTAATGCGTCTGTACCTGGAACTGATACTGTTTTGTCTGTGTAGTTTGGGGCTACGAATATACCTCTGCCTAATCCTGCTGCTTTTGCAGTAAAACCACCTTGCGTTGAATATAAACCATTTTTAACTAATCCGTTCATTTAATATGCCTCCTGTTTTATAATATTATTGTTTAATTGTTGTGACTATATTGAGTATTTTTCTCTTAGAGAGCCTGGTTCTGTTCCTGCCAATTTAAGGTTATCAACAATTCTTGATGCCATTTCTACTTTTGATTTAGCTCCTGGTGCTGTAGATGCCATTGCAATTTCTACGATTCTTGAATTAAGTTTTGCTTCATCCAATTTGTCGAGTGCTTCTGCAATTTCAACTTCTGCCATAACTTTATCATTTAGTAACTTAGAATATTTAGCCTTTAATATTAATTTCTTCTCAGCTAATTCTAACTCAGTTTTTGTTGCTATCATTGCCTCATGAGCTACCTTAATGGGCTCAAGTGAAGCAATCAAGGTGTCTTTTTCAATAATAGATGCTGACAGAACAGTAAGCTTTTCTGTTATTGTTACGATCTCTGCACATTTAGCTTTAGTTTCGTCTTTAGCTGCTACGACCTCTTTGTCTTTTTCATCCTCTTTTGCTTTCGCATCTTTCTTTGTTTTGTCAATTTCAACATCTTTCTCTTTAAGTTTTGCGTCCTTTGCTGCAATTTCAACCTCTAATTCTGCTATTGTTGCCATTTCTAATTCCTCCTTATTATTTTTCTTGATATACGTTCTATCAACATCATACGTATCTAAAATCGTAACCTCATTATTTGTTACACTGAATTCAACTTTTATTAAATCTGCTGTACTATAATTTTTAAGAATAACATAATCTACTCCAATATCTTGAGAATCGTACATCCAATAATCGTTATCCATTTTTTCTCTAAGCTGATTAAATAGCTTAGTTTTAACTTGGTTTATGTCTAACTCTGCTAGATTTATTTTAGAGTTTTCAAACATATTCTCAACTGTAAAATTTTCTTTACTTCTTTGCAAGTTTTCACCTCCTCCAATGTTTCCTTCCATAATTTGGGCAACTAATGTTAACGAATGAGCCGATAAGACAGCTGGATTAGTTACACAGGCCATTGCAAAGAGATAGTTAAATTCAGAAACATCTACAAAGGTAGTAGTTCCTTCTTTAGAACATTCTCCTGCTATAATTTCATATGACAATGTAAGATTCCCCGAGTCAAATAAATCTTGTAATACCTCGCAAATATCTGCGAATCTTTTAGGCACGCGTGCCTCCCCAACTAACTCTAGTATTGTTTCATCATCAGCATTCGCTTGAGTTTCAAATGAAATAAAAGATCCTATCATCTGACTTGAGAATACTCCAGTTTTCTGATTATAGGCATGAGTTAGATTGTTTACTTTGCCTTTGGCTAATTTATTAAATTCAGCCATTAGTGGTAAACTAATATACTTCTGTTGATTGTCAGCAACTTCCTGAAGAAATTCTGGTGAATATTGTATATTATTAAGATTCTTAAGAGTGTCTAATAAAATAAATCTTATACTCATAAATATTTCAGAGGAAATTTCTTCTTCGCCGATAGATATTATTCGTTTTGAGTTACATTTAAAAATTTGTGGTTTCTTTGCCATATATTCACCTCCTTTTACTGGGTGCTAGGCTTAGGCTGTTTTCCAGTGGCTGATTTTGATTTGTCTGCCCCTGGCTTATCTGGTGCTCCACCTTTGTCATCTTTGCCAGATTGATTGTTAAATGAAGGCGGAACCACAAATATCTCTTTATCTCCATCAGCCTTTTCTTTAGTCTTACGTTCTTTCTCTTGGTCGTAATCTTGTCCCATACTCTCAATAGCTGTTTTATATGAAACTAAACCTAAAGTAAATAAAGCACTTATTTCTTCTCTCATGGCCTTGTCATCCTGTATTGATACTTTATCAAAGACAAATGAAGGAACCTTTGCTTCTGCTATTCTCCATTCAATAGCTCTTTTCTTCATAATTTTCTTTAAAAACTCTGCAACATTCTTTTGATTAGCAGAAATTTTCTTCTCAGCAACGGATACATTTACTGTTGCACTAGCAAAGTTAGAACTGCTGGAATCCCCAGTTACGATAATTGCAGACAATCCACAACTAGATAGAATTGATGTATTTACTTCATCATATTTTGCTTTATCAAACATGTTTTTAGTATCTACTGTTATCCAATTCGCGTTAACCACATATGAAGTTATAGCTAAGGGGAATCCATTTATCGCATTTTTGAATATTCCTCCAATCTCCTTCATAATATCTGGAGAAGGGGATGGCATAAACTTTTCTGAACCAACTTTTACATGTAAAAATGATTTCATTCCTACAGATAATTGACTATTCTCAAACTCTCCAATAAGATTTTTCTTGGAAAAGGAACGAAGACATGAGGAAATAAATGGAATACAATATTTCTCCCAGCGTGATTTCACCCCTTGAAGAGTAAATGTATTTTCTGGATTTAACTGAATCCACAAGTTTCCATCTTTTATGCCTTGTATAATTTCTTCGGGATAACCCTCGTAAGATTTTAGCAAAGTATCTATAAACCCTTCTTTTGCAATAGTATAATTCCTATTTCCAAACTCTGAAATCTTGTACTCCAGTACGGGTTCACCGCCTAATCCTATGGAGCTAATTCTAATTCTATGTGGTGGAAATACATCAAAATAATTGCCCCTGTCATAAATGTAGCAATTCTCATATAAATTCAGATCATAAAAAATGTCTCTAAGTAAATCGAAAAGCCCGATTGATTCAAAATAATCTTTATATTTCTGTTTTATTTTTTCTGATGCTCCCATAAGCTTCCAACCGGATAATGAGAATGGAGTTAATATCTTTTTTATTGCATTACCATAAATTGGGTCTGCATCAACATAGTAATTACAAAGTTCAAATATTTTATAGATGTTATCTTGCTTATTTTTGAGAATCGCATCAATATTGTAACCTTTAACATCACCATTTGAAGTAAATCTATTTTCATATACAGAAACTGGTTTTCCTACATCTCCTCCTTGATAAGATTTCATATCAAATCCAAGGGAAATATCTTTTGGAGTTTTAGGGGCAGATTGAGAAGCTATTTGCTTTTTCTTTTTCGACATATATTCACCTCCTTATACAGTATTGTTTAGTTGTTAATCAAAGGTCATTGCCATTAAGCTTGTATTTAAAATTTCTTCAATATTCTCAAATTCAAAATATGGAATCCTAACTAATTTAATATCATTCTTCATACAGTAACTGTTTTTTATAGTGTCCCCACGTTTTGTTTTTTTGAATGACTCGACTCCTCCAAAATGCTTTACTGGCTTGTAGTGATGTTCTCCATCATATTCAATCAAACACATTAATTTTAATTTGTTAAATACTGCAAAATCAAAAGGAAGGGGTTTAATATTTCTACAGTCGTCAAGTCTATATTGCTCTAAAAAGATTAAACCATGTTTCTTTAAAATATCACTGATTTTACGCTCCCCTTTGGAACTATTACATATAGGACATCTGCTACCAGTCATAAAATGGTCTACTCTGATGCAATAATCCTCATGTCCGCTTTGACATTTGACCCAAACGTACTTATCAGAATTATTACAAAACAAGAAAGGGTCTAAAGTATTTTTATTAGACCAGTATTTCTTTAAAAAATCATCTCCAAGCAGTTTAATATTCGTATCCGCAAACGATTTTCCACTTTTTAGTTTTGTTAATATAGAATTGGCATGTCCATATAATTTACTTGCACATGGTTTGCAATAATATTTTCCATCTTCATTTATACATCTAGTGTACACTCCCCATTCTAAAGGTTTTGATGTATTGCACTCATCACATTGAACATCTACAACTCCTCTTGATCTCCCCTGTAAATCTTCTACTTTTACTTTGATTTTTGTAGAGCCTCTTTGTATCCTCATAATCCCTCGTCCATCTTTAACCTTTGGAATAATGTAACCCTTCTCCTCATAATATTTCATATTTTTCATACCAATTGAAACTTCCATTTCTTTTGTCAACAACATAATTCATTTCTCCTTTAGATATTAATTTTTGAAATATAAAAAAGCAGCTACTTTATTTGTAACTGCTTGTACTCATTTAAATCTTTAAGAAACTCGTCCGTTTCATTAAAAACATAAACATTGAAATCTTTATTATTTTTTAATTGCTTTGCTAATGCTTGAAGAATATGTCCTTTAGTCATTAAATGACCAGCACAATGATTTCCGAATATTACTTTTTTCTTCATTTAGAAACCTCCTTTAGATATTATGGAACTCAATTCCAAGTCATTGCTATCCCCATACACATACCTTCTGTATTATTATTATATCTCTCTCTATTTTCGTCTTCCAATTCAGATATATATTCCATCGCCATAATAAGAGAAGAATATCTATCTTTGTGTTGAGTAGTTAAAGCTGTGTCGTATATCGTATTTCCACTTGCACTTATCTTAGGAACTATCGTACTACATTCGCTCTGTAGAGCATCAGTCTCTCTATAAATAGAAACTTCCTCTATCAGAATATCTCGAGAAACTTTTGACTTGGATTTTTTACCACTATCCTCATCAAACTCAACAATTTCCTCCTGTTCTCTACTTACACTTGCAGATTGAATAGGCAAATGTAGCGACCTATTCTCGCAATATAGCCTAGTCTTCGTAACTGCCCTATTGTTTAATTTATTATTACCTATAAAACTTCTAACTATTGGGATAGCTGTATTACCAGTATATCCAATATCATCACGTACAAAAGGCTTGTATTCCTCTCCCTCGCTTACATAGGGGAAATTAAGCATACCAACAACGCCTTCTCCAATGGCATTTCCGTCAACAATTACTCTCTCTATATTTGGGAATCTTATACACATTTTTCTAATCTCAATAGCAAGAGCCTCTTGCCCATAGCCATGAAATGTTCTTATGTAGACCAAATACTTATTGAAAGTACCATCTAATTTACCAGAAGAATCGGTTCTTTCAGAAATTTTCGTTATAGTTAAAGCGGCATTATCAGCAGTTTTCGCAGCACTTGTAGCTACGTCTAGTGATAAAATATATCTTGATTTAGAACCTTTTGGTTGAAATAATTCAACTCCATCAAAATCCCTACAGGGTTCAGTTAAGTCATATGGTAAAAAACTTCCATTTTCTGAACCTATAAATTTTGACCCCCATTCCATTTCGAATGATGACAGAACCATGCCATTTTTATAAGTCTCAATCTCTTCTTCAGTTTTTACCCCATTCCTTACGGCTACTTTGTAACTTAGAGCACTAGCAAATTGAGTCGTGTCTCCTTTTTTCATAGCAGTTAACGTGTCCTTAAACCTTAGAAAAAAATCACAAGACTTTAGATAGGCTGAACTCGTTTCAAATAATTTAGATTCAAAATCCTCAAATCCTTCGTCTCTTTTAGCCCACCATATATCTCTTTTAAAACTAAGAATGGGTACTAGAACGTCTTTTATAACCTCTGATTTAACCCATGCTGATTCATCAATCAAAATTACTTTTTTTCTAAGTCCTCTTAGGTTACTGCCATCTGTATTCATAGCCAAAGCTTCTATTGTAGAACCATTTTTAAACTCTACAAATCCACCATCTTTAGTTATACGAACAGGAGATTTTAGTTCTCTTTGAAAATTAGGATACAGAGCTGCTAAAGTCTTTATGTACTTGAGAGTAAGACAGGCTTGCTTGACAGTTTTCGAAACAACAAGAATAGGTGTTTCTGAATAAAGTATTGCAATAGAAGGAAGTATCAGTCCCATCTTCCAAGTCTTTCCTAATGACCTTGCCTCGATGTCTTTTACATTTGTTGAATTGCCACAATTCCTCGCAATTATCTGTTGATAGTCAAAAAGTTCAAGTTTTCTTTCCTCATATGGGAAATAGTCATGGATAAAAATATCTAAATGACTTCTCCAAAATAAAATCTGTTTTTCCCATTCTTCTGCATTGTCTATTCCATTTTTTCTTACAACTTTATGACTGTCTGGATTACCAAGGTCTAATTGAGTACCTGATTGGCTTGCTTGTTTTTTATGAGAATAATTGGGATTGGTAGCCATTAAAATTCACCACCAACACTCGTTATAGTCCATCTAAAATCTTCACTAATTTTGTCAACATCGTCTTTTTCAAAATTGATTTTCTTCTGAAGAAATCCCGTTTGTTCGAGTTGCGCAACTATTTCGCTTAGTGATCCAAGACCAGCAACATCATTAGTCGAACGTGTCTTTTCGCTCAGCTTCGCACTCTGAGATAGTTTATCAAACGTTGCAGTAGCCTTATCGTACTTTTTCTCCGCTCCAGGTACATCGTTAAGCATTTCATTGCTTGCTTCATCAACAGACAGACTAGCCTTTGCTATTTTTCGACAATAGTCCTTATGGTTTCGAGTTTTTACAACAAAATCACCAATAGTATCTTCATAATAAGCATCTAACCAATCTATTTGGCTTTTTGTATATGAACCTCGCCAATCTTGTGAATATATTTTCTTTTCGTTAATTTCTTTGGAGTCGATATTTTCTTCATTTTCATTATCTTCTGCTTCTTCCTCTACAAAAGTTAAATATCCTTCCTCAGGAACATATTGATAATATTGCGAATTTCCCATCCTTGAGAAATACATATTAATTATCTTTCTATTTAAGAAAACTTCTCTTTTTTCTTCAGAAAGAGAGTTGTATTCAATATCATGTTCATATTTTGTTTGTATAGATTTAGAAACTTCTTCATAAAGATCTTGACTAAACAGACGATTATTTATACTACAAAACAGCTTCAATCCAGTAATATCAACCGCGGTCTTTTTATCACATTCTTTACATGCCATATTTAATCCGTATCCTGGTTTATTATCTCTATGAGTATAAAAATTACTTGCTTTTTTAGTTTTGTGGCAAATAATACATTCCTTCGATGTAATCAAATTTCCTCACTTCCTTTCTTAGAACAAAGAGAAGCCATATTTAAATAGCTTCTTCTTATAATATTATTGTTTAATTGAAGACCACATCATGAATAAATATTCTTTTACCATCTTCATATACAAATAACTTCTGACCTGCTTTCGATGTAGCATATAAATTCTTAGCGTAAGAATCTACACCTGAGAAACTGCGACCTACAAACACTTCTACAGAATGAATTTCATCTGCCGTAGAATGATGAATATGACCACTATGAATTTCCATAGGCTTATCTATCATCATCGTTAAATCTTGAGCTATCTTAGATAATTTTCCTTTGTCGCCATGTGTCTCAAATATTTTAACTCCTGCAATATTTTTAACAATAATTCCTTCATCATAAGTATTATCTTCAAAAATAACATTAGGTATATTTTTAAGCATAAGTTTTAAAGCAAAGTTAATTAGATATTCAAAATTCTCAGAGTCAATAGATTCAGAGCGTTGTGGTATCATACGTCCATGATTTCCAACTACATCAGTATAAATAACTTTATCAAATACCAATGAAAATTCAGTTAGCATCTTCCCCATTAATCTAGTGGCCAATTTAACCTGCTCTACTACGTCTATTTCGGATTCTAACCTTAAAGAAACGTGGATGAGACCATTAATCATATCCCCAAGAGAACTTACATGAAGTATGTTTACTCCAGTTTCAGCACAAAATTCAATAGTCTCTTTAGTTAATGCATCAAATCTTCTTTCAGCTTCTTGAACTGAATACTGATTGAAATAATTATCTGTTTTAATACCCAAATGAGCATCCATAACATCTAATAATCCTTCTCTAATTTTCGGTCTTCTAATTATATCTATAGAATATTTAACAGGCTCAATTCTAATATCATTTATTGATTTAGAGATCTTCTCAAATAAATAATCTTGTTTTCTATACTTACTTAGCTCAACTTCCATTTGTTTAATTTCTTCTTGCTGCAGTTTTAGGAAATACTTTTCTTTCCTGCGTTCCAAAGTTTCTGCTACTAAATCCCCTAATTTCTCCTCTTGAATATCTTCATCAAGATAGGGGACATCTGAGTGACAAATTGATAGACCTTGTTTAAGCAGCATAAAATCTCTTCTAGCAATATCCAATTTCCTACATAATTCATTAACTGTTAAAGGAGTTTTATCACAATATACCTCTTTTATTTTCTTAACCTTTTCCTTGTCAATTACGATACTTCGCTTTCTATTGTATATGTGAAATTTATCGCCCATATCTACTACTTGAGTTCTATCTTCTTCATCAGTAAGATAAACTATGTTCTCCTGTTGAGGATTTGAAATACAAGATATTGCTTCAACTATATCTTGAGCACTCTGGCCTTCTTCTTGACCTTTAGCTAGAATATCTCTCCAGTTGTAGAGTCTTTTACGAGCCTCTGAGGAACTTAACTTTTCTCCAAAGACCAATTCATAAATTTCAATTTTATCTATGTCAATCTGCTTACTTTCTTTTAATTCCAATAACCTATTTAAATAAATTAGGAAATGTTCACCTTCTAACCTATCTACTAAATTTATCTCTCCCATTATTTTCTCCTCCACTCCTTATAGTAAATAAGAAGATAGAGGAGGAGGTCTTCACGACAGGCTCAGTATCTTCTAATGATTAAACTAATTCTTTATCTGAAATTTTAAAACTAAACGTTACTTCTTTCCCAATTAGCTCTGTTATTTCTTGAAGAGTTATTTTTGAATCTCCAGCTTTAGGGTCTCTAAATAAAAAACCATCAGACGTAACCTCGATTAGCTTACCTACACCTTTGATGTCATAACCATTTGATTTTGTTCTTGAAACTGCCATTAATAATTCCTCCTTCAATCCTTTATTTATAATATTATTGTTCTATTGTTATTAAAAAAATATATGTGGTATGAGACAGGACTAAGCCTGTCCACATTAACCACCTCTGTATTATCTAAGCCCATTTAAAAGTCGGAGCTCTAAGACTTATAACATTATTGTTTAATTGTATTATAAAAAATAAATTTTATAATACTACCATATACAAGGTTTTAGCTCAACCGACGGGGCATTGGTATCACTGGCTTTAACCGGTGTTTGAAAATAAAAAGCCACTAATTCATGTCTTTTCTTATAATTTTTTGGTAATTACCTCCAAATATTTCATAGTCACACTCATCATTAATTTTTATTAAAACTTCATCCATGTCCATATTATCCTTTTTAAAACATTTTAGAAGTTGAAGCTTTTTAGAAGAATATAGTAGATTTAGTGTAAGCATTCCGTATTTTTTGAAGTCTAAACCGCTTTTGTCTCCAAAACATTGTTTTAATATATATAACATCGTATAGTCATTAGGCTTTAAATCTTTTAATAATTTAATAGCTTCATGTTTTGATTTTTTTTCAACAGTTTTTTTAGCCTTATCGTTTAGTTTACATGTCTTTATTCTGAGTCCATTGATCTTTTTACCACAACATTCTATTATTTTATAAATAGCATCAACACTTGAATAGCTACATTTACCTTCTACCTCTTTGAGTTTCACTAATAAATCAATAAACTCTAGGTGTTTTTCTCCTTTAACTCTCTTAGCTCCTTTAAATACTATAACATCCTGGAGTATATCTAAGGGCGTATTGAACTTCTCAAATATTCTATAATCATTGCATTCTGAAACCATACTAAAGAAATTTGGTACTATCATTTTGCTAGCAGTCTCATCATATTTATCTTTCTCTTCCTTATATCTTATATATGGTATCTGCCTTATCCTATTGAGTTCTTTGCTCATACTTATATTGTCAAATACTTTTTTACTCTTATCTATCTCTATTTGACTCATACTAGATAATCTACTACTTGCTTGGTATAACTCGTTTATTGTATCTTCGGATTCCCCTTTTGAAATAGCATCATTTAGATAAGAATTGATTATCTGGGACGTGTTTACTATTCTACCTATATAATTATTACTTAATATAACATCTAGTTTCTGTAGCTCTATCATATTATTTTTTCTTGGCTTGGAACTACCTTTAACTTTATTAATTGGCGTTGCAAAATTCTTTTCACAATACTTGGCCTTTTCAACTAAGATAGGGTGGGGGATAACTAAATTTGTATCACTATCAGTATCTTCTCCCTGGAGACGATCGGGCATATCGTTGTCAAAAAAATTCACGGCCATGATATTATCAGTAAAGTTAAACCACTTATATTCATCGTGATTTACATTTTTAGAACACATAACATTACCAGCATTTATATGGGGGTTACGTGACACGCAAAATTCTTGTCCTTCATTATAATACTGACACCAGACTTCTCTGCCGTTCATTATAGATTTATCTTTATACTGCCCTATACAAGCCAGTAGCATCTCATATGGATTAGATACTATAGTCACGTACTTTGTATCCTTGAGCCTTATCTTACCCTCTTTTAAATGACTAATATAGTTAGATATCAAGTCACTCTTAAGCTTTTTGAAGGTCTTAGTATACTGGATATCAGAGTTTACTAATAATAAGGCATTCATAAGCTCTGTATTTTCGTATAAACTAACATCATCTTTGTCCATATTTTTTTCGAGTTTTAAACTTAATTTTGCATCGCAGCCTAAGTAATTCCTGAACACGGCAAAATCATTTTTTAATAGCATAACGTAATCTCTTTCCAATTTTGTTATAACTACTAGTTCATCATAAGTTAAATTAGGAATACTATTTAAAAGCTGATAAGTAGTCCTATTATAGTTTCCATAGTTGCCTTCCTTGTCGCATTTTACTACTCCGAAGATATTGTCTATATTCTCTTTCCAATATTCAAAACACTCTTTGTCAGTGCTTTTGCCAATTTTATAAGCAAATTTTAGTATTTTCAGAGAGTTAGGAGTTGTTATTAGCTTAATCTTACTTGAATCATAATCATTCCCATACATATCTTTTATAGTCGTTATTCCATTTTCAATAAACCATTCCTGTAATTTAGTATTAAAACCGCAACATTTTAGAAAATCAGTCCTTAATAGCATAAATCCTTTATCGGCCTTATCATATTTTTTAAAGAGTGATTCATCGAGTAATCCTTGGCCATCTGTTAAACAGTTCTGAATATCTACTATCTCATTATTAGTAGTTATTACTTTCTCTTCTTCTTTTGTCACACTTGCCAAACTTTTAAATTTCTCTCCATATATATCTTCTATTATTAATATTTCAGTTTTAGGATCTAATTCAATTGTAAAATCTATTCCAGAAGATATTAGTGATTCATAGGCAAGCAGAGAAGTTAAGTCTAGCAGTTCATCAATCTCAAATTTTAAACCTAGTCTGCTCCTATTTATTAATGTCTCTTTCATATCTTCCTGTATATATAAGGCAAACCCATTTTTAGCTTTTCCGGCTCCTCTCTTATAAAATATATAGCGAAAGCCGTCCATTATAAATCCTTTCTCATAGATATATTTCCTTATTTTCTTTTTGCTTGCCGCTATCCTTCTTTTTCCTTTTCTCTTATTGCCATTTTTATCTTCCCATTCTTCATTTTCGTCCCATGTGGTATAGTTTTTATCAAAAGTTAAATTTATTATTTTCTTAGTATATTGCTTATTATTTACAGTATAAAAACTATCTGGGAATATATTACTTATCCTTATTGATTCTAAGCTGTAGGGAATAGTGGCTGAAAATAATTTAGCCAAATCCCTATTCTTAGAAGTTGTTTCTTTGTCTTCCATTATATCTTTATAGATATAACAAGATTCTAAGTTCATAATATAAGCATTTTCCTTTTTCATAGTTATTCCTCCTATCCCTTGATTTAATCAGCTAAGTCTGGGTCACATTCTATCATGGCTTCCAAGATACAATCATCTATTCCGCAAATTGTATCTTCTATGTGGATTAATAATTCGTCATGCTCCGTATATGTTAATTCTCCATTAATTTTCAATGATTCAAGCTCCAATAAAAAAGTTTGCTTATCTCCTTCAAAATATAGATGTAACTCTTCATTTTCAATTCGATTATATAATTCTTCAACTAATTTGCTGCTCAATAAAATCACTCCTTATAACATTATTGTTATATTGTTAACCAAATAACTTTTTCTCCAGCTCCATCAATCTTTCTTTACTTATATGAAAACTACCATTATCAATATAATTACCTTCTCTTTTCAGCCTATCAATCTCACTATGACAAGGGCACCCTAGCTCTACGTTCCCCAAATTAGTGGCTTCTCTACCTTCTGCTTTTGAAGGTCTGTTGCATGTCATAATATCGCTCTTAAAACTTCCTCTTCTGTAATTGCAATTTCCACAATTTTTAACGTTCTTCATTTTCGTTAACCTCGATTTCGCTTATCTCTAAGAGATTCGTCATTTTAGATATCTCAGTCTTGAGTTCTGCTAATTTTTCGATTATTACTTTTAAGTCATCATTATCTAAAACAATCTGATCACATATAGCATTTAAGGCATTTTTAAGCTTTGTATAATAGCCAATGTCTTCAAATGACTCTTTGCCTATATTCTCAGGCTTTGTCATCCTACCCGCCTGTACTATCTTTTTCTTCTGAACGATAAACTGTCTATCGTCTGTTTCTATTTGAAAGTTACCATTTCCTAGTTGAATTTTCATATTAATAATTCCTCCTCTTGATTTTTGGTATCCTGTACCTTTGATACAGTGATTTTAACTTGTCCAATACAATTACACCTAAAAACTCTTTACGTTGCTCTGAGGGGTTCATATGGCTCTCGAAACAACATCATATACATAACGGTATTGTTTAATTGACAAGGACTACAGAAAATATTTATTTATTGAAGTATTGATCTACAAAGACATTTCCAGTTGATATTTGTGAAATGTAAAGCTTTTGGATACTTCTTGTTACGGCTACATAAAATAATCTGGCCTCTTCTTCTACAGAACTTGCTCGTTCATGTGGGAAATCTCCCGTTTTTACACCCACAAGAAATACTGTATGAAATTCTAGTCCCTTCACTCGATGGATGCTCATTAACCTAACTCCCTCAGCTTTCTTTTTCTTTGGAGCATTATCAGCATTGGCATATTCTAAAAATCCTTTTAAAGTATTTCCTTTTACAAAAGACTTAAGAACCTCTATTGAAGCAATTCTTTCCTTTTGCTCGTCATAGTTAGGGTACTTTTCTTTAATAAATTTTTCCATGCCAAATATTTTAACAACATTATCTATTAATTTTTCAACTGCAATTCCTTTATCTTTCTGCATAACTAGTCTTGTGATATTGTTATGAAATTCAGTTATACCTCTTTGCTGCCAAACATTAGGTAGTTTTAAGTCAATAAATGTTTCATACATAGATTTATCATTTTTACCGGCCTGTTTCCTTACATCTTCTAATACAGAACCTGCCATGAATTTCAACGGTTCATTCCGAAGTGAGAATACATCTATAAAGGCTCCATCGGTGTGAACGTTATCTACAAGCTGTAAATACCCAAGCAGTCCTTTAATCTCTTTTCGTTTAAAAAACGACGAATCATTAGAAATATCATAAGGAATTTTTCGCTTACGTAATTCTGCTTCGAGAAACTCACTATTTTTGTTGAGCCTATAAATTATACTAATGTCGTTAGGGTCTCTACCGTCAGCAATCATCTTCTCAATTTTATCAGCCACTTTTAAAGATTCTTCCTGTGAGTTCTGATTAGATATTAACCCTATGATTCCATTCTCTTGATTGTTTGCTATACTGTCAGCATAATGAGAATAGTTTTTAAAGTAGGGCTTAATGAAATTGTTACTTTTCTCTACAATATTCTTGCAAGACCTATAATTTGTATCAAGATTTAGTACCTTTGCCCCTGAGAACTCTTTATCAAAATTCAGAAAAAAACTAGGATTAGATCCTCTGAACCCATAAATCGACTGTCTAGCATCTCCAATTACCATTAAGTTCTTATCAGATATTAACTTTAGCATCTGAATATTTAAGTCGTTAGAATCTTGTACCTCATCAGCAATAACAAATTTATACTTTATAGGATGCTTCCTTAATTCTTTTAAAGCTAGTAATATCCAGTCTTCAAAGTCATAAGCACATTCCTTGTTTTTTTCTTTTTCATATTCTTTAAAAAACACTCTTAGTTGTTGATCTTCATAGTCGGAGTCTTTATATACAAACTCATCCTCGAATGTTCTACCGTGGTTCTTTTGGAAACCTATCCATGACAAAATTGATTCTGTATCAGCATCTTTAGCTATTTTCTTAAAGCAATTGTCAACTTTCCATAAAGGTAAAGTTTTAGATACACTAATCCCTGAATTACTCAAAATCATTGCCGAAAGTGAGTGAAAAGTGTGGACTGGAATAAAAGATAAACCCAATCCACTTAGTTTTTTCTTTAAACTATCCACCGCTGCTCTAGTAAAACTAATAACTATAATGTCTCTTTCACTTTCACCTAGATTCCTTACTAGATAATTAATATGTTCTACTAGTGAACTAGTTTTGCCAGACCCGGCCGCTGCAGATGCACAAATATACCCTTCATTTGATTTTATAATTGATTTTTGTTGCTCATTAAATTCCATTAATAAATTCCTCCTTTATAATGTTATTATTCTATTGTTGTTAATATGTCTATATTACAATAGTATTGTTCTATTGTCAATTAAAAGTTTCTTAATTGTGATTTAATTGAATTAGCTGTAAAATATTTATGACAATCAAATTTGTTCTTTGCCCAAGGTACGTATTTTTTCTGATTCTCCGTAGCGTTGTCAAATTTCCATCCAGCATCCTTATAAGCAAAGCTCTTGGGATTTTTTATACTCTCTTCTGTGGCTTTTATGGCATCTATAATATTTTCAAAAGCATCTACAAACTCTACACTTTTATTACCTTTTTCTGTGACAACCTTATAGATTAAAAATTCACCGTCTCCAGATTCAATCGCTAGGTGATGATCTGATGATTCTGATACCGCGTAAATACTGGGTGTACACCTAAACCAATCATAAGAAACCTCAGCAAAGGCCAACTTCATTTCCTTGTTAAATAATTTAATTTGTTTTGCAATTATTTCTAAATTTTCTATTCTCTCTAATTCTACCTTTTCTCTTTCTACTCTAACTGCCTCAGCCTCATTCTTTTTATCCTCTAATGCTTCAGATAATTTCTGACCATTCTTGAAGTTAACATCAAACATATTATCCATGTCCATAATGTCATGCGATGAACTTGCATCTTTGAAATCTATAAGCAGACCATCTTCTTTTCCTTCTGATAATCTCAACATTCTTCCTAATATTTGACAAAATAGAATTTTACTCTTAGTTGGCCTCGCTAGAATAATTGCATCCAATGGAGGAAAGTCATATCCTGTAGTGAGAATAGCAACATTGCATAATACTTTTATAACTCCAGTCTCAAACTTATTTATAATATTTGTTCTTTCTTCCCTAGATAGTGTGGAATCTATACTACCACAACTTATTCCATTTCTTTGAAACTCTGCAGCTAAATTGACACTATGCTCAATACCTGCACAGTAAACAACTGTATATTTTCTATCAATTGCAATTTTCTTATAGGCCTTTACAATTAAATCATTTCTTTCTGAGTTATCTACACATAATTCTAGCTGACGCTGATTAAATTCACCAGCAACAGTTTTAACTCCAGCAAGACTTGTTTTAGTAGAAACTTGGATAACCTTTGGTTCACACAAATATTTTTCTTCAATCATTGTTAGAATATCTCTAGTATAAATTCTATTGCTAAAAACAGAGGACAAATCTTTACTCCAGGGTGTTGCTGTGAATGCAATTACTTTTGCCTTAGAACAATCCATCTGAGAGAGTATCTTATCAATTTGACCAGTTGCATTATGAACCTCATCTATAATAATCTTAGTGAAATTCCCATGTTCTAGCATTCTTTCTATCCTCGTAGACTTCTTATGTGAAAGGGATTGTCTAGTAGCAATGCAAATTTTATTGGATACTTCATTTACATTTGCTTGAATCAATCCTATATCTAACGTAGGATCTAAATTTAGCAGTTTATCTCGAGCCTGGCATTTTAATTCATCACTAGGAACTATTATTAATGAACGACCTTCATTATTTGCTACTACATTAGAAAAAATTTGAGTTTTGCCTGAAGCAGTAGGGAGTACAACTAATCCTCTTTCTCCTAATGGGAGTTTATTAATTGCATCTACACATTCTAATTGATATGGTCTGAGTGTAATTTTCATATTTTTATATACCTTCTTTCCTATAATATTATTGTTTAATTGTTACTGTAACATACCCCTCTTGGGTATGTCTGCAAACCGTTGATTCATGCCCCACACTATTTTTATGCAAAAACTGAATAAAAATCGTGAGTGGTCGATAAGAAATTTGTTCAAAAACTGAATAAAAATAGTGTACCTTTTAGATAGATATACTTATAATAATTAGATATACTTAATATTTAGGTTCCTCCGAACCTGCATATGGAATTAAATGGAAATAGTATAATCAATATAATATACTTAATTTTTAAATATGACACTATACTGATTAGGAACATAAGTCTTCTGAGGATTACCATAGTCATCATATCCAGTGATGATATTTTTGCTATTTATAACCTTGATAAGTTTGAGCTTCTTAATCTCTATAACATATAAACTAACAGTGTTCTTATGAATACCTAAAAACTGAGATATTCTATCTTCAGATATTGAAGTAAATCCCAGTGACCCAGTACCACCAAAATCTCTATTGTGCATTTTTGTAAGTAGACATAGAATAATCCATCCAGTAGGGGAGAGGTGTCTATAATAATCTAAGTATATTGATTGAGGTATTTTTTCAAATCCTCCCTTGAGATTATAGTACAGAGTTAAGTCAATTGTTAATCTATCTTTTTTAACAATAGTAGATAAATCTTTGCTGCATGTTAGTAAGTTGCTCTGTTGAAGTTTTGGTAGATATTTTTTTACTGTAAGTTTACTTATTGAAAGTGTAGATATAATATCTTGAAGATCTATTGTAGTTTTGTGTTCTCCTCTTGATTTATAAACTAAGTAGGTGAGAATTGAATATCCAATAGTTCCTATAGAATGTATTAGTGAAGTTGTTGGGTCTTTGTTATTTCCAAACAGACCATTTTTCATTTGGATAAAATTCTTACTAATTATTGGAATGGATGAAGCAGGTGAATCATTAAACATTACTTTCTCCTTTCTGAAAATAAAAATAATTTAAAGTTGATTTTTACAAAAACATCTCCTTGCGTAATGTTATTGTTTAATTGTTATATTTATAGTATATATAATTCTTACTCAAATGACAACCTTTTTATTCAATTTCTAAATAAATTTATTGATAATAGGAATTGCTTAATTTTTAGAGGTACTGTTATAGGCAGTAGATATTAATAATTTTCAATGTTTAATAACCCCTCCCATGTGGACATTGTTTTGATTGTCTGTAGTAACCAGAGAGGGCGTTTAGGGCTAAGGATTAATATTTGCTAGTGTGAAAATTACAGTTGCTTGTAGGAACTATTAGACAAGGAGAAATATAATATAGTGTTTTAGGTGTTTTTGAGATTGTATGAGTATTGCAGAGTATTAGGTTAGATTGGATGAAAAGTGATAATAAGTGTATGAGAATGATTGAATATAGATAAGATCAGTTGATAGTTATTTGTTAAGCTTATAGAAATAGTGTAGCTTAATTTTATAGCTGAGTAGGGGATAGTATAGAGGAAAAGTTTTCAGATAGATTAGTACCCCGGGGAGTATGTTTTTGATAGTGTAATAGAGTCATAGAGATGTTGTTTGGTGTTTTATGTGTAATTAGTGAGGAATAGAGTAAAGTGGTTCACGACCGTTACGGGACGATGTGAAAATATTACGGGAAGTGAAACCGGCTAAAGTGAGTTTTTAGGTAAAATATGAGGTAAAATAGAAATGTCCCGTGTGAAGTGTTGATTTGTGTAGGGTTGCCCGTGATTATTTTTAAGGAGGAAAGTCGATTTTTTGACTGAGTGCTGGAGTGAAACAGGGGGCCAAATTCCGAGGAGGCTATGAAAAGGTTGAAACGTAATATACGCCCCATGCTGCAATCCTTGTAATTTAATCAGCCAATAGTCTCATTTGTCAGGTTTTTGTGTGTTTTAGTGATATTTTGAAGGTACTGCAAGTCGTTGATACGTCTATATTTGAAGGTTATTGAATAAAAACATGCTATTAAATGTATATTTAGTTGTATGTTTACAGGAAATAGGGTATATTTGTATCATATAGTTATCATAACTAGGTGTAGATTTATTTTTGATGTTTTGAAGTGGATATATTCAGTTTACTAGTGTATTAGTTTAATAGTACACTAGCGAACTATAAAAGACTGTTTTTACAGATTTGAACTACCTAAATAAACACGAACAATAAACTAATTTAAATAAATAACGTTCGTGTTTTACATTTTCCATAAATTACACTCCTTTGTAAACAAAATAATACTACACAGGTTTACAATATAATAATCAGGAACACCATGTTACTAATAATAAAACACGAACAATGACAAGTAATACACTATTAATGTTCGTGTTATCAAATGCAGTAACAACTATATAATCATTCGACAAACAAATAATCTCAATATCTCACATAACCATTATAAACATACATAATCAAATCTATTACACTCTCAAAACTCATTTAAACGCTCTATAAACCACTTTACAATTAAACAGTACTGTTATACCTAATTTCTCCTAACGTTCCATTCTACTTTATTCGACAAAACATACTAACTATAATACACCCAACATGTATTTTATATCCTTAGTATCTTTTATATACTATGAAATTGATCCTACATACCTATAACAACTATAAATATAACAAACACCCAACAATAACTAATAACCCAATATAATATATTAACCTGTTATTTACCTTGATTCTATTCCTATTAATGGACTATATTTATAGCTATTACTTAGCTAACACTATTATATAATGTAACAAAATAGCATAACCATATCTATTAGCATACTGGAGTAAACAGGACTACACACAATGACTAATATATAACTACTATTATAATATCTACACTAATAAATCCTAATATCTAAAATATCACACCATCTCACGTTCATTCTAACGCATTGTAACCATGTAACCCTAATACTATTACCTAACAAACATAACATGGCTCTCTATTGCTTCATTTTAGCCATAATAACCCTTAACCCTGTTACGCTAACTAACTAATAAACAATAACATTAACAATGAAACAATAATGAAATACATAGGAAATAGTAGCAAATCAAAGTATTAACACTTTAATCTATTCTAACAACCTTATACAACCTTAAATAACATATTGACAATAAAACAATACTGTAGTATTATTAATTTATCGGCAAGGGACACACACTTGATACACTACATTAAATACTTGCTTAACCTAGTAGTTAGGGACTAACTACACAAATTGTACATTGACAATTGAATAAATCTTTTTAATGATAGGCGATATAGTAGGTTGGAGCACTGAAAACAAATACTATATGTCGCATACCTTGAAGCCATTATGTGCAAAATAGGGAACAAATTAAAAAGTATAATGAGCAACAAATAACATTATAAATGGACGATACCATTTAAAAAACAGTAATAGTTACTGTCCAATTTAATATAACAGGTAACTAAAAACAGTTTAAAAATCTGTAGTAATTCAATTATCATAATTGGATGTATTAAAATACTCTTGACTTACCTTTATTGATAGCTAGAGATATTTTAGTATTAGACTAAAATTTAAAACTAAACAAATAAATGCTTTAAAACATAAATGACAAACATAAAAAAATCACACTCCATACTATCATAAAGTGGAGATGTATTACAACGACTTAAACAATTAAACAGTACCATAACAATAAAAACTAATAGCATTAAAAAAATAATAACTGTATTCGTACACTTATTAAAAACAATGCAATAGCAATATAAAACCATTGCAAATAGATAAAGAAACACTAGAATCTTATATTTGTGAAATGCTCGCAGAATAGCAAATTAAGTATAAAATTTACTGTTATTTTTATAAAATATTTGTAACTGGTTTTATATAATTGTTTAATAACTTATGTAAATTAGTTAACATAATAGTTTGCATACGTTATTAAATAATTTAAAAAGGTGGTTATAAAAATGAAGAGTTTTGATGAATTAGTGAAAAAAGGGTTTAAAAATGGTTTTTTAACAAGTAAAGAAGTTAGCGAAATTGATTTTAATAACGATAAAAACGTAAATGATTATTTTGAGGCATTGGACGAATTAATAAATAAAGGCATACAAATTAATTTTTCTAATGGCGAAATAATGCGATAGGAGGTACTAAAAATGATTAGACATAATACAAGTTGAGCATATCTTGCAAATAGATGTGCTTATATAATCTTAAAATGAGGCTATATATAATGTAGCTTGATTTTAAAATTATAAAAAGGATGTGTTAATAATGAAAAAAAGAAGTATATTTATATGCCAGTTAACAACTTATGAGCAACAACAAATAAAAGAATCTATAGAGAATTTTTTAATAAATAATGGTTATGAAAACAGACTTGAAGAGATTACACAGAATGCAATGGATGGCAGACTATGCGACTTAGAGGACGATTTAAGCATTGAAAATATTATACCTAGTATATTAAAAGATATTTGTAATTCATGGGAATTAGACTTTAAAGGTGACTTATTAGAAAATATTGACGATATACTTGAGCAACATGGAACTATTAAAAACTATATAGAATATCTAATAAATGAATGCTTCCCAGTTTGGATTGAAGAGTCAAAAACAGAATGTAAAGAGAATACAGAATTATATATTAACTATCAATTAAGACTTAAAAATATAGTAAATGAACTATAAAAACAATGTTTTATTAAATGTTTTAACTTGCATATAACAAATACATAATAATATTATATGCAATGTAAAGCAATTAATTGCTAAAATTTAAAAGGTTGGTGCTTTACCATGATTAACATTTACTCAAAAACTATTACAATTGCAAGAATTAAAGACGTTGACTATATACACTATAATAATGAACTTGTTTCATTCAATGACAATGAAAAAAAATGCTTTTATATTGAAACTAAAGACATGAAAAAAAACTCAGTTATAGATTATATCAAAGACACTTACAACTATAAATATAATAACTACACTATTGAAGAATGTTATTGCATAACAAACTTGTTATAATTCACACGTCATAGCGTGTATAAATAGTGCTTTAGGCTATGAGCGTTAAGAGGTTAAAATATAACCTCTTAGGTAGTAATTTAATTACTAATAAAAGGATGTAAAGCAATGTTCAGAACTAAGAAAATAAGTATCAAGGGTATAAAATCAATAGAATTTAAAGATATTTCAATGGATAATGAATTGATAACAATGGAGGCATGGGAAATAAAAGAAATTATATACAGTAAAGACGGTCAAGAGTATTATATCGAAAATTGTGACGGATTATACTTTTCTGCTAAAGAAATTAAGTTCACAAAATAAAAGTGAAGAGGTGTATTAAATATGGTAGAGAATGGTTTTGTGTTTGCAGTAAATAAAAGCTATGCAAAGAAATTAAAACAAGATGTAAAAAACTCTATAAAACACGAAAAATTCTTAGAAGTTATTTTAAAACATAATGTAAATTGTAGTGAACGTTTTAGCATTAAAGAATGGAATAAAAGCGACATAATGAAACTTTATAAAAATTCAGTTTATACCATGAGACTATTAACCTTTAATGATAATGATAAAATACAATTTAGTTTTAATAATGAAATAATTTAAAAGTATTCTTTTAAAAGATTGAGAAAGAGGTGTATTTATGTATTATAAATCAGTAATAATCACTAACCAGTTAGGAATTTATTATAACAACACTGAAGAAATGTTAATACCTAAAGTTATAGGATGTATTAAAAGAGGTTTTAATCAAGCTTTGCTCCATATTAAATTACTACCTTTGGGTGGACGTTACCGTGGAGATGTTAGGGTTTAAATGTTTTAGTTTGCATACTACAAATACATAATAATAGTATGCAATGTAAAGTATTTAATATAAATACTAAAATTAAAAAGGTAGGTTTTTAATAATGAATAAAGAATTAAAAGTATTATATTTTGAAGGTGCAGGATGTGAAAATACATGGAGAGGTGAAATATCGAATTGTAGAATTAGAACGGCTTTCACAAATAATGAGGGTAAAAAGATTTACCTTGAAATTTGTGGAATGGGTAAAACACAGGATGACCTTAAAAAATATCATAGATATGGAGGTTATGAAGTAGGTGAAGCAATCGGATTTATTGATTCTTGTCATTATATAACAAATGATAATAAAATTGATGACTGCAACAAATCACGTTTAGAATGTGAAAGAAACAAAAATATTTCATATTCATACAATGGTATTTTAAAGTTTGTAAATGAAAATTGTAATTGTTCTTTTGATAATATAGAAGTTTTAGGATGGTTAGCTGGGTATAGAGTATTTGCAGACGAAACAAAAGAAACTTCTAACACTTATAAAGCTTATAATTACGGGGATGAATTTCAATATAATATTACATTAGAAAACACTAGAAAAGAAATTCAAAAACATTTTTATGACTTAGAAAAATCAGAAGGAAAACAATATCCAAACTTTTCTTTATGGGTAGACGATAATAACATTAACTTATTACATTTATTAAGACATTTTAATGGATATAATAAACATTGGTCAATAAAAACAGATATAGAAAATTGGAAAGACAGTATACAAGAAACTAAATTAAATGAATATGGATGTTAGTTTAATTTAAATGTTTTAACTAGCACATTAACAATTAAACAATAATATTAGTGTGCTATGTAAAGCAATATTAAATTGCTAATTATAAAAAGGGATGTGCTGTAATAATGACAAATTTAAAAGCAATGTTTACAAACTTAAAAGAGATAGAAAAACCAGAATTTAAAACAGAATGGAATGATACTGATTTTAAAAATGTTAACAAAGCATTAAAGAAGTTATTTATTAACAAGACTTTAATAGACCATAGAGGACTAGCACAAAAAATGTATTCATTAAATGATATAGAAATGTTTTTCGGACTTCCTTACACTTCATCAAGTAGCTATGCAATGATAGGAAATACAAACACACAGTATTATATTGATGTTGAGGAGCAATTCAACATTGAACTATTTGCAGTTACTACAGATAATAAGATAATTCTTGAAGCGTGGGACAACGAAGAGACCTCAAAATATTTTGTTATAGGAGGTTCAAACTAATGCAAAGAGATGTTGTATTTTTAAAAGATGATGGATTATTAAAAGCTTTATTAAACACTAAATTATGTCAAGACACTGGAAAATATATTATAAAGTGCAAAGATGATATAAAGGTTATGGAGAAGCTCCAGGAGGCATGTAATGAGCATATGAAAGCAATTGGATATGGTAGGTATAAGTTATTATTCGCAAATGAAAATAACTATATGGACAGTTTAGAGGTATAAAAACATTTCAAGAGTATTAAAACAACTAAATAATACTCTTGAAGCTTGTAAAATGTATTTTATATAAGAGGCTGCAATTGCCATAAAATGCATTTTAGAGGCTAAGAAGCTTCATAATTTTAAAGAGGATGTGTTAATAATGAAAAAAGAATATACCATTGAACAAATGGCGGAGTCAAGATGGTTTTATACATTTACAGATACAAACGAAAAAGGCGAAAAGATAATAATTGAACTAGACAAATGTGAAGATAGTTCTTTAAAAAATTCTTTACCTAAACTTTGGAAACAAAATGGTTATGTAGATAGAGTATTAGAAACTTACTGGAGTATTCAAACTTATGTTAAAGATACAGAAGGTAATAGTTTTGGCAGATACAACCCACAACATAAGCTACGTGAAGACGGAAAAGGCGAAGTAATAGATTTTGAATGGATGTTTGAAGCTACAGAGGAGAATAAAGAAAAATTAAATGATGAGGTTCATAGATTAGCTTCAGAAGCTAAGGGAGAAACAGCAACAGAATCAAAGAATAGGAGAATAAAAGAATATGCAATAAAAAATAATATTGATATATATAAAACAATACCTCAAGGATGGAATATATTAAATGGTGGTTTAACTGCTCCAATAGGCACTGTTTGGATAAGTAACATGGCATCATTCAAAAGTGGAAATTTAAAACAAGGCATATTATTTACAGATTAATTTTAGCTAGTAATTTAAAACAATTATTTTATTAAAAATTGGAGGGTATAAAAATGACAAATATTGAAAAGAAAAAATGTGAAAATTTGTGTATTGAAGCAATAAAAAATATTGAAGAATCAAATTCTTTATATGAGGAAGCTGAAAAGATAGATAGAGAATTTCATCAAGCAACTACACAATTAAGAAGGGCTGATAATAAAAGAGGTTACGCAGAAGGCATTAATCAAGCATTAGCAGTTATTGGATATACGTCTGAAAATATGAAAAAATTAAGTAAATTAATTTAATTATCGTAATTTCAAATAATGGTTTAAAAGGAGAATAAACATGGGTTATTATAATTTAAAAGTAACAAATTACAATAAGATAATTTTTGAAGTTCAAAAACAGTTATTAAAAGAGGATAAAGTTGTAATACATCAATCAATTATTAAGGCAATATTCAACTCTATGATAGATGCTAATAATCCTAGTTTAGATACTGATAATCTATATTTTAATTGTTACGTTGATGGAATTAAAAACCTTATTCAATTGGATAGGGATATACAAAATAAGATAAATGTTAAAATTTAAATATGAGGGAGATTGAAAGATTATGAAAAGAGAGAACTTTGAACTAATTATAAAAATTGCTAAAAGGGCAGAAGAAAATGGATTACTTATGTTTGATAGAATGTCACTTATTATGGATTTAGAATGTGCAAAAGAAGAATTTAATTTAAGACTTGACGATTTTCTAAATGCTGACAATTTTAATTTTTCTCATGATATTTATGGAATACAAAGTAATCTTAACAGACAAACAAAGAAAATGGAAAACTTCTTTTTACCACGTTTCACTAGTAGAGATTAAAATAATGATTTTAATATGAAAGGATGTTTTATAAATGATTAATATTACTATTGAAATTGAATTGGATGGAGTAATTACAGTAAAACAGTTAAAAATGCCTTTAGAATTAAAACATGATTTTGTAAAAGCAAATCAGTATGTTAGAAATTACTACCAAGAATTAAGTTATAATGTCGGCAAATATATTAGAATATGCTAATAAAAAACAGATTTTAAAAGGGAAGAGGTTTTATAAATGGATAGATATAAAAAAGGGTTTAGAAAAGATTTAAGAATTAGCTATGAAAATGAAAATGGTAATATTATCAAAAGAAATTACACATATATTACTGATTTCTTAAATGAAATGGAGTCGGATAATATTGACATACCAATGTTAGACTATACAAACGTTATAGCGATTTTAGGGGAAAACATTTTTAATCAGAAGCAATTTAATACAATAAGTGATTTATTAAAATATATAAAAAACAATATTATAATAAAAATCTAATTTTAATATAGTTCCAGGAGGCGGAAAGAATGAATAAAATAATTAATAATGAAGAGGAAAAGAATTTAAAATATGTTGAATTGACATTTTCACATGGTAAAGTTGTATATTTTAGACTAAATAAAGAGGAACTAGAAAAGGCTTTAATATCGTATGAAAATGGAAATATACATGAGTTTATAACTAGTAAAGGAAATATTTATAATATCAGAATGAGTTATATCGTAGACCTTAAAATAAACAATGATTAACGATTAAACAATAATATTACAAGCTTTACGGCTTGTATATAGCACTTAAAAGTTGAATAGGTGTAATTACTCAAGAAGATTTTAAGTGCTATATAGAGGGCGTAAACCTTCAATAAAAAGGATGGTGTAACAATAATGAATGAAATAAAATGTAATGAATATGGATGTATAGAAAATGAAAAATTTAAACTTGAAATATCAATAAATGGGGATGTTCTAGTGTATAAAAATATTGCTGCATTCCAGTCAAAACATGGTGTGTGTTACGCAGTAGCAGAACTAAACGAACCAAATGAAATAAGCAAATACACATATAATAATTTTTTAGAAGAAGCAGAAGGGAATGAAATACTAGCAAGGAATTGTTTTGAAATGACTGGTGAAATGAACACATACCCAGATTATTATTTTGAAATGGGACTTGAAGAAGGATGGTTTGTCCAATGTAAATGTATGCATGTATTTGACCACCATACGAATGATAAGTGTCCTAGGTGCGGAAGTCGTGAGTTAGTCGTTGGAGATTGGGACTATCTAGGGGAGGAATAAACTTTCTATTAAAACTATCCTTTGATAACAATTAAACAATGATAGTACACTCATATAAGGCTTGTTAACTGTTGGAGGATATAAAGCTAGGACAATGTTATAAACACGTGCTAGAGAGGTATATCCTGCTTAGAATTAATAACGTCAAGTCGATAATATTAGAAAGAGGGTGAATAATAATGGCCATAAAATTTAAGGGATCTATGATAGACTTTAAAAAGTATGTTGAAGCTATGAGTCTTGTTTTTGGTCAAAGTGCTAAGGTCAAAGATGTTTTAAGAAAGATATATAGTTGAGGGTATTATCAAATAGGTATTTTAAAAGAAAGGTGTATATTAAGATTATTTTATAAAACTGTTTTAATAATGTATAATAAAGGTATAGAATGTATATAAATCACTCACCGTAAGGGAGTTAAGAGTAAAGGAGAAAATAATATGTTGAACCTACATATTTTTAAAATGAAAGATGGAGTAGAAAAAAATTGGGATGATGTAGATTTTACTACAGAATGTGAAATAGTAAAAATAATTAAAGGTGAAACCAATGAAGAATGTGAAACAAAAGCAGTAGAAAATGGATTTGGTGACACAGATATATACGGATGGAGTTATAACGAAACTCTTTAATTTTAAAATTATTTAACAGAAGAAACGAGAGGACTTAGAAGAAAATGGGGAAAACACGTAAAGGCAAAGATATAACAGATAAAGTTTTTGAAAGACTTACAGCAATAGAGCCTACAGAAATTCGGAAGGATGCAAATATTGTATGGAAATGCAAGTGCAAATGTGGAAATGAGACTTTCGCCACTATGCGTGATTTGAAAGATGGAAGGGTTAGAAGTTGTGGCTGTATAGCCACGGAACTTGCAAAAGAGAATGCTATAAAAAACATGGCAAAATTTAAAAAGAATAATTGTATAGCAGGGACAAGGCTTGATATTGTTAAGGGGAGTATGCCGAGAAGGAAAAATGCTACTGGCTACAAAGGCGTTTATCGCAAATACGATAGATATGTTGCTAGCATTATGTTCCAGGGCATACGATACTCTTTAGGTCATTATGATAAAGTTGAGGATGCTGCTAAGGCACGAAAAATAGCTGAAGAAAAATTATATGGGGATTTTCTTGAATGGTATGAGTCAGAATATAAAAATAAATAGTTATTTAAATACCGCATTATTCAACTTGGATAGGCGGTATTTTCGTTATCACTATATCATATAAAAGATTAGTTTTAGTTTAACAACTCAATAGTAATGATGAAGGGAGGTGAGATTTTATGAATATTGAGCAGCAGAAAGAAAAAATAGAAAGCTTATGTGACACGTTAAAGACTTCAATGCTGAATAACTTGGAACAGTTTCCTGAGAGCTGGCAAGACTTAGAGTTTAGGCAGTATATGAATGACAAGGCGCAACAATTTAACCCTGTTAGGATGACTAGGACTAGAATGAGAGTCTATAAAGACTATGTAGAGATACATAAATTATAGTATCTCTTAGAAGAATAAAACATTGACAATAGAATAATAATGATATAGAATAAATTCGACAAGTAAACAATAATCATGCAGAAAATAATGGTAGCTGATATGAAGCTGCAGAGTAGTTTATAATCTTTACTACTAATTAAAGAAAGATGCTCAAATTTTCCCCACCTTGAGCTAAATACATTTTTGATGTGTTTAGCTGAGGGGTAATTGACCTCAAAATAAAAACTTAGGGGGATAAAGAAATGAGCACAAAAGGAGCTAGAACACCAGGGGTAAAGGATTGCACACTAAACATTATTATAAGTGGACTTATGTTTCATAAGGAGGCAATAAAGAGAGAACAGGATGCAGAGAAAAGAGAATTTCATAAAAAAAGACTTAACGAGTTAAAGCTTGAATTAGAAAATCATAAAGCAGCCTAGAAAATCAAAGTAATTTAGAAAAAATATAAACAGAGTGGCAATGCTTGCTACTCTAACAAAACAATTTTAAGGTGGGGTAAATAAAGTGGAAAAAGTTATAGTTAGAAGGTCTGATATTTTTGAGGTTCAATTAAAAGGTGAAGGGAATCTCCTTCATGGAAAACATCCGGTTCTAGTTTTAAGTTGCCAAGTGTCAAATAAATTTAGTGACTTGATAAATGTAGTTCCATTAACTTCCACCACTAATAAAGACAACCCATCAAACGTATTAATAGGAACAGAATGTGGATTAAAATGGGAATCCGCGATACTTACTAACCAAGTACAAACAATTTCAAAAAGTAATATTTTATTCAAAATAGGATTTGTAAACCTACAAAAAATGCAGGAGGTTGAAAGAGTGTTAATGAATCAACTAGGAATTAAGAATAATTGGGGAGACTTGAAACTATATCAGATTTACGAGAAGAATAGAATGGAAATCAGAATGGCCAAGTGTCAAGAAGATTACGAATTGTTGAGACAGTTATCAGAAAAATATTTAAAAAACTTATATGAAATGGGCCGCGTAATACAGGGTACAGAAATACATGCAGAACTAGAGTGGGCAAATTTTCATCTAGCACTAGCATTAAAGAAAAATGGTCAAATTTATGAAGCTTATGATGTAGCTAAAAAATCGTTAACTTTTAGTACAACAATAAATAGTGAGTATATTTATACCTGCTGGATGGTTGGAAGCTTGTGCATAGAGTTGGGTGATGATTTTGTGTTAGAAGGATGCGAGATGTTTGAAAAGTGCATTACATTTTATGATCAGATTAAAGAGGAAAGATATAAAATATTATCTCAGTTCAATAAAGCAAAAATACTAAAGAGGGTTCCTGAGATGCAAGCATGTATTAAAAGTTATAAAGATACTAGATTTAAACCGATGCTTTGTAGTTTTTCAGATATGGAAAAAAGTGAAGTCATCTTAGAACTTCAAAAAGAATTAGACGACATCAAAAAATTAGTAGCCTAATAAATAGCATGGGAGCGTTAAACTCTCCCATAGAATATTTATTAGGAGGTCTTCAAAAGATGAAGATTACAAAAAGAATTGCAGCAGTAGGGTTAGGCATAGTTATAATGGGAGGTTTATTTGCTAGTAGCACTAAACTAATAACACAAAAAATAAACGTGCCGACAATAAATGTCGCTACAATCGACCCACCAACTCATTAAAGAAGGGGATAATCCCCTTCTTTTCTAAAAAAGAATCATAACTATAAAATAAATTTGACAAATAAATACTTCCAGTAGTATAATAATTTTAGAACATATGTTCGTAAAATATATGGAAGAGGTGTTAAGTTTATGACAAAAGTTTACATGTTAAGCTACGAAACAATGTGCTTAGATTTATTAAATAATAATGTTAAAGAAGAAGATATTGAAGAATTTGTAGAAGAAATTTTAGGAGAACTAAGATTAATCAACATAATTGAGAATGATGATAGTTATGTTGTTGGAAATTTAACAGCATTTTTATTAAAAGAAAAATTCGGAATAGAATGTACTGAGATACAATTAATATAAAAGGAAGGAATGGTAATAATGATATTAATAGAAGAAATGAATAAAATAGAAATAGAGAATTTATGTTTCAAACATGGCTTCTCTTGGGATAAGATTGGAGAATATATTAGAATACAAAGTAAGAGAGACACATGGTATATAAAGGATATAAACCACGATGGAAGACTAATAGAGCTAGAGCATCAAAACAAATATAGAGATGCAAGGTTTCATTCACAAGGCAAGCATGAGAATTTAAAGAATATCTTTAAATCTATAGAAAGCCATGACCATAGAGAGGAATTAGGGCACAGAAATAATAAACTGACTAGAATAACTAATACATTCAAACTACTTGGCTTATACAATTAAAGGATAATATGTCGAAAGAATAATTAAACAATAATGTATAAGAAAATTAAAAGAAGTATATAATAATAATATAATCTTAGGAGGAAGTATCTATGGAGAACCATCCAATAATGTTTTTTTTCTTGATAGTAATTTGGGGTCTATATGCTGTATATTACGCAATAAAGACAGTAGTTGTATTGTTAATAGGACTTTACAAATGGTCAGTTAAAAAGATAAAAGAAAGGAAGGTAAATAGTAATGTTGTTGATAGATGAATATAAGGACTATTTACATGGAGTAGAAGGAAAGTCTGCTGGGACAGTCGAACAGTATTACAGTAGTGTGCATTTGTTTATGCAGTATATGAAAAAGAGTGAATTCTCTATAACTAGGCAAAGTATAATTAAAGTTAAATTATCTAACATATATGGCTTCATAAATAGTCTAACTGAAAGCAACTCAAATGGGACTCGAAGAAACAAAATATCAGCATTGAAATCATTCTTTGAATACTGCAAGGAGATTGAATTGTTAAAGCATAACATTATTGTTGACTTAAAAAAACAACCTAAGAAAAACAAAAGGATTGCAAAATACTTTACATTAGAAGAATGCAAGAGACTAGTTAACTCAGTAGGTGGAAGGAACAAAGAAAGAGATAAGATGATGATAATATTATTTCTTAATACTGGAATAAGATTAGCTGAATTAGTCAGCCTGAACATTTCATGTATCGATAATGAAAACTTGAATATTGTAGGGAAAGGAAATAAAGAACGTGTAATACATTTAGATTCATCAATTATAGACTTATTGAAAGAATATATTAAGACGACAAGAGCTGATTCAGGAATAGAAGTAGATGCATTGTTCTTATCTGAACGTTTGACTAGGGTATCAAGCGATTCAGTACAATCGGCGGTTAATAAAGCAATAGCCAATGCAGGATTGAATACAGAAGGCAAGAACGACGTGTCCGTTCATGTACTTAGACATACTTTTGCTACACTTCAATTTCAGAATGGTGTCAGTATAAGAACTCTTCAAAAAATACTTGGGCATGAAGATATTTCAACGACTCAAATCTATGTTCAAGTTGCAGATAATCAGATGATTGAAGCAGCAAAAACCAATCCGCTAAAATCTATATATTAAATAATAACGTCGAACGAATTATATTCGATTCAGTTGACAATAAGATAATAATAATATAAAATTAAATAAACGAGGGGTGGATATATAATGGAAACAAACATAGAATTATTAAAAGATTTAATCGAGATAAGCGATCTTGTTCCACAAGAAAAATTGAACACGATAGTCCAAACATTATTGAAGACAGACGATATTATAAAAGCTAGAATGTTAAGTGAGAAGATTATATCTGGAGACTTTAGTAGTTTGAAGGAAAGTGCAATCGAAAATCTTGTTGACGCATTCTCAAAATTGAACGCAAAAGGAACAGATAAGATAGAGATAACAGAAGATGAAGATGAAGATGAAGGAAAAGATAATAAGACTCAAAATTTAGAATATGAATTGAGATCGTTGAAACTAAAGATGGAATCTATAGAACATAATTCTGAAAAGCGATTGAAAGAATTAGAGAAAAAAAACAAAGAGTTAGAAGAAAAGAATAGTAAATTAATATCTATACTTGAACTAACGAAGAATTCGGAATTGATTGAAGTTTCTGATGAAGATATAAACGAATTATATATAAAGCATTTAGAAAGCGGAGAGACTACACACAACAATGCATTTATTTTGAATGATACAATTCCAAAAGCATATTATAAAGTAAAATAGTATTGGAGGATGTAAATAATGTTAACACAAGAATACTCAGAGAAATTTTTAGATGAACATGATAAAGAAGGCAATAAAGGTCAGATAATAAAAAATATAATTGAAACAGAAATAGAAACAAAAATAGAATTATTAGATTGGGAAGATGCTGAGATTGCTACATTCCTAAAAAAAGCAGGTTCTGTATCTCCACAAGGTTTAAATAAGAGCATGGTTATATTAAGAAAATTCGCTGACTTCATATGTAAAAAGAAAAAACTTGCGATACGTGAGTATATAATGGAAGATGGAGTTCTTCTTTCTTTAATAGACAAAGAGCAACTACTAACAACAACTATTAATTACGACCAATATCTGACGATAAGATCTCAACTAGATATGACAGAAGGTGGAATGAAAGTTAATCTTAGGGATAAAGTAATCTTTGAATTAGCCTGGGAAGGGCTACTGAACGACGAAATAAGAGCAATTAAGGAAGGAAATATAGAATTTGTTCAATCAGAAAATGGATGGGAGATTGCAATAATAAATTTAGAAAATAAAGTTTTTAGAATCGAAGATCCGTCAGTTGCAGAAGATATTAAATTGTGTTTAAAAGAACTATCTTGTATCAGAACAACAAAGGATGGAAGGACTAAAAAAACTCTTTATAAAGATTCAGAATATCTAATCAAACCAGTTAATGTTGGAAGAGTGTCCGACAAAACTTATTTAAATAATCCTCATTTAGCTTTGCAACGTGCTCTAAGAGCTAGCGATATTCTTTGTAAGGGGATAAATGTAAAAGACTTAACTTTAGCAGACATCAGAAGGAGTAGATTGATATACTTACTAGCTCCAGAGAATGAAGAGTTCTTTAATTTTGAAACTGTAGCAGCAATATACAATTTGAAGAGACCAGAGGCTCTGAGATGGTATAAGAAAATCGCAGAAGAGAAATACGAATAGATTATGGAGCCAAGTTACGTGCTTAAAACTTGGCTTGACAGTTAACAATTAAACAGTACTATTATAAATCATAAGTTTTAAGAGAAAAAAAATACTAAAATATAAAGAAAGAAGGAATGTAGAATGTCAACAATACAAGATGAACTTTATGGAGTAAAAAAAGGATATATTGATACAAAGGTAGACGGAGCTCAAGAAAAAATATCACAACAACTATATAAATTAATTACAGAATCAAAGAAAGATTATAATGAAATAGTTTTAATATGTATAGGAACTGACAGAAGTGCAGGAGATTGTTTTGCTCCAATGCTAGGTACATTTTTATCTGAGAGAGAGGAATTAAAAGGAAAATGTAAAATATATGGGAGTCTCCAAAACCCAGTTCATGCTAAAAATTTAGAAGATACTTTAAATACAATTGATGCTAAAAATTCATTGATAATAGCGATTGATGCATGTTTAGGTAGTACTGGTAATTTGCAAAAGATATGTATAGCAAACGGAACACTTACTCCAGGGGCAGCTTTTAATAAAGAATTACCTTCCATTGGGGATATTTCAATTGCAGGTATAGTTAATATATCTGGCGCATTTGAGTTTATGGTTCTACAAAACACAAGAATCGGAATAGTTTATGAAATGGTTAGAAATTTAGAAGTTGGAATAATATCTGCAATAAATAAGCTAAGCGTAAGAAAAATGATCATTAACGACAAGGTTGCAGTATAGCCCAATAAAAAGTGGATTTCAAGAGAAGGGAGATGTATTAATAATGATATTGTTTGACTGGTTAAAAAGAAATAAGAAAGTTGCAGCAGAATGTTACTCAGCTCCAGGGGAATCAAGGTTAGCAAAACTCTTTTGGAACGAGAAACTTGGGTTATACGAAGATGACTTTGGAAACCTATTTGAAAAAGAGAATAGTGGGAATGGATTGTGCACATTGAAAAAAATATCTATTTTTGATGAGAGGTTCCTAAAACACATTTAAAATCTAAATTTGATGAGGGTGTAGCAATTAAACAATAAGATATGTTAAAATATTCTTACATATTAAAATGTAAGGAGAAGGTAAAAATGAACGGACTTAAATATGTATTATTGATACACGTTATGGAGCATGAAGAGTTAGCTGAGAAGCTTGGTGTTAAAAAATCATATATTGATAACCGAGTGGCAGGGAGAAGCGACATTCCTCAAGAATATAGCAAAACCCTTATGGATATCTTCAACATACCTATTCGATACTTTAACGAAGAATTAACTGAAGAAAACATAAAATATATCTTGGAACATAGTAAAAGTTGTGGTGTTATAACGGGGCTTGAGTATGTGCTAAATATATATGAGATACAGAATAAGGATTTCGCAGAGATACTTGGTATTAATAAACAAATCATCAATCTATGGAAAAAGAAAAAGCAAGGTATACCTAGTAAATACATCCCTGGAATTCTAGAAATATTAGGTGGAACTCCTTCAAAGTACCTACAGAAAGAATTAACAATAGAAGACATGAAAGATCTTTCAACATATATAGATATGAAAAAAAATATTCTACAAAACAAAGAGTTTAGCGAAAGAATTATTAAACTAAATAGAGAAGTTATGAAAAAAATAATTAACAATGTTCCGTTAAAAATATCTAGTGACTTATTGGATAAGATAGAAGAATTGTCTCAACGTCAGCAGTTAACTGTAGATCAACAAATTATAAAAATACTGTCTGATTATTTCAAAGAATAATATAAAAAGAATATTTTAATAGGAAGAAGACAATTATAAAATATAAAAGTGAGGAAGTATAATTAAACTTTAAATCAATAAATAAATTACAAAAGAGGAATTTGAAATGACATCAAAAATTGAGATAAGAAATAGTGAAATTATTAGAAAAAGTGTTGCAGGGAAAACACATGAAGAATTAGCCATAGAATATAGTACATCTTTATCTAATATTAATAATATAGTTGGACAATATATTGAATTCAAAAATTATTGTAACGAAATGGAGAATTATATATCTAAGAATGAAATTAATAAAGACGTAAAAATGTATAATTTGCTTAAACTATTAAAATTTCATACACGTAGCATCAATGCATTGATAGATAAAAATATTATGAGCATTGAAGACCTTATCTCATTGGAAAGGGATGAAATTTGTTGTATAAGACGTATTGGAAAAACAACCGTACAACATATTAATGAATGTATCAATAACTATAATAATAATGGTAATAATTCGTTAAAACCATTCACAAATGATGAAATAATTTTGAATAATTTCAATAAAAATGTGAATCTTTTTATATTAAGAGGAAAATTAACTGAAAATAATAGAATCACTTGCCCTTGTGCTAATAATCAAATACTAATACAAGCTATAAAAGGTGATAGAGAGTATATTCGGAAATTAATTGATTTAGTGGATAATAACCAGTTCACATTTAGTTTTCTGAAAAAGGAAGTAAATAAAGAATTCGATAGATTGGAAAAAAGAAATGAACAGTTAGTAGAAATGTTAAATAAAATGTGAAGAGCTATAAAAGTAGTTTTTTATATTAAGGAAATGTATAATTAAATAAAATAATAAAAGTGAAAGAAGGAATAATATTATGAAAAACATTAACAATTTAAAACCAAAAACAGCAATTATACTTGAAGGGGAAAGCAATGAGGTTATGACCTTAATTCTAAATGAAACAGTTGTTGAAGTAACCACTGATGGCACTGAACATGTTAAAAAGCAAGAGGGACTAATTACATTTATAAATGAAGATGGACTTAAGCTCGAAGCTGGAGACCTAATATTTTGGGAATATGTAAAAGAGATAAATGTCTTATAAAAATAGTTTCTATTACAAAGATACTAAAAGAGATATAACTTAAAAGACAACTTATAAAGGAGAAATATTGATGAATGAGAAAAATTGTACTGATTGTGGATATTGTAAAGAGTTTCCAGAGCATAGTTTTTGTCAGTGTTCCGACAAAGGAAGTCATGAATTAACGACTTATAATGAAGCAAAGAATTGTGAATATTATGATGATGATAGCTGGATGAAATAATAAAATGAGTATTTGATAAGACGAAATTTGAAAAAAATACGTAGTGAAGAGATTAAGTAAAAAATGATTAGTTGGTTTAGAAATATAATAAAAGCCTACTAAATTACATTAGTAAGCTTTTTTCGTTTAAATATCTTAAAATTGTACAATTTATTGCCTTCATTATAAATTCCATTACTTATTATCACGGATTTTTTTACTGGAAAAGTGGGTGATTGTTACTGGGGGATCTACGCTTTCGTCTTTTACACATTTACACACGCCTGAACTACAATCTTGTACATAACCCTCTGCGCATGGCGGGTCAGTACGTAAAATTTTAGAGTCAACAGATTGATTAGTGTGTTTTTTTTCTTTTGGCGAATTATTCATCTTATTCACATCTCTTTCCTTTAATATTAGCTTTATTACTTCTAGTATGTCTAAACCTAAAATATTTTATACATTGATTACCTGGATGATAACAAAGTAACTTATAATAGTGAAAATGAAGAATGTCCGCCAATGTATTTTAGCGAAAGTCTTTAAAAATTGAATAGTGTGATATATGTATGTTATAATTTAACAATAAATAAATTTGAATTTTGTTGTGATTTATTTACAAATCCAATAAAATGGAAAGGACAAATTAAATGGACAATTGGTTTACAATAGATCATATAGATAAGGATACACATATCATCAGTGAATACCGACATTGGGAGGAAACACATGCCTATCTTTTAAATGGTACTGAAAGGAGCCTATTGATTGATACTGGTCTTGGTATTTGCAATATTTATGATGAAGTGATAAAACTGACTGACAAACCAATAACTGCTGTGGCAACTCATATTCATTGGGATCATATCGGTGGGCATAAGTTTTTTCCTGACTTTTATGCTCATGAGAATGAATTAAACTGGCTGAATGGAGAATTTCCACTGACTTTGGAACAAATCAAGGACATGGTAGTAGATCGTTGCGATTTGCCAGAAGGTTATAATGTGGACAATTACAAATTCTTTCAGGGTACACCTACAATGGTTCTAAAAGATAATGACATCATTGATATAGGAGGACGTTCTATTCAAGTGCTACATACGCCCGGCCATTCACCAGGACACATATGTTTTTTTGAAAAGGAACGTGGTTATCTTTTCACAGGTGATTTAGTTTATAAAGATACTTTATTTGCTTATTATCCTTCTACTGATCCGAAAGCTTATTTGAAATCAATTGAGAGAATTGTAACACTTCCAGTAAAAAAGGTTTTTCCAGCGCATCACAGTTTGGATATACATCCAGAAATACTCATTAGGATGCGTGATGCTTTTAGACAGTTGGAATCGAAAGGTAAATTGCATCACGGTAGTGGTACTTTTGAATACAAAGATTTTGCTATCTGGATATAATTACAAACTATAAAAGACAGAATGAGTATAGCAAAAAAAATTACAAATTACAATTTATAGTTTAATAATACAAGTTTATTAAAAAATGAATAACATTTTTAAATATCACATTATTCAAAAGTAAATGAATGTTGTGATATTTTTTTGTGCGTAATACAAATAAAATGGTAAATTTAAAATAGAAGAGACATATTAAGATGAATAATTTATTTTAAAATAGGTATTGTTTATATTTTAAAAAGTGTGATATACTATAGTTATAGAAAGTCGTTGGACTTTTGTTATATTATATGTTGGATACTAAAAGCACTTTGTCTGCGAAAACAATGGGTGCTTTTTAGTTTTTTGTGGATTTATCTGAATTTTCAGTTGTAATTGCAATTTCACTATTAACCACATCCTTAATTGAAGTCTTACTTTTAACAGTAAGTCTATCTTTTAAGTAAGTAGAAATAAACACTATTGTTGCCATTCCTAAACTTGTTGCACATATCATAGCTACAATTGTAATTTTATCGCTCACACTCATCACTCCTTTGATGATAGATTGTCCAACGACTTCCAATGGTTTGAGAAAAATACAAGGAGTGATGTAACCAACATATTATTTTCTCATAAAATTATTATATCATAACTAATGAGGTGTTGGAATATAATTGAAAAATTAATTACTTAATACAATGAATCGATTAGTCATAATAATTACTTATAAAAATATTAGTTTAAACTAAAGACTCAATCATAGTGATATTTATTCCACCCCATCATTTTATTATAGGGCTTTTTATAAAATTATGGTTAGTTGATCTCTTATAATTTATAAAATTTATTTGTAGAATGACCTTTTAATCAACTAAATGGAGGTACCGATATACTGCATCGAGGTTGCTCTGACCATATTTCAGTATTGAGATAAAATCGTAATGTAGATGCAAGTCTTGCAAAATACTCATCCGCGGTATGAGACTCTAGAGTGCAAAAGGTGACGTCCTGGTTAAATACCTCATATCTAGCGGGAAAAACTGAACCTCTTTGTCCCATAGCCTCATGTTTTGTTGCATAGACGTAAAAGAAAAGCAGTGCAAAATCGACATAAGAAAACCATACCTTAGTTCCATATAGGGGATCGCTATCGTATACGCCAGTCACTGCTGGAGCATTTTTATAATCTCCAGTATTTGCGAAGGCATTCAAAGGCAGTGCTGCAGCTAAAACGAGCCATGAATTTAGAGGCTTTTCCGAATCTGGAAATTGTTTTTTTAATTCTTCTGCTGCATGAGCCATCACCAGGCAACCTAGCGAATGTGAAATGACTTTCCCTCTCTTTGTTCTGTCGATATTTGAATCAGCCATCTTTTTAAGAAAAGGGAGCAAAACTTCTTCACCAGTATATATGGCTCTTTTTTGCCATTCTCTCCACATAACCGCCGCAAAGAATTCAGGTGCATCCCCGGTGACAGTTCCACCCAAGACAGTTTCAAAACCAGCTCGTATGATTACTTCTTCATCATTGCTTAAGGTACTATCGTAACTGACAATAAAAACATCTGTATCTTTGCTATAGTCAGTGATGTCATTATTATACATCCTGGCGGCATTCTCAAATTTTTCGTAGAATTCATAGGCAGCTTCCTTTGTGGGCTCATTTTCTATCCCATGAATAAACACAAAAGGAGTACGATCGGCAGGAAATGTGATAGTATTAATGTCGATTTCTTGCATATTCTCAGAACCTCTTCCTTCCCAGACGGCCTCCTTGGGATTAATCAATTGAAAGATCCTTGGATAAATTTTACGATGCAACTTACCGCCAACACGTTCCCATACCATGTCGAATACTTCAATATAGGAATCAATCACTTCATTTGTAATGACTGCTTGATATTCACTGGTTCTATTAGCAATCCGGTTCCTGATACTGTCGAAATCCGAAACACATCCTTCTGCTCTATCAAGGATAAACTTAATGTCTTCGCACGTATTATTAATAACATTGATTGCAGTATCGTTGACCGACTTTAAATTTGCCTTTACCTTCTTTTCTGCAGCACCTAAGTCAATAATCTTTGATTTATTCATTATAATATCGCCTTTCCTCTCTTATAACGTATTTGTAAAGTTTTTCCATGCGCCATCTGAATTATTACATCTAAAACACTATTAGCATTGATAATAATAACTATTCCCATGAATTATAATTATTATTCAAAGAAGAGTGTCTTATAGCTGCAGTAGTTTAGCTGAGGGGTTATATACTTTAAAGAATAGACTGATATTTGCACTTAAGGATAATCGGGACTTTGACTTTGATGATGAGGTTGTAGATAACTACGGGCATAAAAGTTTATATTAACGCTTGACAATTAAACAATAATATTATAATATGTAAATAACAAATAAATAAAAAGAGGAGCGGTCAATATGAAAAATCAAATTGCACAGTTAAACCAGGCAAAATTCAAAAGCTGGACCGAAGGAAAAACAGTAGAGGTTATTGATCAGAAGTACATTGAGCTAACAGAGCAGATTCATATTTGTTCAAAGCCTATCAATATTAAGAAGTTGTTATTCATGTTCCAAAACAAGGAGTTTGTAAACAGGACAATCATAGTCAAGAAGTATAAGGATAGATATAGCCTGGTTGTGGGTTTGAAGTGGTTAAAGGTAGCTAAAGCATTGAATATTCCTATCTCTTGTATTGTTATTAATGAGAAGTATAATCATCAAAGGTTTGTTAAAAAAGTTGGATTGATAGAAAATTCAGCAGAGGATATTAAGGTTCCAAAGGGAACAGAGTTCTTATATCCGGTTGGAAGAGTTAAAATAGCTGCATACCTAAAGAAGCATTCTCCCAATGGAGCAAAGTATAAAAAGAAAGAAGCTTTTTACTTGAAGAATCAAGTAATAGATAAGCCTATCACAGTAATTAAAAATAGTCAGGATAAGAATGGTGTAGTTGTAGTGGATGAATATATAAGATTCTTAGTTCTTGTTAAACATGGTGTTAAGAGTATTCCAGTTAAGTTTGCTGTAAACAACTAAACAATAATATTATGGGAGGAATGTAAAATGGATTGTATCGATATAGGAATAATAGGAGTTGTAGTGGTGGGAGTCACTTACCTAGTTCTTGAAAGTAGATACTCAAGGAATAAGAGAAAAACTTTAGATGAAAAATATAATGTAAATAAATTCCCGGTAACTTCGATAATGGGAAATCAGTATTATGCTGAGATAATTTATAACCATAGAGAATATTGTAATAAAAGATTTAGTTGTAAAATTTATAAGAGATTATTAAAGAAGAATGGAAAATTCAAAGATGAATTATTGTTGAATCGAGATGTGGGATTTGAAAGTTTTGATTATGATTATGTTGAAGTAGTAAAAATAACTATAGGAGAATATGAAGCTGAGCATAAAGCAGAGATACTAAAGAAGAAACACAAGGATGAATCAATTACAATGAACAAGAAGCTATTCAATGAATGGGATGGAGTAATTCGAGAGGAGAGTTAATCATGACAATAATGCAGAAAGCGAATTATCTAATAGACGAACTAGGAGTTCGGCAGCAATTTATATGCGACAAGATAGGCATGGGCAAAAGTTCTTTCAGTGAGTTTGTAAATGGTAAGAGAGGAATAAAGGCTGTTAATAAGGCTAAATTAGAGGTGCTGGTGAGTAATTATAATATAGTTGAAATATAACTTGAACAACGGAACAATAATATTACGTGAGGGGAATAACTATGAGAATATATGAAATAAATAGATACCAGTTTGAGGACAAAGAATATAGCAAGTGGTTAGGAGACTTAAATAAAGGCCTAAGAAAAGCAGGATTAAAGAACGAGTCATTATCAGCATACAAATCCATATGTAGTCAAATGAGAGAACAAATATGTACTGAAAATATATTATTACTTTGTACAGAAAACAATGGAGAAATTACGATTATAGAGTTTGACCATAAGGCTGATGGATTAATACACTCACATTATTTCGAGGAAGGAAAAGGTTATTATATATAAGAAATAACTTAAAAAGCTTATTTTAAGAGGAGGAATTATGGAAGAATCAGCATGTGCTATCAATTTAAAAAAACTCAAAGAAGAAGAGTTAAAACGCAAAGGATATAACGCTCAAGATATAGGACTATTGAACTCATTAAAAGAGATGGAAAAGTTTCCAGAAATATTAGAGCACTATCTTGAAATATATATTCACAATAAAGTAATGTATGAAAATCAGAATAAGAAATTAAAAGAATCTGTTTTAGTATGGTGGAAGGAACATAAAGACGATATAGATACTGGAAGGCATTCAGAATACAATGTTTACGATGAAGTGCCTGATTTTGTTAAGATAGCAATGGGAAGAAGATAATAAATTTATTTTAAAGAGGAGGGAATTATTAATGATTAAAATAGTTGAAGGTAATATATTAAATGCAACTGAAGATGTAATATGTCAACAAGTAAACTGTCAAGGAGTTATGGGAGCCGGACTAGCTAAACAAATTAGAAATAAATATCCAGAAGTCTACCCATTATATAAAAGGTTCTGTGAAGGCTGTGAAAATAACGATAGGAGAACTTTACTAGGAGAGATTCAAACTATTCCCGTATCTGATGGCAAAGTAATAGCAAACCTATTTGGTCAATATAATTATGGAAGAGATAAACAATATACTGATTATAAAGCCTTGAGAGAATGCTTAGAGGGTATGTTGAGAATGGTGAGCATGTTCGATGACTCAATAGCAATACCATATGAGATAGGCTGCGGACTAGCCGGTGGAGACTGGAATATAGTTTATAAAATAATTGAAGATGTTTTTAAAGATTATGAGGTTACACTTTATAAATTCAAATAATATTTAAAATGTCACCAGTAGAAAAGCTGGTGTAAGATAAAGAGGAGGGAATTATTAATGAAAGAATGTAAGTTTTATTTTGACGAGATAGTCTACGTAGATTTTGAAGACCACAAAATAATTGGTAAAGTTCAAAGCCATAGAATTACAGATACAGGAATGATATTATACAATGTTTCTTTAGCTGGTTTATATGTTCCACCCACAATGGTTCACAAATTGACAGAAGCCCAAGAAACTGCTTATTTTGAACTATTGAAGAAGTATGATGGTATAAATAAGACAGAGGTATTTACTGAAGAAATGCAAGAAATATTCAAGAGGGAAGAGTAGATATGGATTTATCAAAATATACATTCTGGCAATTGATTAAATTGTATAATCAAATAGGAATAGAATTCTTAAAGAGGACATGGTGGATTTGGATTATTATATTAGCTACTGCGATAATTGTAATAATATATAAAAATAGACAAAAGTAGCAGTTTATAAAAGATCTCTTTTAAAAGGGATATTGGTGACTAAAGTCACCAGCTAAAATAAAAATATTGAAAAAAGCAAAAATATAATTGAGCATTATATCTAAATTATATAATTGAAAATGTTGATTTCAGAGGGTCGAAGCATAGTCCAATATGTAGTATAAAAGTATTTTTAATTGTTAGAGATGCTGGATTTAAACGGTCACAGATTAAAAATAAAATAATTAAATCGTACCTCTAAAAAAATGGGCTTATAATTATAAGAGAAAGGAGAACTACTATGAAGGAAGTTAACGCAGACTTATATGAGTTTTTAAATAATCACGAAGTCCACATATATATAGTTGATAAGAAAATAGAATCTCAGGTATTCATACCATTTTATGATTTAGAAGATTTTGTAAAGATAGCTGGTTCTGGATGGCTAGATGAAGGTGGAGCAGATTGTAAACTTCAAGATGGAAACATTTGTATTGATATAGTAGACCTTATAGAGAGCGATGGACACCTAATATCTTCCTATAGTAATTGTTTTGAGAAAGATGAATGGAACCAGTATAGAGAACAAATTTTAAAGATGGAGGAATAGATAATGAGTAAACGAGATAACCCAAATTTAATATTGATGACATATTGTAATGTGAATTTACAGTGTGATGATGAGAAACTACAAATGAGATATAGAAGAACAGAGGAAAAGGCTTATGGAGTGTGGTTCTGTAATGGAAATAACACTGGGCTGCAAGTAATTGAATTAATTAAAATGCTACGAGAAAAATACAGCAGTATAAAAGTTATCTGGAAAAAGCAATAGTGATTCCATATCTTAAAATGCTGATTTTAGAATAATGGAAAATTAACGTAATTTTAAGTTGACTTCATGAAGTCATGAGGTTATAATAAAGTCATAAAATTAATAAATACGAAGTGAGGTGAGGAATATTAGCGATTATTCTTACAAATACATACTTGAACTTAGTCTTGCTTTCCCTAATACAATGGCTCCATTAGATTTTGAATCAGAAGATGTTGAAAGGGACATATACAAAGCACAAACTCTTTTTAATTCTAGGTTTGAAGGAAGAAAGGAAATAAATGTTGATAAGATTATTGGTCAAAATTTATACTTAGAACTGCTAATTTCATTTATTCCTAAGAATGCTACTCGAGAAATTAGTGTGTTCAGTCAGATATTAGTACAAGATTTTGATTTTGATAAGTATAGTTCAAAACCAGGTAGGTTGTTTAAATCAGAAGTAATAGAGTATCCGGAAGGCGTAGACAAAAAGAATGATTATTCTATCTCTGTGCCAGAAGGTATTGTTTCCCAGGTTGCTGAAAAAATAATGAGAGATTATGATCACGAGTACCCAATTAACAAAATACCACTAAGAAATTCACAGTTAAATACAAAATCGAGTGTGTTTATTGAGATGAGCAATGAGATACTTGCTACTGACAATATAGATGAATTGGACAACCATATTAAACAGCTTGAGAATTTACTTCTGCTAGCAAAAACAAAGAAAAATCTTATAATTATAAATAATTTATAGTTTAAAATAAACAACATTTAAATAAAAGAGTGAGGGGGGGCATTAATAATTATGGAAAAGGAAATTTATATGTTAGATATCGAAGGAACTAACGAGGATATAGTATTAAACAGCAATACAGAATCTGAAAAAGAAAAATCTGCTGAAACACTAAATAATGTATTATGGCATGTAGATGCTGGTGATGAGCCTACAATAGTAAATATAGGTGGATACTACATAACATCTAGGCGCAATGCGGCAGATTACACAGAAATGTATGGTTGGATTTTCTCAAAAATTTTAGTTGCTGAAATGTGATTATTAGATTCATGTACAGGCTATGTTTTAAAGAGTAGCTTATATATAGAACTAAGTTTATAGTGACAGTATTGTGTATGTAGATATATTTTTTTAATTACCATTGCCATATATCTTATAGGTTATAAATTAGAAGGAGGGGTACAAATGAAAGCTTTAGCAATAGGTTCATTCTATGAACATGATTCTGTAGAAACTGATTATTTTAGATCATCAAAGTCTTTTCTGGACTATGATATTATATTAATTAATTTTGATAGCATATTAAATGAATATAAAACAACGTCCAGTAAAACATACCGCGGTAAAAAATGCTTAAATGATGACGACTCGGTTAAAATTAAAGAGGATATTAAAAGACGAAAGGTTGAAATACTTGAATTGTTAAAAATGGGGAGAAATGTAATCGTATATTTACCCGAACCACAAATATGTTTTGCAGATACTGGGAACAGAGAATACTCTGGTACAGGTAGAAATAGGCAAACAACAAGGATAATAGATGCTGTAGACTTATTGTCAGTATTACCAATAAAAGTAAATGCGATTGAAGCTCAAGGTGAAAGCATAGACTTTAAAGGTGATGCCCAATTTGCTGAATTTTGGAAGCAAAATAAAAAACATTTATGTTATAACGCTTATTTTAATGAACCAATTGGCAAACCAATATTTTATATAAAAGGAACAAATAAAGTTGTAGGCTCTTATCTCAAAGTTGAGAACGGAAACTTAATCTTTATTCCGTCATATTACGATGACAAAGAAGATGAAAAGACTGAAAAGATATTCTTTCAATCATTATTTAAATTAGTTGAAGAACTAAAAAAAGAAACAGGTGATTTTGAACTGCCAAGTTGGAGTAAGGACTATATGCTACCCGAAGAATTGACAATAATAAATAATATTAATAAATTTAAAAATGATATTAATAAGATTGAAACTAAAATAAGTAAGCAAAAAGAAATTATTGCAGCATTAGAAGAGCACAAGGTATTGTTTACAGGTACAGGAAGAGCGCTTGAGGTAGCTACTGCAAATATTTTTCAAGAGTTAGGATTTGAAGTAACTGAAGGATTGCCAGGAAGAGATGACCTGATTCTAAAGTATAATTCAAAAGTAGCTGTTGTGGAAGTAAAAGGAGTCACTAAAAGCGCTGCAGAAAAGCATGCTGCTCAATTAGAAAAATGGGTAAGCGAGTATTATGCTAATTTTGAAATAAGACCTAAAGGGATTCTAATAGTTAATACTTTTAAGGACGTTCAATTAAAAGATCGCACAGAAGATGATTTCCCTTCTCAGATGATAGGTTATTGCAAAAACAGAGAGCATTGCCTAATAACTGGAATGCAATTGTTATGTATTTATTTTATGTTAAAAAGCTACCCAGAAAAAAAAGAAGAAGTTATAGAAGAGATGTTTAATACTTGTGGAGTTTACGAGAAATACCTTGATTGGTCTAATATTATAAGCAATACCCAAGAGAAATTATAGTAAATAAGATAAAATAAGTTTATGTAAAAATTCATTATGCTATTTTTAAAGTAAATATTCCCAAACCTTTTAAAAAACTAATATGGGGTTGGGAATATAAAATTTAGCTATTTACAATTAAACAATAATAATATATTATAGTAACCAAGAACAAATATTTTTTAAAGTTAACAACGGAACAATAATGTTATAAGGCGGTGATAAGTTGCAGCTTACTAAGATTAGATCATTAAAAGTTTGGCTATACGAATATGAGAGTATTCAAGAAAAAGAGGAACATAAAAATAATATGCTTCTTGCCAAGTTTTTAATTGAGAAGGAATCAGAGCTATCAGTTGAATATAGCCAGGTAGTAAAAGAAAGCGAATAGGAGTGATGTTAAAATGAAAATAGTTATAGATGAGTTAGAGTTAAGAAAGCCATGCGAGAAAGTTAAACTATTTGAGATGAAGGGTATTGTAGAATCATTTCCTAACTTAGTTAAAACTATGAAAATAAATAATGGTGTTGGATTATCAAGTTGTCAAGTAGGGATACATAAAACCTTCTTCATAGCACAGATAAGCAGCATTACGAAATTGTTTATTAATCCTAAAATTATAAAGTATAGCGAAGAAAAGTATGTTGAGGAAGAAGGATGTTTAAGTTTTCCAGGGGTCTATAAAAATATAAAAAGAAGCAATCATATTACAATTCAATACTTTGATTATAAAACTAAGAAAATAATCAAAGAGGATTACTCAAATTTTTCAGCAAGGGTAATACAACATGAGTACGACCATTTGCAAGGTATTTGCTGCATACTGGACAAAGCAATAGAAGAGGAGGGAACTATTAATGAAAAAATTTAATTGTACAGTAACCAGGATAGACGAATATGAGATCGAAATAGATGAAAATATTATGACAGAGGAGTGGATGGCTGATTACAGGAAAACGTTTAGTAATGTTAAAACTCTAAGGGAACATGCAAAGCTTATAGCTCAAGAAAAAGCTAGAGGAACGGTGTTTATTGAAGGTTACGGAGTTCCAATGGTGGACAACGAATTTCAATATTACATGAATAAAAAATCTACTGAGAATATAGGAATTAACATTGTATCTCTTTCAGAAGATGAGGATTGTGAAGTTGACTGTATAGAAATAGTCTAACGAATTTATAAATTAATGAGGAGGGTATATAGATGGATACAACAAATAAACATATAGGGAATGTTCTTTCAAAAATGTCAGATGAGGATATAAAAGAAGTTCTTGAGCAATATATTCAAAAATGTGGACTCAGCATAGAATTAATGAGCGCATACTTCCAAAAGGTATTAATATGTGACGGGTTTGACTATGAAGGAAATATGAAGAAAGTGGAGGACTAATAAGATGGAAACAAATTATAAAATAAGTGATAATGGTAAACCAAAAGTTAGTTTCAGTAAGGAGTTCAAAAGTTTAGCCCAATTTGATAGGGTAACTGGTGCCACATTTAAAATTGGAAAGGAAACATTATTTATTTCAGAGTCGAAAGTAAACAGTCATAGAGAATCAGTAGAGAGAAGTTTTCATATCTCGTTAAGGCAAGATGGAGTAGGCAGGAATATAGGAGAATACAGCCTATCACAAATGCAATTTAACAAAGAAGAACTGTTAATTGTAAGAGATAATATTAATAAGTTAATAGAACAGGACTAAAGAATAGTATATTAAAACACGGATTTTAAATGACAAATTAAATATTATGGGCAGTGACCTAACCACTAAAGGAGATTAATTATGGAAGAGTTATCAACAATATTAAACCAAGTAGTAGAACAAACAAAGACATCAGGAAATGCAATAGGTGAGGCTATGAAGATTCCTTGGAATGAAGCTAAGAAACACATGACTTGGTATCAAATTAAAAGAGTAGAAACAAAATGTTTCTTTAGCCGTATTTGGTTTAAAGTATTAAAGAAAACAAAGTATAGGAAATTATTCGCAGCAATTAATTAGTACTGATTGTAAATAAAGGAGGGAATATGAGTAAAATTGAATTTCAAAATGGAAGTATAATAGAGACGGTAGAATCTTCAGGTGAAAGTGTAAGAGGTAAAGTAAGAGGCTATGCTTGGACTGATGAGAAAGAAACAAGATTTGAGGGAGGAATTATTATGAATTCAGTAATACAAATAGTAAAAGAATTAGAGGAAACTTCATCAACAAATAGCAAACAAGATATATTAAAAAGAGAAGCTGGTAACGAATTGTTTACAAAGGTTTTATATTGTACATTTTCAGACCATTTGATGTATGGGTTTAGCGAAAAGAAATTGAGAGAATTGTTGTCACAAGGCAATATAGTCAAAGAGCTCAGAGGGCTAATAGGAGATGACATGAACGAAAGCAAAACTTGGAGTGATGTATTTGAGATGTTAGAGGAATTATCTGTATCAAATATAAATAGTGACCTTAGAGACAGGACTATATTGTTCTTGTTAAGTCAAACAGAAGAAATCAGAGAATTATATATTAAAATGCTTACTAAGGATCTAAGATGCAGTATATCTGCAAAGGGTATAAACAAGGCAATTAAAGGTTTGATTAAAGTATGGGATATACAGCAAGCCTATTCCATTGATAAGGTAAAACTAAAGAAAAGTGAATGGATTGCATTATCTTTAAAGTTAAATGGTATTCGCAGTACATTAATGAATGAAGAGTTTAAGTCAAGGCAGAATAAGCCCATGAATGGATTAGACCATGTTTTGGAAGATTTAAAGCAGTTAAATGTTATTGATAATTTTGTTATAGATGGTGAAATGGTAAGAAAAAATATTGATAATGTTCCCGACAATGAAAACTTTAGACTTACTGCAAGTATATTGAACTCAGATAGTGGTGACAAATCACAAATAGAATATGTAGTATTTGATATTGTACCTAAAGAGGAATTTGTAAAAGGAGAAAGCAAGTTAGGATTTAAGGATAGATTAGATCAGTTAAATCGTCTAAAAGAACTAATTGCTACACTAGGGTTGAAAAATATAAGAATAGCTCCAACATATTATACTGGCACAGACCATTCAATGATAGAAACTTTATTGACTAAGGTTGATTCAGAAGGGTATGAAGGTCTGATGTGCATTAGGGATATGCCTTATAAAGCAAAACGTAATAATGGGATTCTAAAATGCAAAGTTTTTAAAACCTGTGATATTAAAATAGTAGGTTTTGAAGAGGGAGATGGTAGGTTAAAAGGAACGTTGGGAGCTGTGGTAGTACAATATAAGGATAACGTTGTAAATGTAGGGTCAGGATATACAGATGCAGAGAGGAAGGACATTTGGGAGAACAAAGACACTCTGTTAGGAAGGATTGTAGAGGTAAAATTCAAAGAGGAATCTATGGATAAAGGTACAGGGTTAGTTAGTTTACAATTTCCCACATTCGTATGTTTGAGAGAGACAGGTAAGGAGGTTAGTTACAATTAAATAATAATATCTTAAATGTCATATTTTATATTACAGAATTGAATAAAAAGCGAAGGAGGTAAAGTATATATATGAAAAATAAAATAAACATTACTCAAATGGCTAATATAGTTGCAAATGAAGCTGGATTATTACATTGCACAATAGAAAATGCGTGGAATGGTATAAATAAAAATATAACTGAACATTTTGATTTTGAAGAAGTAAAATCTTTAATTGAAAATTTTAATTCGTAATTCAAAAGAAGATGATTTAAAATGAGAGATTTAAGAGGAGGTAATTATGTTAGAAATATGTGTTTATATTGGAGAAGATTATGTTGGCAGTATTGAAAGTCCTGTAGTACCCCGTAAGTCTGAATCTATGCTATATAAAGGTAAATGCTATACTATCAAAGATGTAATTTATTCAACTAAAAAAACAGGCAATCTAATGCCCAGAGTATCTACGATAGGGATTGAATTAGGTGGAGTAATAGAGAGTAGGAGGAATGACTTATAGAGTATTTATATAATTGTCCCGAGCACGGAGAGTTCATTGTAGAGAGAAGAATAACAGATTTAACTGTAACCGTCTGTAAGGTTCCAGGATGCCAGTGTAAAGTAGAACAGGTATTTATTAAGGCGAATGTAGATCTGAGCTTTAATGGTAGCTATAACTCAACAAGGAAGTAAAAACGTATCGAGATATGAGAATATTATGAAGAAAGGAAGCGATTAAATTGATAATAAGAAATATAAAAACTGATATAAATTTAATAGAAATTGCAAAAGTAGATGCTACTGTACAAACAGAAGATATTGCAGAATATTACTTGCTAAAGTCAGAAGAGTTTAAAAATATGTTGAAAAAAGTAGTATCAGCTTTAGATGATATTACAGAAGAAGAAAATTGTGGAATTTATGACGATTTAATTAAAAATGCACGAGAACTAATTTATAAATAAATTCGCTATTCAAATATATGATAAAGGAGGCCTCTATGTTAGAATCAGATATTCAATCTTATATGGATCAGTTTAATGTAGATAGGAAAGCAGCTATAGAAGGAATCGAAGAATATTACGCTGCCGAGGACAGAAAAATGTATGAGACCCAGCAAGATTTAATAAGAAGCACACATTAAAATCTAAGTTTTAAAGGAGGGAATAGTATGGTAGTATTCTATACAAATATAATAAACAAGATTGCGTCCGGAACAAAGCACGGCTATTCAAGAAAGAGCCTTGTAAAATTAGATGAATGGCTTAAAAACGATATCCGGACTAACGCGCAAATAGATAAAGAAAAGAAATTCTAAATTCTTTAAAATACTTATTGACAATAAAACAGTAACGTAGTAATATATAAATATCGAAGCAATAAAACAGTAACGAGGAGGAATATATTAATGAAAATCGAAATGGGTACAAGTTACAGAGTAGTTAAGAACAGAGAAAGCAAGTTTGGTTGGTGCAAGGACATAATAGGCATCGAAGGTAAAATTGTTACAGTGATAAGAAATGCTTATTCTCCAGAAAGTTATAAGATTAAGGATGAATTTGGTAAAACTTATGTGTGTCAGCCTTGTAATTTGGAAGCGATTAAAGGATTAAAAAAAGTATTAAGAGATAGAGACACTGAGTATGGTACAGTTGGGGAAGAGTCTCCTTTTAAAGATGTAGATGGAACCAAATTGTATGTTGGTGATGTGGTAGAAAAAAATAAAAATGGTATGAGCGGAGGAAAGGGATTCATTGTAAAAACAGATGATTATGGATTCTTTGTAATGGGGATACAGTGTCGTTGTAAACCAATTACTGGAGAAATTGAAGCTTGGGAAGTTAAACTTGTTAAAGAATATGAGTCATTAAAGACTGGAGATAAATACGGTAGCATAACTGTTATTGAAGTTGAAGAAGAAATTGCATCTACAGATTCTAAGCCGTCAGAACAACTAAAGGATAATATTAAGGAGGATGGTATTGTGGTAAAAGATTTAAAAATTGGAGATAAAGTAAAGGTTGCTAACAAATCAAAAATTCTCGATATTGTTGGAAACGTGGATGTAGGAGATACTGCAATTATAGAAAATATAGAGAAGGCTAATTCATATAAAATTAGAATGGATAAAGATAATAATTACTGGTATGCAAAAGCTGAAGAGTTAGAATTAATTGCAGACAATCCTAAATTTGAAATTATTACTACCGGCACAACTACTACAGTAAAGATTGAAGATGGTAGACAAGGCGTAGCCAAGTTGTATTACAAGGATACGTATAGCAAAGGGTTTGGAATTGTAGCTGCTCTAGGTAAAGCAATGGATATAGATTTAGTAGGAGAAGTTCAGAAAGTTGTTGGGAGTTATGGGTTGACTAGTAAAAAAATATCTTCTGCTAAGGACATAGTTAACAAAACAGAAGTAGTCAGAGCCGCTGAAAATTTTAAAGTTGGTGATATTATTAAAGGTATTGATGATAAATATTATGTAACCAATAAGAAAATGACAAAGGGTGAAGTAGTAAAGTATTTGCCAGGAGGAAGTATAAAAGTCAAAGTGTTAGAGCATAAAGAGATTGACTGGGTAGGAGAAGAATATATTGTAGAACCAGAATACTTTGAATTGGTCGAAGCTTCTTCAGTTAAATTTGAAGTAGGCTGCAAGGTAAAGATTCCTACAACTAAGCAAGGTGAAATTGGTAGAACTTCAGCCGTTATGAATATAGCCAAAAGAAGGGATCAAGACCATCTGTTTTTAGTAAGAATAGATAAAGAATATTGTAGTGGAAAAGACATTTACGTACTCAGCGAAGATATTGATGGAATAGGAGATTTCTTTCACTTAGAGGATTTAGAACTATATACAGAAGCTCCTTCTCTTAAAAAGCCAATTTTAAAAGAGGGAAAGGCTTGTATTCTTACAATAGCTGATTTTAAAATCGGAGACAAAGTTGTCCCTCATGCAAAAACAGCAAGGGGTTACGAAGGACATTTTGAAAAAGAAAGCAATTGGAAAGAGGCTAAAAAACTAGGACAACCATACTTATATGTTACAACTAAATACAGAACTCCTGTAGGTGAACAAGTTTTAAAACTTAATTCTAGTAAGAATGGATATAGCGGAAATTACTACTTACCAACGGATGTTACACTTTATAATAAAGAAAAAAAAGAAGTCGTTAAGGCAGAAGAACCATTGATTCTCAAAGTAGGAGACTCAATAAAAATTAGAACAGATTTAGTTCCAGGTAATTCGTATGATGGCGGGTGTTATTTTGATGAAGAAATGAATGGCTTTGCAGGGAAAGAGGCTAAAATCGTTGCATTAAGAAGAGGTAATCCTAATAGATTTGAAATAGACGTAGATAATGATGAATGGTCATGGAGCCCTAGTATGTTAGAAAAAGTTAAAGAAAAGGCTGAGGATGAAGTCACAGTGACCGTAGCAGAAGTAGAATTTAAAAAAGGGGATTATATCTACTATAAAGAAACAAGCTCTGGAAAGTTTGGTATATGTAAAATTAATAAAATAAAAGATCAAGAATTATGGGGATGTTGGACAACAAATTATGTTGAAGAATTACCAAAAACAATAAAAGAATTTGAGTCACTTAAAGTAAACTCAAGAGAAACATATGTTAATGCAAGAAAAGGAAACGCTTATAAAAAACTTGTTTTAGTAGATGATAGTGAGCCTGAGTTTAAAATTGGAGATGAAGTTACTAGAGATGAGGCAATTAAAATACTTGAAGATGGTGGAGAAATCAAAGATTATGAGGGCTGGATTTACTTTATAGAAGATAGTATTTTAAAATATAAAATATTAACAGGAGAGATTAAGAAAAGTTCAGGGTATGGTGGTGGATCTAATTTACATGGAACATTAAAAATAGAATCTTTTTCAAAACTTGAACCATCTATAATTAAAGAAGATGTTATTCCAGCTCAATTTGTAACTGTACAAGCTATAGATAATTTCCAGGCAAAGAAAATGGTTAAAGAAGGAAAGGAAATCATAGTAAATAATATTTTCAAATATTTCTTAGAAGATGATGTATTAATGTTCAGAAGTATTAAAACGGGTATGCTGCACGAAAGTCTTGGATTCAAGGAAGCTTTTAAAGAAGGATTTGTTTATTCAGCGTTATAACAACTAAACAATAATATTACGGAGGGTAAATTATGAAAAGTTTGTTATGGTTTATCTTCCACACATTCACAGATTGCAAAGAGTCCAATCTTCTTGAATTAAATCACGGTTCAAGATGCAAATGTAAAAAGTGTGGAAGAATACATTTCAGATACTCTTAGATAAAGGAATTGACTTTATTGTTGAAGGTGGTCACATCTACAGCCTAAAAGGGTGCAAGGACAGGTACTAAGGATAACAGCTAAATGAAGTAGTATTCTAACACTAGGATTTCTTTTACCATTTTCGATATCGCATATATGGGTCTTTGAGACTCCAATCTTATCTGCCAGCTCTTGCTGAGTTAAATTTGCTATTAACCTACACTCAAGATATTTCATACAAACCACCCTTTTATTTGCATTATAACTCATATTTCTACAAAAAAACAAATGTAAATATTGGTAACCAGTTTAATCGACAAAAGATACGCAAAGTTAGCTATAAGCGAACAGGATAACTTAAATTAAATTAAAAAATATACCAGTTATGACAAAATATTAACAAAGAATAATGTATAATCAAAAATGGAGTAAAACATTAAGTATTATAAACAAAATAAATAGACAATGGGGGAATTAATTATGGAATTACGTATTTTAGACATTGAAGGGACTCATGAGAAAATAGTTTTAAATGGAGGAATAGATACTAGTGTAAAGAAAGCTTTAGGCAAACTAGAAGAAGTACTTGGACAAGTAGACTTAGGCATTGAGACGACGATTCAAAAAATAGGTAACGCTTATACGACAACAGTGGACAATGCTAACTGGTATAAAGAAATCTATGGTTGGATCTTTAGTGAAATAACAATTGCTAATTTATAGTTGCTTGACAGCGAGCCATATCGCTAGGTGTATGGCAGTAGAAAAAAAAGAAATTAAAATATAAGGAGCTGGTTATTTGTTTAAAGGGAGAGATTCACCGTTTAATTGAATCTAGAACAATTAAACAATAATGTTATAAAAGTTAAATTTTAAAAGGATTGAAGGAGGAATTATTAATGGTTAAATCATTTTTGAAAACAACAGGTTACAATGCTCAGGTGGAATTAAAGAAGCTTCAAACAATCTCAGATAATGCAGTTAGTGTTTTCGGAGGAATGGTAAAAGATTTAATTAGTGCCAATGAAAAGCTAGAGAGTCTAGCAGCTAACTCAGATGCGATAATTGATGAACATGCAGCAATGGCAGTAAGTGCTAGAGGTAAGATCAAAAGTAATGCAGATATAATAGAGAAAATTTCTAAGATAATGTCTTAGTTAAATATTAAGGGCAGAAAGGAGAATATTTACTATCGGAGTCTACTCAGTAAGAAAAACACAAGAAGAATTTTGCAAGGAAGTCGAAGAGAAATTCAATGGGAAGTTTACTGTACTTGGCCAGTATGAAAAAACTAATGTAAAGCTGCTTATTAGAGCAAATGACTGTGGCCATGAATTCGAGATGAGACCAGGTCATCTACTATCCGGACAAGGCTGTCCACTATGTAGAAAGAACAAAAAGAAAACTCATGACGAATTTGTCCTTGAAGTAGAAGAAAAATTTGGAAGTAAGATAACTGTCTTAGGTAAATATAAAACAAGTTCAGATAAAATTAGAATACATTGTAATGCCTGTGATAGAGATTGGAGTCCAGAAGCTAATGAAGTTGTCAGCAAACGGGAATTTCATATTTGCGAAGACAGAGGAGGTAAAAACAGAAAAACGACTGATGAATTTAAACAAGAAGTATATGAGCTAGTAGGAGAGGAATATCTTGTGATGAGCGAGTATACCGGTGTAAATAAAAAGATTTTAATAAAACATAATACTATTAATTGTAAGCATGAATTCAAAACAACGCCAGGTAGCTTTTTAAATAAAGAATCAAGATGCCCAAAATGTTTTGGTTACACTTGTAGTAGAACAACGGATGATTTAAAAAAAGAGATATTTGATATTGTGGGAAATGAATATGAAGTTTTAGGAGAATATACGAAAGCAGATAATCCTATCTTAATGAAGCATAGTCTTTGTGGAAACGAATATTCAGTAAGAACGATATCATTCCTGAGAGGCGACAGATGTCCTAAATGCCAGCACAGGAGCTATGCAAAGACGACAGAAGAGTTCAAAGAGGAAGTTTTTAAATTAGCAGGAAATGAATATAAGGTATTAGGAGAATACGTAAGAAATTCTGAGAAAATTAAGTTAAGACATAATTCTCCTAAATGCAAAAGTCCCGATTTTCTTATGACACCATCAAGTTTTATAGCTGGGCAGCGATGTCCAAAGTGTAAAGCTTCAAAAGGAGAAAAGAGAGTTAGAGAATTTCTTAAGGAGAGGCACTTTATTTTCAAAGAACAATATAGGATTAAAGATTGTAAAAATATTAGACCTTTACCATTTGATTTCGCAGTATTTGATAAAGATGAAAGTATTAATTGTCTAATTGAATATCAGGGGAAGCAGCATTACAAAGGCTGGGATAGTGGAAGAGAGAGTTTAGAAAATATTCAGTTTAGAGACAATATTAAAGCGAAGTATTGTGAGGACAATCATATAAAATTATTATTAATACCTTATTGGGAATTTGAAAATGTAGACAAAATATTAAATGCTATACTTAACAACTAAACAATACTATTGCCATGACAAAGGGCTTTGTACTTTGTACATATAAATGAAAGAAGGAATATTAAAAATGGCAAATACAACTTATACAGGAAATCTTACACAAAGCAAAGGATCAGAAAAATTCAGGGGAATTGTATGCGGCAAGGACGTCGCTAAGAAGGGTTTTGGATATGTAGATTCACCTGCAAAGGCTGCAAAAGACGGTAATCCTGCAAAGAACCCCTACAGATCACTAAAGTTCTTCTTATCTACAAGTAATGATAACAAACCAGTTATTGAGATTATAGGAAGTCCAAAAGAGTTTGCTTATGCTTATAGCAAGAAAGAAAAAAAATCTATGAAGATAGAATGGGCAAAGAGGAATAATAAGCTTCCTGGGGATTATGAGTTAATGATTCCTGAATATGATTTAGCAGAGAAGTTAAACAAAGAGCTTAAGGATGGTTCAGAAGTTGTTATTGTAGGAGAACCTAAATTCTCTGTTTATGATAATCCAAAGTCTGGAGTTTCAGAAGAACAAATCTCAAATACTATTAAATATGTATATCCAGTAACTGAACCAATAAATTTTAATGCAGAGGACTTTAAAGAAGAAAGTACTTTTGCACAAGATATTGTGGTTAGAGACTTCTCTGAGGACACTAAAATAGGTAAAGGATATTTATTCTGTTACATCGTAGGATATGCAGGCAAATTCAACACAGCTACTTTTGAAATAAATATAACAACTATGGATCAAAGCTTCTACAGAAACCTTAAATCGTTGAAGTTCGGAGACTCTATAAGAGTTAATGGAATAGTCCATAATAGACAATTAAAGAAAGAAGTTAGTACAGGCTGGGGTACAAGTGAAGATGTAAATGATGGTTTTAAAAAGTGCTTTGAAATCACTGGTGCAGATGGTTCTTCTTTAATCAAGAAAAGATATAAAGAAATTGATTTCGTAGAATCTCAAGTGGATGCTACATTCGCAGGAAAAATAAACGTTCCAGCAGATAAGCCCGAAGATAAAGTTGAAGAAGGAGTATTACCTTTCCCATTAGGCTAAAATACGAGGGCTTTAATTAGTCCTTGACAATTAAACAATAATGTTATAAAAATCGAGGAGGAATATTAAAAATGGCTATAAAGAAAAATGTAATATTAAGAAACCTATCAGATTACGTTCATTACGTTAGAGGGGTAAAAAAAGTTGGTAAGACTACACTGTTCAGAGATTTGGTACTACAGGAGTATGGAGATGAATCTAAAGGTCTACTGTGTTCATTCGGAGACGAAGATGGATTTAAGTCACTAGATAGACTTCAATATGAAGAGTTCACTTACTGGGATATCACAGAAGCAGATTATGTACAAAAGATAATGGATCAATTTGTAGAAAAGTTAGAGGAAACTCAAATGGATAGCATGACTACTGATGAAATTTATGTGAAGGCAGAAAAACAAACAAATCAATTCATAGAAAAATTCGGAAAACAAAGAGGATTTGTACAATTGGTTGATGATCTAGTATTGAATAATGACGAAATTGGGATTGAATTTATAGCTTATGATACAATCGACAAAATGATAGAAGTAGCAACAGTAGAAGTAATTAGATTGAGCATGATGGAAACAGGAAAGCCATGTAAGTCAATTAATGCAGCGTGGGGTGGCTACGGCGAAGGGAAAAAGAGACTTGCTAAACTTATACAAGACCAAACAACAAGACTTAAACAAATAGGGTTATGCCCAATGGTATTAGGCCATACAAAATACAAAGATAAAACTGATGAAATGTCAGGAGCTGAATATTCTCAATTAACAACTTCTTTAAATTCAGATCTTGATGCCATATTTGGAGACACCGCTCAGGTTGTGTGTACCATTTCAATAGATAAAATAATAGTAGAAGGTAAAATCACTGGAACTCAAAGAATGTTACATTTTAGAGATGACGGAATCGTTGATTGTGGTTCAAGATTTACAGGTATGCCGGACAGTATGGAATTAAGTTCAGCGAATTATATTGAGGCCTTTGATATAGGCGTAAAAAATTCATACTTGACTGCTCCACCAGTGACTCAACCAAAAGTAGAAGCTAAGACAGAGACAAAAGCTTCAAAAGTCAAAGCTGAAGTAAAAGAAGACGCTCCAGTCGATAATTCATCATGGGGAAGTACAGAAGCAGCTGAGCCTACTGAACCGGAATACGATTTAAAGACATTGATAAAGATGATATTGTCTACAATTAAACAAAAACAAGCACAAAAAGTTGCAGTTGTAGATATTATGAAAGTATTAACTAATAATGGAGTTACAGATCCTAACAAAATAACAGATGTTGAAGTAGCAAAGAAAATATTGCAAGAATATAAATAATATAAAATAAGTCCTCTAGTTAAATCTGGAGGACTTTTCTCAAAAGGAGATGTAAATTATGAATAGGAATAAGGAGATGATGGTTAAATTATGCCTCCTCTGTGGGATATGGAGTGCTGTAATAGGTATAAATTCTAATCTAAATAATAAAGATTTTAATGCAGATAAGTTAAGATATGAGGTCAAGGAAGTAAAGATAATCAAAATTGCTAACTTTGAGAAATTCATGAAGATTGTGGATATTAGTAAGAAGAAAATTGAAGCAGATAAGATTGTTAAGGCTAAGAAGTTAATTGAGGATAATAAAATCAAAATGATAAAGGCCAAGAAGTTAAAAGAAAATAAGGTTACTGCCAGTAGAGGTGGAGAAGTAGAATACAATATGGTTTTTACATTAACATTCTACACAAATCTAACAAGTGAGAATAGTAGTGCTGGAGGAATTAATTGTCGTGGAATTAAGCTTTATGACGGAATGGTAGCAAATAATAAATTGCCTTATGGAACTAAGATTAAGCTTGAAGGATGGGGTACTGTAGAGGTCTTAGATGTGGGTGGCAGTAACTTTGACGTATCTCATAGGCTAGATGTTTATGTGCCTAGAGAGGGTGGAGAGAGCGACAATGAATACTTCAAAAGAGTTCAGAGAATGGGTAAGGTTAAGGTTCAAGGAAAGATTGTAAAGTGAAAAAAACAGGAGGGAATCTCTCCTGTTAAATATTATCCATATTGAGAACTTTTAGAGCAGAAGCTTTGAGTTTATTATCATCTATAATCTCATTTGGCTTATCTAAAATAAGAACACCCCTTGTTTGAAGATACTCTTCAATAATTGCAAACATAACTTCCTTATCTATTTTAGAAGAATCATCATTAATGTCTTCTCTAATAAGATCCACTAGATATTTAGTCTTATTGGGTTGCTTATTCAAATATTCCCAGACATCAGGATATTGTTTAAAATCAAATGTTTCTCTTGTGGTGTTATTTCCCATTTACATCGTCCCCATATATTAAATTACCAACAACGAGTAAGCCTTTAGAACCATCATTTATGCAGTCATCAGAAATAGCAATCTGAGGGAATGTGGATTTTAATTGAGAAGAATAATCCAAACTGCTTCCTCCGGTTGCAAACAAATCAAGTGACTCAACATTCCAATTGTTTGACCTCATAGCCTTTTTAATCTTGTTCATATGCTCGTTAATGGTTGATTTAATTATATCACAGGAAGTAGTCATGAGAACACCATTAACTTTTATACCATTTTTAATAATACTAGGGAGTTCATAATCTTTGATATTTAGATTAAACTTTGTATCCAATTTCTTTTTAATCTCATTCTCAAGGATTATACTTCCTAAGTTTTCAGTAAACCCAGTTCCAGGAACGATGTTCATGTCAGACAAAACACAGCAATTAATTGTAAGTCCTCCGAAGTCTAATATTCCCCTCATTTGATTTTGGAACAACTTAGGTTGATTGTAAGCATGAGAAACACCTTGAGGAAATGTTATAGATTTGACTATATTAAACTTCTTAGGCTCTTCATTAAGCTTCGTCTCGAATACTCCAGTACCCTTTAAGTATGAAGCAAAATGATCTTTATTCTGGTTATAAATAGAAAGAGGATAGGAGCCTACAAGATAAAAGTCTGTACCTACAAAGTCAGAGAGGATAGATAGCCCTGCGTAAGTGATTATCTTATACATTTCATCCGCGGTCTTATCATAATCTATACTGGAAAGTTCTGCACCGGCGCCTACAATATAATCAGTATTATTGTAGTGCAATAAATAAGTATTATCTTTGTTCAAAATATCATTAGATTTTTCATACTTGCTACGTAAATATATAGACTTATCTTTTGTAGATATTTTAGTTCCGTAGTACCCATTATCTACACCTACTATTACTTTTGGTTTGTTAGCTTTAAATATTTCTTTGATTTGCATTAATACAACCCCCCCTATATTTTTCATATTGATATGAATTTTTTTGAAATGAAATTATGTGCTCAGTATGAAAGGATATGAAAATTTTCATATTGTAATTTGATTTTAGCATAATATTTGGGAGAAGTAAATATATTTAATATGAAATAGTATGAAAAAATATGAAATTGAAAATCAATAGAATTAATTAAATAAAAAATCATTCTTTGAAAACTGAATAACAGTATATTAACAATGTTATTTCTGATATGGTATAATGTCCTAGATTAATAATAAGTTTTTTAAAGGAGAAAATTATGCCAAAGGCGGATCAGAAGGTAGCAATACGTGGTGATAAAATAGAAATAATTAGGTCTAGTTATAAAAAAATTGCATTCGCGACATATGATAAAGAGCTATTTGACAAGATATCATCTGTTACATGGACTTTAACTAAAGATAGTGGCGGAAAAGAGTATATTGTTTCAAAAAAGTATGGGTCACTACATCGATTGGTTGTTGCTCATTTTTATGGAGAAGATTATGTTACGGAAGCGTACAAGCAAGGTTATGTTATTGACCACATGGACAATAATGGTTATGAATGTACGTATGAAAATTTAGTAACAATACCAAGAAAAGAAAATGTAGCAAAGGGACAAACATATGATATAGAAAGAAAAGAATCAATTAGAAAATTTGCTATTAACATAACACGTGACTTTAATACAAAAGAATTTCAAATATCAGTTATATTTAATAAACATATTGATATTGTAGAAAATGATATAGTGACACCTTTAAGTGTAATATATTTCAAATATGGCACAGATTATAAAACAACATTCATTGACGCAAGAAGCATAATTAATGACTTAAATTCAGGGGGGAAACTTAACTTAGGTCACTTAAGATGTGATAAATATAGCTATAAAAAAGCCGAAATAGTGTTTGCAAGCAAGGAAGATATCGAATCAGGAATGTACATAAAGGATGGTAAAATGTATATCATTCAAGGTTCTCCTAGCACAATAATGCTAAAGACTAATCATAATAAGGGATTACATGAAATTGAAGATATATAAGTATAATTATTTTAGATACCGTAATATTCGTCGGAATTTTACGGTGTTTTTACTTTTCATTTAAAAAAAAGGGTATATTGGCTATATCCTAAAATGACTATTTTAAAAGTTTATAGATGGAGCAAACAGTAATTATATATTTAGAAGAAAATAGTTAATTTATGGTACAATAAAATTGGCAAACTATACTAAGTCAATTTAGAGTTACATATTAAATAATAAACTATAAAAGGAGGAAGTAAAATGGCAAATTTTGAAGAAGGTAGGATATATGAGTTTATAGAAAATTTATACGAGGAATTAAGCAGAAAAGATGATGGATATCACCCTTCAACTCATGACGTAGAAGTATTTAAGAAAGCGTCAGTTGAGTTTAATAAGTCCGAAGAAGAACTCAAAGTAGTATATGATAGCTTTCAATCTATAGTTACTGGAAAAGTGACAGATAAAATAAATAAACTGCCTAAAGACAAAAGGGAAGAGAGAACAATGGAGTTATTAAAAAACATTATGAAAAATAATAGAGACTTACCTTATCATGAGCTTGAAGGCGCAGCAAGTGAGCCAATCAAGTCTGGTCTCGATACCATTAATGAAGAATACAAAAGCATAGCGGGAGACATTGGTAAGAATGGTTGGACAATACCGATGAACATGGGATTAGGAGAGTTGGACAAACTAAGAGGTGTTGATAAAAATATCAAGGTATATGATGACTTATTCTTAGATTACTATAACACCCCAAAAATTAAATTAATTACAAAACATGTTAACGCTAGTTCTATTGGAAAAAATCAAAAAGAATTGTTTAATAATGCGATAGATGCTTATGTGGAAGGAAAATACTTACTGTGTGTTACTGTACTAATTCCTGTTCTTGAAGGGGTTTTGTCAAGTTTTGGTGATGACAAAACAGATATTAGAATGATGAAAGTATGTAGGACAAACATGGATTTAACTGAGAAAGAGAATAAAATAATCACTCATTTAGTATGGATATCATTTTTTAATTTTATAAGTTCACTGTACGAGAAATCTCATTTTGATAAAGATGAACCTACTATTTTAAATAGGCATTGGATCTTGCATGGAAGAACAAATACAGAGTGGAAAGCAGAAGATTGCTTGAGATTATTCAATGCAGTTCATTCTTTAGTTACGATGATGGCCTTTGATAAATAGGCTGCTTCTTTAATATTTTTAGTAAGTTTATTATAGTAATTTGGGAAGGCTTAGTGTAGATTTTAGATTACTATAATAAATTTTTTTATTTTAACATTTAAGTTGACAATAGAACAATACTGTTATAATATATAAATATGGTAATTAAATAATAATATTGAGGAGGAAATCAAATTATGAGTAGTGACATTCGAGATATGGTTGAAGGGTACGAGTCAATTGGGAATGAACTAAATAATTTTCTTTATGAAGGCAGAGTAAAAAAAGGTATTAGAAAAGAGCATACAAAAGAAGAGTTAGAAATTATTTTGGAAAGCATTAGAAAAGAATGCTGGGAGAAATATAGTACGGGTGCATACTCCTTGGGATGGACTGATAAACATTAGCTGTTTATAATATAAAAATCTATCATAGAAGAGGGCTTTTAAAAGGTAGAAAGGAGAAAGAAATATGAATAAAATAGTAAAAGTTATAAGGAGCTTAATATTAAGCTATGACAAGAAACATGGTTTAACAGAAGATACTAAAGCAATCTATATATGCACCCATTTAGAGACCAGAAATAGGTATAAAAATGACAAGTATAAGATTCCATTTGATAAGCCACAATGTCCAACATTCAAAGATAATAGATGTTGTGGCGGATGTAGACTAGCTCCTGAATGTGATGACGTAGTAGATTGTAATTGTTTTGGTTTTTGCTATGCTGTTATGGGTGGAACTGACAAGAAAAGTATGCTTAAGAAAAGCAGCGAATATTATGGAATCGGAAGGATAGGCAAAGATGGAAAGTTCGACTGGGATTACTATTACTTTAATAGATTTAAATTAGAGTCAAAGACAAAGAAATTCATAGTTTTAAATATTGAAGGCAAGAAATATGCCGCAGAGATAAAATCAAGAGTTAAGAATGATGGGTCTTTCAAATGTTTTATAAAAGAGACTGGTTACTACAAAAATAGTAAATTTGAGGATTTGGATAAACGTCCCTCTTTATATGAGACATATGAAAGCGCAAATAGATGGATTTAGCTCTATTAAAAGAAGAATTTTATATTAAACAATTAAACAATAATATTATAAATTAAAGGAGGAACGTATTATGAAGGGTAAATTATTAAGTGTTAAAGAGGTATGCAGTTTAGGAGGAGTAGCAAAAGAATACTATATAGAATCTACTAATTCAGTTGTTAAGGATGGAATTTTTGAGTACGGAGGTGGTAACTACTTTCATTGTTACAATAACCACGGTTTTAGTAAAAGTTGTGCAAGTATTAGAGATGGTAAGATTAAAGTCTATGAGTGGACTAATAAGGATGAAAGAAGGAATAATATTATGAAAAACGCAGTAGTTAAATTTCCAAATACATCAAAGCAATATCACTTCATGACAGATTTAGATTTAGAAACAGGAGATATGGTTGTTTGTGATACCGCAGTAGGAGTAACAGTTGCTATAGTTACAAGATTAGAAGAAGAAGTCTCTTCGTTAGCGACAAAATGGATTATAGGTAAAGTTGATATGGCTGCTCACACTAAAAGAATGGAGCTTGAAGCTAAGAAAAAAGATATCAAAGCAAAAATGGAGAAGAGAAGGAAGAAACTTGAGGACATTGCAGTATTCTCTATATTGGCTAAGGAGGATCCAGATATGGCTGAGTTATTAAAAGAGTATCAAGAAATCAATAATTAGAGATATAAAAAGAAGGTTCTATATGACTTTAAATAGAGGGAGGAATATTAAATGCCAAGATTAGAAAACTGGTCAGTAACAACAGATTATCAAAATGAATTCATGGCTCCAGAATTAATGATTAAAAGACTTCATGGAAATGTTTATGGCCATCCAAGTTTTAATGATGGAGACCCGGTAAGTACATCTACTCTTGAGAAATTTGATTATAAGAATAGAGCAGCTAAGACGAGAAGTGGAACAGAGTATGAGTTAGGAGAAATAGACAAAGATTATGAGAAATATGTGGAAGAAAATAATATAGTATTGGAGGATTATTAAAATGGGAGAAATAAAGAAATATACTGATATCGTTAGGCTTGGTCATAAAATGACAGTTGGGTATTATCTCCAGGAGATCACATTACAATAACAGAGAAAATTGACGGAGCTAATTCAAGTTTTGTACCGATAGAGCTTGGAGTAGATTGTTTTTCAAGGAATATACAGGTTACTCCAGACAATACTCTAAGAGGATACTATGGTTGGATTCAAGAAAATATCGTTTCAATAAAAGAAAAACTTAATCCCAAGTATAGATACTTTGGAGAATGGTTAATTCCACACAAAATTGTGTATAAACCTGAGTACTATAATAATTTTTATCTATTTAATGTTTACGATGAAGATTTGGGAGAATATCTTTCAGATAACATCATGAGAAGTGAAGCAGCTAGATTAGAAATTAAAACAGTACCATTAATATACGAAGGAGAATATATATCTTTTGAACATTTAATGTCTTTTGTTGGTCAATCTGATATGGCTGTAACCTTTGGAGAAGGAATCGTAGTTAAGAATGTATCCTATAAGGACAGATATGGGCATCAAGTATTCGTTAAATTAGTTCATGAAGATTTTGCTGAAATTCAAAAGCAAAAGAAACCTAAAGATCCTTCTGTAATCACTCAAGAACAAGTCTTCGTAAATACTTATTTGGTTGAAGCCAGAGTAGATAAAATGTTGCACAAGTTAGTAGACGAAGGTATTCTTGATGAAAATTTTGGGATAGAAGATATGGGAATGATTTTAAAAAATCTTAATACAAGAATATACGATGATTTAATCAAAGAGGAGTCTGATTATCTTCCAGCAGAATATGAGGATAAATTATTAAGAAAAGCTATTGGAGGGAAGTTACCAAAAATAGTTAAACAAATACTATAACAATTAAACAATAATATTACAAATCGAGAGGAGATTTTATAAATGGTAATAGAGAGTAAAGTTTTAGTAGGTTCGTCAAGAGTTGAAGGAGTCGTTAAAGATATCGAGGAGACAACAGGATCGGTATTGGTTGAACATTTGATAATTGTAGACGGAAAGAATAAAAACGTAAAGCAATGGTACCACGAAAATACTGTAACAGAAGTAGCTAATGAAGAAGAGCTTAATAAGATAGTAGCGGAGATAAGTACTACTACAAAAAAATCTGCTAGAAGAATAGATGATGCCTTGAAAAAAATCGAACTAGGTGTTCTTCCTGAGAAGAGTGATTCTGATGGGGAGTAAAGTTAAAGAGACTAAGCCAAAGGTTAATAAATGCAAGTATTGTACTGGGATAATTGAGGATGCAGATTTAATTGTTTGCCCTCAGCTAGACATGAAGAGGGATTTTAAATATAAGAAAAACTCAAAGAAAGAGTTCGTAAAAGATGCTAATGGGGATTTAATACTTGTTACGTTCAAGGCTCATAAGCAATGTCATGAGAAAAAGGAAGCAGAGAGAATCGCTTGGACTAATTTATATGAGTATGTGAGAGAGGAGTATTTTGAGAAGATTGTTCCTACTCCCATAACGATTAGGATGCAAGACTTATTTAATGGTACTAACCGTCTAGGTGGGATAATCAATTCAAAAGAGGGTTATAAGTATGACACGATTTATCATTGTTTTGTAGAGAGTGAAAATGATATAAAAAAAGCTATTTCTAATAAAGTATTTAATAGTGAAGGACAAAAAGGAAATTATATAATGGCTATTGTTGAGAGCCGGATAGGAAATTTTGAAGATTATAAAGCAGTAGCAGCTGAGAAGGACAAGCAGAACGAGATGTCTATAGATTTCAGCAAGATATTTATTCCTGTTGAAGCCAATCAAGAAGTTAAAGAAGATTACGATATACTAGACGATTTATAGGAGGGATTGGATGTCAGAAGATATTAATATACAGGACATTAGTACAGAGTCTCTTGCAATCGGAATGATATTAAACGATCCCAATATACTGCTTGGATATTTAGATTTAATAAATCCAGTACATGACTTTTCAGATGAAAATTTAAGGTTTCTATATAATCAAGTAATTGGGACTTATTTAAACCATGATGTTATTAGTGAGACGTCTGTAAATATTGAAATTTCAAAGTTAGAAGATGATCAACAGACACTATATAAGAAATTGGGTGGATACAAAAGCCTTCAAAGATTAGCACAAGTTGCAACGATAAATCAAGACTTTAAGAAAATCTATGGAAAGTTAAAAACTTTTAATGTTTTGAGAGAACTTCAACTAAAAGGATTTAAAATGACAGAGGAAATCTATGAAAAACTTAAAGATAAATCCGTTGAGTTTATTCTTAGAGCATATGAACTTCAATTAACAAAAGTAGGAACCCATATTGGAGGAGTAAACGATTCTGTTCGATTAGGGGATGGAATAGTAGATTTCTATGAAAAACTGAAACTTGAGCCAGATATAGGAATAGAAATACCTTTCAGTGGTCTTAATTATCTAACAAGGGGTATTAGAAAACGTACAGTTAATTCTTATCTTATGCTTTCAGGTCAAGGCAAGAGTAGGTTGATGGTTAGGATACTTGTTCATACATCAATTATTGGAAACACAAAGTTTCTAGTCTTAGTAAATGAAGAAAATTTGTCAGATTGGCAATTAAAAATCCTTACCTGTGTAGCAAATGTAGTCTTCTCAGATAAATATGGAGGATTAATAGTTGAAGAAAACGAGATAGCAAGAGGATTAACTGGTATGAAAGATGCTATGGTCAAAGAGGCTGCCGAATATATTCAATTGAACTCAAAGATTAGATTCTTTGAAACTCAAATATATGACTATGAGACTATAAGAATGACCTTTAGACAGCATAGATTAAGGTATGGAATTGAGCATTACATTATAGATACTATGAAAGCCTATAGAGGGAAAGGAACAGAAGGTATGGCAGAGTATGCAATGTATGCTTACACCATAGAACGATTTAAGGCCTTAGCTAAGGAGCTAGATATAAGTATCACTCTAACTCAGCAGTTGTTGGATACAGTCCAGGAGACTAAGAAAATGGACTCGACTCAAATTTCAGGCAGCAAAAGTACGAAGCATTCGATGGACACTATGGTTATGTACAGAAAATTAGATTATGCTGACAAGAAAAAAATTAAGGTGAAGATACAAATGGACGGTAATCCGTTTAATGGACAAGTACAGGATTTAGAAAAAGATGGAGTATATTATTTATGTTTCCTCGAGAAAAATCGGGCGGGATTAGACAAAGTGAATCTGATACTCAAAGTGAATGTTGGAGCGATTTTGTTCCAAGAGATAGGAACAGCCGTTTTTTCAAGTGGTAAAAAGAAAGTAGAAGAGGAGTGATAATTTTTGAGTAGAGGTGGACATAATTTTAAAGATTTAACAGGAAACGTATATGGGAGACTTACTGTAATTAAAAGAGCTGAAAATGACAAATGGGGAAAGGCTCGTTGGTGGTGTAGTTGTAGTTGTAAAAACGAAAACTTAGTTAGGGTTACAGGTACAGATTTAACAAGGAAAGATAGGCCTACTACAAGTTGTGGATGTTTTCAAAAGGAAAGAGCAGTAGAAGCTAATACAAAGCATAATCTTAGAGGAGCAAAAATATACACTGTCTGGGCGAGTATGAATCAAAGATGTTCTGATAGTTCTCAAGAAAATTACAAGTTTTACGGAGAAAAAGGAATTACTGTGTGTGAAGGATGGAAATCAGACTTTATAACTTTTTATAATGATATGTACGAATCTTATACAAGACATATAGAAAAGTTCGGAGAAAAGGAAACTACAATTGATAGAATTGATTGTGGAGGTAATTACGAATTAGAGAATTGTAGATGGGCAACTTGGGATGCACAACATTTAAATACAGCAATGTATGAAACAAATACGAGTGGTTGTAGCGGCGCATACTGGAGAGAACATTTACAGAAGTATGAATTGAGAATACACTTTTTAGGTAAAACATTACCTTTAGGCTGCCATACCAATCTCGAAGATTGTATAAGGATCAGAAAAGAAGCAGAGATAAAGTATTACAAACCAATTATAAAAAGTGGTACAACTTATCCTGTTTTGGAGAAAGAACCTTTGGTAATACTAAATCCGTCGTTTACTAGAAGGCCTAACAACAAAACAGTACCATTATAAAACTAGAAATTTATGAGAAGAAATATGAAGACATATCGGCAGTTACAATTATTTAAAAATAAAATATTGAAGTATCTATAGATAAGAAAAGTGTGCACACCTTCAGGCATGGAGGAAATTATTAATGAATAAAAAATATTTAGAATTATTCGCAGGTACAGGAATTGGTGGAATAGCATTAGAGGAAGCTGGTTATGAGAATGTAGGTTATTCAGAATTTGATAAATACGCTATACAGAATTACGACGCTAACTTCCCGGAAAGGACAAACTTCGGAGATATAACTAAGATAGATGAAAAAGCATTGCCGGATTTCGATATGATTATTGGTGGTAGTCCTTGCACTCAGATTTCAATGATGAGCAAAACATGGTCAGAAGATAAGAAGGTCAAAGGCTTAAAGGGAGAAGAAAGCTGTCTGTTCCATGACTATATAAGGATATTGAATGAGAAGTTACCAAGTCAGTTTATATTTGAAAATGTAAAGAATCTGATAAGCTCCAACAATGGAGAAGACTTCGCAATAGTGAAAGCAGCCTTTGAAGAAAACTATAATATAAAGGTTCAAACTTTAAACACATCTGATTATGGTTTGCCACACACAAGAAGAAGGTTGTACATTGTAGGTCAGAGAAGAGATTTAGGAGAATTTAATTTTGAGTTCCCAACTAAAATAATATCTAAATTAACTATGCAAGATTTATTAGACTATATAGTGGATGACAAATATTATCTAACGCAGAAAATGTATGACTGTATCATGAGTCCAGGGACTAAAGGCTGGATAAGTGGAAAGATGGAGATTAACTTACCAATAGCAAGAACTCTAACCTCTACAATGCACAAAATGCACAGAGCTGATACAGACAATTACATCTCCACAGACTATAAACCGGAAGGTAAAACAAATCTAAGAAGGCTTATTCCAAGAGAATGTGCAAGACTCCAAGGACTTTCAGACGATTACAAGATAGTAGTAAGCGATACACAGGCATATAGATTAATGGGCAATGCTATGAGCCTTAATGTTGTGCGTGCAATAGTTAAACAATTAAACAATAATATTATAAAAAGTAGAGAATTATTATAATGAATATCCTAAGTTTATTTGATGGGATGAGCGGAGGACAGTTAGCACTGGAAAGGGCAGCTGTGGCCGTAGATAAATATTATGCTAGTGAAATAAAACCTCACAGTATTCAGACAACACAAAAGAATTATCCTAACACAATTCAGTTAGGTGACGTTACTTTATTAACAGATGATAAATTAAAAGAATTGGGTGAAATTGACTTACTAATAGGCGGTTCTCCCTGCACGAATTTAACGATTACAGTATGTAATAATTATGATCACAACCAGGGGTTAAAGGGTGATGAGTCAAAACTTTTCTTTGAATATATAAGGATAAAGGATTTCTTAAACCCAAGATATTTCTTATTAGAGAATGTTGCAAGTATGACTGATGAGAACAAAAATATAATTACAAAATATCTAGGGGTAGAACCTGTATTTATAGATAGCAATATATTTTCTGCTCAAGATAGAGGTCGTTATTATTGGACTAATATTCCATTAGATCCGTTGCCGGAGGATAAGGAAGTTGTGTTAAAAGACATAATGGAATCTAATGTCGATGAGAAATATTATTATCAGAAAAACTTTAAATTTAATGGGTGGGATAAAAAAATCATAGCGACATTAGATGTAAACAGCCACGATATAGGCAAAAGAGTTTATAATCCTAATATGAAATGTGGTACTTTAACTGCAATCAACGGAGGATACCATGAAAAGAAAGTCTATGATAATGAACGATGCAGAAAACTAACCCCAATTGAGTACGAAAGGCTACAGACAGTCCCCGATGGGTATACAGAAGGTGTCAGTGATACAAAGAGACGTTCTATGCTTGGAGATGGCTGGACAATTGATGTAATAGCTTATATTTTTAAAAACCTAAACAATAGAATAATAATATAGAATAGTCCTTTTAATGTATTGACAATAGAACAATAATGTTATAATATATAGGAGTAGACAAAATATTTTGCAAAGGAGGTGGTGATAATCAAAGCTAAGGAACTAAAAGAAGTTTTGGATGAAGACAGAATTATTTTCATTCTGGACAGCATTGGTTGCCATCACATCAAACCAAGTACAAAATGTGTGACAGCGGCACTCCCGGATGGAGATAACGAAAGCAGCGTCTGCTGTTATACAGATAATGAAAATTTTCATGTTGATGTTCACACAAGGTCAGCATTTCAGCTCATTAAGCATAGAGACATACTCACTCTAGTCGGCTTTATTAAAGGGATTTCTTTCCCTCAATCAATGAAGTACGTGTGTAGCCTCTTTGAATTAGATTTTTACGTTGACAAAGAATCAGAAGTACCAAAATTTCTTACATGGTTAGATTTTGTAGAGACAGGTGAAATGAAAGATTCAGATACTAAAATAACACCGTTGCCGGAAATCATTTTAGATCAATTCTTCATGGGAGCCTGTATGAAGTGGTATAACGAAGGAATAACAATCGAGGCCATGATTCACTTTGAATGTGGAGTAGACATTCAATCAGAAAGGCTTATCTTTGCAATCAGAGATAATGTCGGAGCACTCATAGGTGTAAAGGGTAGGCTACTAGATGATAGCAAAGCCGATGGAAATAAGTATATGTACCTTTATAGTTGTGGAAAATCTTTGTTGCTCTTTGGGCTGTATCAAAATTATGAGGATATTATCAAAGCAGGAGAAATAATTGTACTGGAGTCAGAGAAAAGTGTAATAAAGCTGTGGGGAATGGGTTATAAGAATTGCGTTGGAATCTCAGGTAAGTGTCTGAGTGATACACAAGTTGAACTGGTATTAAGATGCAATGTAGATATAGTTATAGCATTTGATAAGGATGTTTCAGAAGAAGACGTGCAAAGTAACCTAGATAAATTAAATTTCCCCGTGAAGACTCAGAAAGTATCAGTCATCAGAGATCCATTAAACCTATTAGCTGAAAAGGAATCGCCATGTGATTGTGCTGAAACTTGGAAAATATTATATGAGAATTTTAAGGAGGAGATATGAATGACAAAACATTCAGATATGATAGGTCAAGTTTTTAATAGACTTACAGTTATATCTTATTATGGAGTGGATAAAGGAAGACGTATTTTATGGTTATGTAGATGCAGTTGTGATAATGATAAAGATATTATAGTAAACGGAACTAGTTTAAGAAATGGACATACACAATCTTGTGGCTGTCTGAAGAAGGAAGCTGGATCAGCTAGAAGTATTGATATAACTGGACAAAAATTTGGGCGATTAACAGTGATATCTCACAATGGAAGTAATGAAGATCGTAGAAGTTTATGGCTTTGTAAATGTGATTGTGGTGAAGAAGTTACTGTTACAGGAAAAGAATTAAGAAATGGAAGTGTTCAATCATGTGGTTGTCTTAGTCGTGAGATTAGCTCAAAAAATGGAAAATTAAACAAAAAATATAGTACTTATGATTTAAGTGGTAGTTACGGAATTGGTTATACTAAAAAGAATGAACCATTTTATTTTGATTTGGAAGATTTTGATAAGATTAAAGATATCTGTTGGAGATATAATACAGATGATTATATAGCAAGTGATAAGGTATTAATGCATCGTCTAATTATGGATTGTCCAAAAGATATGGAAGTTGATCATATTTATCGTGTTCATCACGATAATAGAAAAAGTGAACTAAGGATAGTTACCAGTAGCCAAAATAATATGAATGCTAAAACTAGAAGTGACAACATATCTGGTGTGAAAGGTGTATATTTTCACAATGATAGTATGAAGTGGGCTTCAAATATAAAGGCAGGAGGAAAATGCTGGTGTAAAGAGTTTATTAAGAAAGAGGATGCAGTAGCTTATAGAAAATTATTAGAAATAAAATATCATGGTGAGTATGCATTAAAGAAGAATCCGGAGACAACAATTAAACAATAATATTATAAAGGAGAAATAGTTATGGCAAAATTAACAAAGAAGAGATGTAAAATGTGTGGTACTAAAATAGATCCAGAAAAGGTAGTAGTCCATGAAGGTGATAATTACTGTTCTCAAAGTTGCGTAGATTGGCATATTGAAACCTTTGAACAGGATGAGGAGGTAAAACCTATTGATTAAAAAGGAATGGAATATTCTAAATAAAAGTCCAGGTACAGATATAATCAAGTCTACGTTAGCGGCCAGAGGGATAAAAGATATGGTTCATTTCTTGCAACCGAGGGAATCAGATTTATTGCCATTAACTGACTTAGATGAGATAGAAGAAGCAGCTGAGATTATTATAAAGGCCATTAATGAAAAGAAAAGGATCCATGTGTTCCCGGATGTCGACGTGGATGGAGTAACGTCAGGTTGCATTATATATCAATATTTATCTTTCTTCACAGATAATATTACCTGGTCGATAAACAAAGGTAAGGTTCATGGGTTATCAGCACAAGACCTTGAGAGTTATATAGATAACATCGATTTAGTTATTGCAGTTGATTCTTCATCAGAAGATATAGAACAACAACAATTCCTTAAAGAGAATGGAATTAAGGTAGTTATACTGGATCATCATCCTGCAAAACATTCAAAGTACGCTACAATCGTCAATTGCCAAATGGGTGATTATAAGAACAGACATCTTTCAGGAAGTGCGGTTGTATTTAAGTTTGTGAAGTATCTCGATGAACTATTAGGAACAAATTATAGTGATGCATTATGGGACTTAGCTACTGTAGGTCTAATTGGAGATACAATGGAAGTTGGAGAAAATAACCTTGAAAATAGATATATTTGTTCGAAAGGATTCAACTCATTAACAAATATTGCTTTGAAACAGATTATAGGAAATTACACTTTTAATGGTACGTCAGTGAGCTATAGTATTGCACCTTTAATTAATGCCGCCCAACGTATGAATCGTAATCATTTAGCATTTGAGCTGATAATCGAAAATGATAAAAAGAAATGTAATAAGATTATTGATGAGATAAAAGAGTTAAAGATAATTCAAAATATCCAAAAGGATAAGTTAGTAGACGATTTGACGTTCACTATAAAAGCAAATGAGTTAGACAAGCAAAAAGCTATTTGTTTACTTATAGATGAAGTTAAGAATGATGATCAAGGTGATATCGTTGGATTAACTGGAAATATTCTTAGTGCTGACTATATGATGCCTGTTATAATAGTCCATCCTATAGGAGATGGAGAGAAATTAGGAGGATCTATTAGAGGGTATGGAATTAAGAGCTTTCAAGATGTAGTGAACAGCACTAAATTAGTTGTATTCTGTAAAGGTCATCCAAATGCAGCAGGTATTGAACTCTATGCAAAGGACTGGGATAAATTAATAGTTGCCATAAATAAAAAATTAGCTAAAGTGAAATTCAAAGTTGAAGAGACCGCAGATGTAGTTTTGAAACCTGAACAAATTACAGTAGACTTAATTAAAAAGATGGAATACATCAACACAATTTCAGGTAAAAACTTCCCTCCAATTAAAATAGTGGTTGAAGATATTGAAATCGATGATATCGTCACTATGCAAAAGAAGCATATTAAATTCAGCCAAGGTGGAATCGAGTTTGTAAAATGGAATAGCTACGGGGAGCTAGAGAATTTTAAGTCTAACACAATAGGAATTTACAAAACTTGTGATGTACTTGGTACTATGGTAATGAATAACTTTAGAGGAAAAGTAAAGAAGCAAATGGTTATTCAGGACACAAGGAACTTTCAAGACAATTTAGAGTTTATGAGAGAATAACAATTAAAGGATAATATTATAAATTCACAGATCTATGAGAATAATATTTATTTTCAAAAGTCCTTGTCTAATAGTAGTTAATTATATATACTATAAATATAACAACTAAACAATAATGTTATAAAAGGAGGAATGTAAAATGTCATTAACAAAGAGAAATTTAGAAATGACTTTCGAGAACGCAGTAAATACCAACGCTTTATATGTAGGTGTAAAAATCTCAACAGCAGGTAGCTTGGCTCCAGAGGTAATTATTAATCCAAAAGATAATTTCAATGATAAGTTAGAATATTACAGAGAAAAATATGATGAGGATTTAGTATTGAAAAGCTACAGTGGAATCAAGATTATTGGGCTGACTTTTGCTAATTCATATGAAGATATAGAATGTGATTTTGAAGATTCAGTGGAGTAAGTTAAAAGAATGATTTTATAAGACAAAATTAAATTATATGGAGGTATTATGTTATGGAAGAATGTGGCGGTATTAATCTATTAGTAGGTAAAACAATAAATAAAATAAAGGTTAGTGAAGGTAAAGATGAAATTATTTTTTATTGCAAAGACGATGAAGTTTTTGAAATGTGTCATAATCAAGATTGTTGTGAACATGTAGAAATAGAAGATATAGATGGAGACTTGGCTGATTTAATAGGAACTCCTATATTACAAGCAGAAGAATCTGAAAGTGGTGAAAATCCTAAAGAATGTAGTGATGAAAGCTTTACTTGGACTTTTTATAAATTAGCGACAATAAATGGATATGTGACTATAAGATGGTATGGAGAGTCGAATGGTTATTACTCTGAATCGGTAGACTTTTATTTAGTAAGAAATAACAAATAATAATAACAATATGGAGGTATTTATGCAAGTAAAAGAATGGTTAGATACACAATTAGGTCAAGATATTTGGAACAACAAATACAGATATGATAATGAAAGTTTTGAAGGATGGTTAGATAGAGTTTCTAATGGGAATCAAGAATTAAGACAACTAATTGTAGATAAGAAATTCCTCTTCGGTGGAAGAACGCTAACTAATTATAATACAAATAAACCAGGTGCTTCTACAAGTAATTGCTACTCAAGTGGATATGCTCCAGATAGCCTAGAGGGTCTGCTAGAGCTCAATAAAAATATAGGATTGACATATAAAGTACAAGGTGGTCAGGGATTATCATTATCTAAGATAAGGCCAAAAGGATCTAAATTATCAACTTCTTATGAGACTGATGGAATTGTACCATTTATGACAATCTTTAATACTACTACAGCAAGTGTATCCCAAGGTGGTTCAAGGAAAGGTGCATTGATGATGTCATTAGATGCATGGCATAAAGAAGCTCCTACATTTATAAGAATTAAAAGCCAAACAGGAGCTATCGAAAAAGCAAACTTATCATTAGAATTTGATGATGAATTCATGGAATATGTTAAAAAAGATTATGAAAGCGGCAAAGAAACTATTGTCAATAGAACATTCAAATATGAGACTGGCAGTATAGATTATGTAGTCGTGCCAATTAAATTATATAAGGAGTTTTGTGGAATAGCTCATGAATGGGCAGAACCTGGGGCTATCTATACAAAGAGATTCAGAAATTATAACCTAATGGAATTTGATAATGAGTACATGGTAATTACTGGTAACCCATGTGGAGAACAACCGTTGCCCAAAGATGGGGCATGTAACCTTGGGTCAATTAATTTATCTGAATTTGTTCTTAACCCATATACGGTAGATGCAGGATTTGATTGGTTAAACTTTAGTAAAGCGGTAAAAGCATCTATTAAATCACTTGATGATGTTATAGATTATGGATATCAATATCATGCATTGCAGTCTCAGAAAGATATGGCTTTTAATTATAGGAATATAGGGTTAGGTGTAATGGGATTAGGTTCAATGTTCTTTAAGTTAAGATTGGTCTATGGGAGTTTAGATTCTATAACATTAATTGATAAAATTATACAAGTTATGTTCAGAACATCAGTATTTACTTCAAATAAATTAGCAAGAGAGAAAGGAACCTTCCCTAAATATAAAGATGTAGTTTTTGATTCTGAAATTATTAAAAATCATTTTACAAAAGAAGAGATTGAGTATTTGAGAGTTGACGGATTAAGAAATTGCAGCCTACTAAGTGTAGCCCCATCAGGAAGTATAGCAACAATGTTGAATGTAACTACGGGAGTAGAACCAGCATTTAGAATTTCTTATAAAAGAAAAACTGAATCTCTCCATAAGAATACAGATGTATATTACGATGTCTGTATCAAAGAAGCAGATGAATATAAAAAGCTATTTAATACCGATGATTTGCCTTCTTATTTCGTATCATCAGAGAGTGTAAATTATGTAGATAGAATAGAAATACAATCAGTAATTCAAAATCATATAGACACAGCGATATCCTCAACAGTAAATGTTCCTAATGAATTTACAGTAGACGATGTAGAAAAATTATATATATTAGCATGGGAGAAAGGACTAAAGGGAGTTACTATTTATAGAGATGGCTGTTTAAGAGGTGGAATCCTTACTACTGGCGATACTACAGAAACTACTATTGAATTGCCAAGAGGAGCTTGGAAGCCGAAAGCAGCAGATACATTCTATTATGAAAGAAAACTGACTATCGGTTGTGGAAAGCTAAAATTATTTATAGGTTGGTCTGATACAGAGAAAGAGATACAAGATTTATATGTTATAAGAAGTGGACAAGGTGGTTGTGAAAAGAATATACAGACTTCTGTGATAGCTATGTCTGGCATGTTAAGACTTGGTGGGAAGTTATGTAATATTGATAAGGCCTTTGAGGGACTAGGCGGATGTAATAGTTTCGTAGCTCAGAGAGCAAAAGGAGAAAAACTTAGTAGAGGAGCCAGTTGCGGGACAGCTATATTAAATGAAATAAAATTATTCCAATCTGAAATAGAAAAGGTTGAAGTTGAAGTTTCTCTTCCAAAAACTACAATAGAGAGTATATCTTCAAAATCAGCAGAAGAAATATTATATTTGCAAAAGAATGGAGAAATTGCTTATGCCAAACATTTTAATAAATGTCCAGTATGTGATTCAGAATTAGAAAATAGTGGTGGATGTGTGATTTGTAAAGATTGCGGTTTTTCAAAATGCGACTAACAATAGAACAATAACATTACAGGGTGGCAACCAATAGCCGATAATGTGATGGACTCACATAAGGAGATAAGGATTATGGATATTAAAATAGTGTCAGATGCAGAAATGAGAGAAATGGAAAAGGATATGTTCTGTGGAGTATTTAAAAAGTCTTCAGTGAATGAAATTCCAATAAATAAACTTTATATGGCCAAAACAAAACCAAATGCAATTATACCTACTAAAAGGGAAGAGGATGCAGGGAGAGATATTTATACTTGTGAAACTGAAACAATAGTAATTGAGCCATGTTCAACTAGGTTAGTGGATACAGGAATAGCAATAGCTTGCAATAAAGCTTGGTTCCCTAAATTCTTTGACAAGGGTGGAATGGGAAGTAAAGGAATTATCGTAGGTGCGGGCGTGGGTGACAGTGGATATCGTGATGGTTATTTTATTCCTCTGATTAATACTAATAAAGATAAGTGGTTAGTTATAACTTCACAATCGAAAGAAGCTGTCGCAGAGAGTTCTGTATTTGATATGTTAGAGAGTAAATTCAATATAAATATGATCTTAGCTGGTGGAGTAGTAATAGCCGGGGAAGGTAGTAGGTACATTAATAAAAAGAATTGTATCATTAAATATTTAAATAAAGCAATAACTCAATTTGTAATGCTCCCAGTTCCGCCTTTGGAAGATGAAGAAATAAGCTGGGATAAATTGAAAGCAATAACATCCGAAAGAGGTATCGGGAAATTAGGATCAAGTAATAAATAGTATCTTAAAATCAGATATTTATGAGAGGAGCTATGATTAAAGGGTGACGTAACTATTGAAATTGAAAGTGCGAACGATGGTCTTTGAAAATTGAATAATACGGTATTAAAGAATAAGAATAATTGCTATATTTTACAAAAATAGTGATTATTCATATAAAAACATGCTATAATTACCATTAGTTAAGACAACATAGTAGAATATTGCGTCTTAGATAATAAAATAATAATTAATCGTATTGGAGGAGGTACAATGGAAAAAATGAGAAGTAGCTGGAGTAAAAAACAAACAGATGAAAAAGCACTGTCTGTACTTAGCAATGGTAGCTGGCGTAAAAAACAATGGAGTAAAAAACAAACAGATGAAAAAGTACTGTCTATACTTAGCAATATTTGTTCTATAAGCATAATAATATTTGTATGTACGCAGATTTTAGGTATTTGGAAAACTGAAGCAGATGTAATTGTTCCATTGATAGGTGTGTCAGCGTTAATTCAAGCCATTCAGAATTGGAAGAAGAATAAAGAAGTTGATAAAGTTAGTGTATGCGCTATGATACTTGCTTTGGTGTTTTCAATTTTTGAATTTATAATAAAATAAACTCAAATTTGTAAAATGGATTGGATTAGTGAAAGTAACACAATTCTAATTGTGTTACTTTCACATTGTGGCTATTACCTATTCCTTTAAAATTTCATTTTCAATGTAACTTATTGTATTGATTTGTTACATTGAATGTATTATAAATTGATAATTATAATAGTAATCTACAGTAAGTTTCTTGCACAATATTCTAATTAAACGTCACATCTATAAAAACCGAATGATTCCTTAAAATGCCGTATTATTCAGAATTGAATTTTACGGTGTTTTTACGTCGCACTCCAATTAATATCTGAAGTTATATGTCAAATAGCTTCAGATATTAAAAAGTTATTTTTCTTTACCAATATTAAAAAGATTTGTACATTGAACTGCTATAGCACTAATGAATTTATTCGCAACGTCTTCTGAATCACCAAAATTAATAGTTACAGAACCACCTCCAAGAAATGCTTGGCTAAGAGTCGCATGATTGCACCCGCCTCTATAACATGGTGGAAGTAGAGAGATTATAGCATTCCATGTACCTGCAACATTTTTATTTTTCCAGTCTTTTAGTGATAATGTGACCTTCATATTACCAACTCCTTACACTTATAGAATGGCTATATTATATCATCAATCAGTAAAAAATTACAATAAATTTAACAAAAATAAGAAAATTTGTAGGAAGATAGCTAGAAAAATAATCTTAGATCTATTAAAAACAGGAGACAGCTAAAACTAGGACTCGATAAAAGACTTATTTTATGAGAGGAGGATTAGCTTATGACTCAATGGTGCCTTGAACATCCCTGGATGACGTTCTTTATAGTACTAGCTTTACTAGAAATAGTTGGCAATGTTTTGGTAGCAATAATAAAATAAGAGGAGGATTAACTATGAAAAAAGTAAAAATTATAGGTGGAGATTTAAACGGTGAAGTATTTAAAGAAGATATAATTTATGAGGCTCTAAAGGTAGGAGAATTAACCATTGAGCAAATAGAAGAAAGTGTAGAGAACGTTCACGATTTTAGTGACCCACAGGATTATTTTATAATAAATCCAAACTATCCTAATGTAGCTATTTACTATTCAGAATATGAATTAGAATTTATGGAGGAGGAAATATAATGGAAAACAATATGAATTTAGAGGAATTTTTCGCATCAGTAGGTTTATCGGAGGAAGAACAACAAGAGGTATCTCAATATCAATTCGACTCAGAGTCTCAAATTGATGATGCTATAGAAAGCGTAAAGGTTCTTGATGTAGACGAAACAAGATTAAAAACTTTATATAAAGAAAAAGTTGATGAATTAAAATTTAAACTTGATTCTATGATCTTAAAGATTGATAAGAAACGTGAGTGGATATTGTTTAATTTGAAAAACTCGGTTAAGGCCGCAGGAGATGCTAAAGAAACTAAAACTATGTTTAAGAAAGCTTATCTTTCCGGGGAAATAATTATTAAGAAATCTGCTACTAAATTATTGAAACCTGAGCTCACAGAGGAAGAAATATTAAAGGACTTCAAAGATTATAAGAAGGAAAAAACAGAAGTTACTTTAGATTGGGCAGAGTTAAAGAAAGGTTTAAAAATCATAGATGGTAAAGTAATAATGGCCAGTACAGGGAAAGATATGTCTACTTTAATTTCCACAGAAGTAACAGCAGAATCAGTAAGTGTAAAATAAAAAACTTTACAATTAAACAATAATATTATAATAGAGGAGGAAATTATATGAAGTATTTAATCGGTATATTGTTCATGATAGCAGGAGTTGTTGGAGGTGTCTATTTAGGAGTTTGTGTAATGTTTATTGGAGGTATTCTTGGAATAGCCAGAGCAATTGACATGCATACAATAACTACAACTTTAGTGGCTATTAATTTAATTAAAATATTTTTAGCTTCATTCGTTGGTTGTGCGATTGCACTTGCAGGAATAACTATCGGTGCAGTAATCGCAGAAGCTTAACAATATAACAATAATATTATGAGGAGTGAAGGGTATGGTTGTATTAGTAGGAGAGAGTGGTTCAGGTAAAGATACTTTAATGAATAAAATAGTAGGATTAACTAATTTAAATCCAGTTGTCAGTTATACTACAAGACCAATAAGAATTAATGAAGTCGAAGGAGTGGCTTATAATTTTATATTAGAAGAAACTTTTCAAGAAATGCTCTTGAATAATTCTTTTGCTGAGACATCTAATTATAGAGGTTGGCACTATGGAATGGCAAAAGAAGATTGTGGAGATGACAGAATTGTAGTAGTTGATCCTTGTGGGCTAAGGTCTCTATTAAGAAGTGGTATCAATATAACATCTTTCTATATATCTGTAGAGGAACGTGAGAGACTGTCAAGACTAGCTAATAGAGGAGATGACATTGCTGAACTATGTAGAAGAATTATCTCTGACAGGGACACATTTAGAGGAATAGAACATGAGGTGGATTGTATTGTTAAAAATGATGATGCTAATATGGCTAAATTTGAAATTGTAGAAGAATTGAAAAGGAGAATGGTATTATGAAGATAGATTTAAGCACAGGAATATATTGTTTTAAACTTACTGAAGATGACTTAACATATAATCTTGGAGCTGATAATGTTATACAAGCAAAAGAGCTATACTTAAAACATATATCAGATATAATTGATGAGTCAATCGACGATGACCTTTGGAGGCTAAGTCAATTAGAGAAATAGCATTAAAAAGTATATTTTATTATAAAAAAAATGATGTAAATGTTTAAATTGAAAGTTTAAATAATGTTCTTTGAAAGCTGAATAGTACGGTAAAGAAATAAAAACTTATACAATTAGATAATTTAGCGATTGATAATATGAAGAATATGGTATAATCTTATATTAGTTAAGTCCAAGCTGTAAAATACTATACATTTATTTTTTATAGAATTAAAAATGATTGAAGATTTTTTTATAGAGAACAACAAATTCAAATTAGTGGAGGAATAAAGATGAGCGATGTAGAAATGAAAATAGCTATTCCTACTGATAACGACGGATTTAGTTTATTACAATGCCCACTTTGTGGTGAGTTTTTTAAACTGATACCTAGTGAAGCTAAAGCCGAAGACGTGATTGAAATCTGGTGTCCTGGCTGTGGATTAAAAAGTGAGAATTATTTGACAGAAAACGTGTTAGAACTTGCTATGAAGATGGCTGGAAATGTAGCAACGGACATGATCTTTAAAGAAATGAAGAAATTGGAGCGTCAGTTTAAATCTGGAGGATTAACTTTTAAGGCGGGTAAGAAACCAAAGCCAAAATCGGAAGATCCTATTATTTCAGGGATTGAAGCATTGGAGATACAAAAGTATGAATGTTGTAAAAGACAGGCCAAAATTATGCCAATAGTAAAATTAAGCGGAAGTTACTGTCCGTTTTGTGGGGTGAATTAGAATGGAAATAAATAAAAAAGATCTAAGAAAGAATAGCAGATCATTTAGAACAATTGCTAATAGAACAATCAACGCACACTTTGAAGAGGCCAATTCAATCCTTAAAATGTTTATTGAGTATATTGATAATAACAATCTTATTTCAAGTTATATTAATAGCATCATTGTTGACGATTTTGATGTGGCTAAAGAAGTGAGTGAAGTTTTATCAAGTTATGGTAGAGCAATTTTCAATACAGGATCATGTGCTGAGGAAGAAATTGTATATACATATAGAATTCTCAAATATATGGTAGAACAAAAGGTTCGTGTTACTTCTGTTGGGATGTCGTATTCACATTCGAATAAATATCAGGATATGGTCAAGGGTTTTGGAGAAAGAGTAATACTTGCATTTGTGAATCATATTGAATCTTATTTAACAGAAATTTCAATAGATATGGGTTATGACGAGGAGGAGAAGTATATGATTACGATAAACGGAGGACAAGTTAATATTGCTAAAGATCAGTCTACGATTAATGCCACACAGAATAATGGTGTAAATCCTGACGAATTAGATAAATTGGTGCAAATTATCAAGACAATGTTGGTAGATGGAATTGAACCTGAAGAACGAGAAATAATCAATGATAATATTGAAGTTATTCAAGAAGAATTAAAAAAAGATATTCCTAAAAAAGGATTTATAAAAACAGCAATTAGTGGTTTGCAAGGTGTATATCCTAAGATATCTGGAGCGGTTCAATTGACGGCAGCAATTACAAATATTATTAGGTTTGCTACAGCTGTATTATAACACTATATTCCAGAGGTGTTTAAAGAATGTTTAAACAGCCTTTGGTTATTATTTATAACAATCATTAGCCGAATAATCCCTTAAAACACCGTATTATTCACAACTGAATTTTACGGTGTTTTTACGTCGCACTTCAAATAAGGAGGACTAACTATGTCATCAGCAGTTGTATCTGATAAGAAATATGAAGAAACAAAATACCGTTACAAGAAAGAGATAGTAGACACATCTGATATTAATATTGTAGTAGGATCTAAAATATTTATAGGAGAAGAATTCTACGGAACTATAGTAAAGGAATCTGAGATATTCTATTATATCCAAACAAGATTTACAGAGGAGCCTGTAGAATTTCAGAAGACTAGTATAATGGATAAGATAGTCAACAAAGTTCTTATCTTAAAGGACTAGTAAGTACACGAAATCTACTCTAAAGTGTCTCTATCGACCTCTCAGAATGGCAAAACATATCTTAAAACTCGTATTTTAAAGGAGGATTATTATTAATGAGTATCAAACCAAATTATATATTCTTTTACACAAGTGAGGGCGCAGTTGACAAGTTGATGGATCAATCTGCATTTCGCTATAACAAACCAACATCTGTTAGAAGGTCAAAAGAAAGTGCTCTTATAAAATATGAGCATTTTGATATAAGATGTATGAGAGCATATTCTAATATAGGAGATAGATTTAGAGGTTATAGAACATGGCAAATATTAGTGGAGGATATATTGTATGATAACTTAACACAAGAAAGCATCGACCATGTTTTGTTGCCTATGATGTGTGTTTACGATATTCTTGGAGGAAGAATTGTAAAAATTGATTTTTTCGATTAAACAAATAAATAATAATATTTAAAAATACCGTTGACAATAAAACAATAATGTTATAGAATAAATGTAGAGGTAAGAAATTGCTTCTACATTTTATTTTATTTAGAGGGGGGAATTATTAATGAGTGAGAAGATCGGGTATGTTGGTAAATACAAAGGACACAAAGTATGGTTTAGCGGCGAGTTTTACTATGCAGAAATCAAAGGTAAAAATTATGTTATTGATGAGGCCAAAGCAGATGCAGATATTATAAGGTGGACACCAGGATGTTAGCGATAAAAATTTTATTCTGTGGTGGAGTCGCTCTCTTAATTGTAAGTTTTATATTATTAATAAAGTCAGGTATTAATAAAAATATGGACAAAATGTTTAAGTGGCTCATTATTCTAAACATAGGGAACATAGTCGTTCAAACATGTAATCTAATACTACAATTAAATAAATAGAGAGGAACGAAATTATGAGAAAAGCGAAGAATGCTAAGAACTCTGATTGCATAAAGAATATAGAAGTTGAGGTTGAGAAGTACAGGAAGAAGAGAGAAGAAAGAATTAAGTTGAGTAGGATTCAAACGGAGAGTGAAGGAACTGGACAGTGTTGGAATACAGAATTTTATAGTAGCAAATAACAATAGAACAATAATATTATAGGAGGGATTCGTATTGAAAGAATTATGGTTAAGAGATTTAAAAAACGTTTATTCAAAAGTAAATAAAAATACCAAGAGGGCAATTTATTATGACAGTAAGAATTGTAATACGATTTTATTTCAGCCTTTAGATGGTACAACCATTGAAAATATTCATAATGGAATAGCAGAGGAACCTTATCAATGGCTAATAAAAGAACTAAACAATAATAAAAATGTAATAGTAGTTTGGTCAGCAATACCTGGAACAACTTCAGATTATACTATTTATTATGATACTAAAATATGCAAATTGAGTATACCTTCGTATAAAGTAATAATGAAAGAATTATCAAAGAGTTGTCCAATACCAATCTGTGGATACAAGTATACAGATGTCAAAGATGGAGTAGCATACAAAATTACCCCGGAAATGATGGGTAGGTGTTAAGGCATGGAAGATATAATTTACTCACCATTGCACGTACATTGTGCCCAAGGTTCTTTCCTAGACTCAACTAACATGCCAGAAACTATTGTTCAAAGATGTATTGACTTAGGTTTAAAGGCTTGTGCTCTCACAGATCACGGTTATACCTGTTCTCTTGTTGACTTCTATGTAGCTTGTAAAGATAAAGATATCAAGCCAATTTTAGGATTAGAAGCTTACTTAACACCAGATGTTGCTATTAAAGATAACACTTCAAGATATGAACATTTAATCCTCTTAGCAAAGGATAATGAAGGCTACAAGAACATCTTAAAGCTCTCTAGCAGAGGTTTCTTGGAAGGAAAATACTATAAACCTAGAATTGACTATGCAATGCTTAAAGAACACTCAAAGGGCATCATAGCTAGTAGTGCCTGTCTTGGTGGAACTATTGCAAAAATGATAATGAGAGAAGAAAGCGATGAAGATATTAAAGAACAAATTAATGTATTCTGTGATATTTTTGAATATTTCTATCTTGAGATACAAGCTGCAGTTAATCCGGAACAAGAATTAGTTAACAAGAAATTAATAGGATTATCACAAGAAATGAATGTATCTTTAATTGTAACAACAGATTCTCATTTCATAACTAAGGATGATTTTGCATCACATGGTACTTTTATAAAAATTAATACTAATAGGGATAATGAATTTTATCAAGATTGTTGGTTAAAAAGTCCTTCTGAAATTATAGAAGTTTTACAATCTCAAGGTATTAGCGAAGAAATTATTAAAGTATCAATGGAGAATACAAATAAAATAGCAGAAATGTGTAATGTTGAAATTGAACAAGGTCATTCATACTTGCCGGATTTCCCAATACCAAAGGAATTTAAGGATGGAGATACTTATTTGAAAGATTTAATAAATCAAGGGTTTATCTCCAGAGGACTAACTAAAAAAACTAATATTAAAGAGTATATTGATAGGGCTTTGTTTGAATTCAATATTATTTCTAAAAAAGGTTATACAGGCTATTTCCTCATAACAGCAGATTTCTTGAAAGAGTGTAGAGATGCTGATATTCCAACTGGCGATGGTCGTGGGAGTGCAGGTGGAAGTCTTGTATGTTTCTGCTTAGGAATTACAAATGTAGATCCTATTGAAGCAGATTTAGATTTCTCCAGGTTTTTAACTATGGAAAGAGTGTCACTACCTGATATAGATAACGATATTGGTAGTTTAGAGAAACCAGCTTCTATAAATATATTAAGAGAAAAATATGGTTATGATAAAGTTGCTCAGATATGTACCTACTTAACAATGCAAGGTAAAAGTACAATCGGTAAAGTAGCTAAAATATATGGTATTCCTTATGTTGAAATTGAAAAAATGAAAAGTAAGATTAATGACAAGGAAACTATAAAAGAGTCATTAGAAAATGAAAGTGGATTAGTTGAATATCAGAAAAAATATCCTGAGATGTTTGAAATGTGTATAAAGTTAGAAGGTCTACCTACAGGAATATCAACTCATGCTGGTGGAGTTGTAATTTGTCCTTCCAATATGGAAATGTCTGATTTCACAGGATTATGCTTAAGCAAGAAAGATGAGATTATAACTCAAAATGAGATGCATAAGATTGAAGATGTAGGCATGGTAAAAATTGATGTTCTTGCAACAGTTGTACTTGATACAATAGATAATGCTTTAGATTTAATCTATGAAGGGAGGAAAATATGAGAGAGAGTTTAAAATTATTAGATGTTACCACATTAAACTTTAATGATAAAAAGACTTGGGACTTAATTAGTAGTGGTCAAACAGATTCAGTATTTCAATTAGAATCAGTAGGTATGAAAGATGTTTGTATGAGGATAAAGCCTGATAATATGGAATCTCTTTGTGCAATACTCGCTCTTTACCGCCCAGATTCAATGCAGGAGCTCGAGCATTATATTAAGAGAAAAAATGGAGAAGAAGAAATAACTTATCTTCATCCTGACTTAGTTCCTATTCTTGAAAAAACTTATGGTTGTATCATCTACCAGGAACAGACAATGCGTATTGCAAAAGTATTTGGTGGATTCTCTGATGGAGAAGCTGATGATCTTAGAAAAGGGTTAGGCAAAAAGGATAAAGCGAAAGTAAAGGCACAAGCAGATAAATTCTACCTCAGAGCTTTGGAAAATGGCTATGAAGAGGATATTTGTAGGAAACTTGCTGACGATATGGCAGACAAGGGCGGTTACTCATTCAATAAATCGCATAGTTACTCTTATGCGGTAACTGCTTATAAGACAGCATATTTAAAGGCCAATTATGATATATTTTATACTTGTTCTCTACTTAATTCTAGCAAAGGTAGTTATGATGATTTATCAAAGTATATAAACATGGGAAGACAGATAGGGTTGTCAATACTTGAACCGGATATAAACCTGTCATCAAATGATTTTTCAATAAGAGCTTGCAATATCTTATTTGGGACAGAGATGATTAAAAATGTAGGTGGAGCCAGCGTACCTATTATTGTAGAGAATAGACCATATACTTCTTTTGAAGAGTTCAACACAAAATGCAACTTAGATACTAGATCAACAACATCACTCATTAAGGGTGGCTGTTTTAACTCTTTCAACAAAGATAAAAAAGAACTGTTGCTCCAGTATTGTAATTTGCTTTATACTCCTAATCAATATAAGGATGCAGTAAGTTTAGCAACTAAGAAAGAATTATTAAAACTAGGTTTGATTGCAGATGACATAGATTTCAAAAATAAAACATTATGTTTACTTAGATATAATAATTATAGAAGGACTAAATATGTTGCTGCTGAAAAGATTAGATATCAAAAACATTTAGATGAGTTTACTGACAAATATATGATAGGCGATGAAGCAGATTTTCAATTTGAAGTATTATCAATGTATCTAACTTTGAATCCATATAAGGATCTTGAGGATATATTAATTCCTTATGATGAAACTGATTTTGGTGAAGCTTTAGTGGCCGGGACAATATCTGCTATACAAGTTAAGACTGATAGAAATGGGAAGAAATTTGGAAGTGTCAGTATCCTTAATCATGAAGGTAAAATAATAGAAGCAGTAGCATGGTCAAGTATATATGTTCAATACACAGAGCAGTTAAAAAAGGGAACCAAGGTTATTTGCAAAGGAAAGAAAAAGGAAAGTGGTTATTCTATTGATGAAGTTAAATTAATTTCACAATGGACAGCAGAAGTGAAAAATAGACAATTAAACAATAACACTATATACAGAGATTTTAAATAAGAGGAGGAAGCTATTATGAAATTATCAATCGGACTCGTTATTTCTTTATTGTTGTCATATATTTGCAACACTTTATACGATGCTTATCCATGTTATTCGATTGCTTTTGCAGGAGGAGCTATCACAGTATTTATGTGCATAGCTTGGTACGAGCTATATGACCGACTATTTAGATAACAATTTAAAACATCAATTTTAAGAGGAGGAAAGTTTATGGATAAGAAAACTGAAAATATTCTGACAAGAGATAGTGTAGCTGAATCAGAAAAAGGATTTGGTGGAAAACATTGGTCGCAATTTAATAATGCTGAAAATTTGATTTCGTTGTTTAATTCAAGAAAAGACAATGAAATCAAAGAAGAACATTTAAAAGTTATTAGAGACACATTCTTTGGAATGTCATGGGACTATTTCAAAAGCTTAATTAAAGAAAAAGGATTCGTTAATGGATATAGCTATGAACTCAATTATAATTCCTACGGCAAAACAACAAAAGAAGAAATCATGATATATTATCATCCGTCAAAAGGTTTAGTTGTCTATGCAGAATCCTATAACAATAAAACTACCGTAAATAGTGGAACTTTGTATGGTGAAATACAATCAAATGATAAAGAAGGCGAAAAAACAATTTGGAAATGGCTATCAACGGGAGGATGCATTAATCAAAATAAACTAATTTATGAAACATCACATGATATTAGGGAAGGATTATTTAGTAAATTAGATACATTGGAATCAGCAGGGAAATTTTTAAATAAATGGACTAATAAGAATAGATTTTTGTGGTTTGTTGATTATGTTGAAAATAAAGTAGAAAGTTATGATTACAAGCAAATAACCAGAGATAAAATAAAAAAATGTCCTAAAGAACTGCAACAGATAATCGGAATATAAGTATATTATGAAATATCAGATTTAAAGGAGGAATCTATGAAACTATTTAAAAAGATATTTGGATACTGTTATCACTGTGAACGGTGGTTCGTATATCCCAAAAGAAGAAGAATGAGCACAGCATATGAGCATGATGAAAGCAATTTCTGTACAGAATGTGAGGAATGCTTTGAGAGGACAGAAGAATATTGGGAAGATATGTGGGACGAGTATAACTCAGAGAGATATTAAAACACATGTTTTATATTAGATAACGATTGACAATTAAACAATACTGTTATAAAAAAGGAGGAACTACTGTGAATCAAGTAATAAAAAATAAGAAAAAGGAAAGATTATTCTGTAAGAAGTATCCAAGGTTATTTGCATTATATTCTTCAAAATTAATAACCAAAAGAAAAGTGGAAATAGCTTGTAAAAAATTAAAAGGAATCTTAACTGAGGATGAGATATCTTACTCAATTCACATGATGGTAGTGTTCAAGGTGAAAAACCATATTCCAAGAGTAGGGAGCAAAGGAGACCAAACAGTGAGATTGTTCAATAAATTAAACATTAAAATTTAGAATCTGTTAAAGACAAATTTTAAAATAAAGAAAGGATGGTATTAAAATGGAAACATTCAAATTATATCAAGAAATACTTAAATTTTTAGAGGTAGGAGACAAACTCTATTTTAGAGGCGAGAAAAGAGGATTTGAAATTAAGGCTCGGAATGAAAGATATCTAATTTGTACTAGGTCATTTAATCCTAAGAAAACTGTCACATATACAATATTGGACTCCGAGGAGTTAATAAATTCAACTAATAACTGTGTATTTAATCCCTATGATTATTCATTACAGAAGGATATAGATGAAAGTTTGATAGATTTAGTTGAGGAAAAATATGAATTGTCTCAAAGACATCAAGTTCACACTCTTGCAGCAATAGACAGATTTAAAAAGAAAGGTGACAAGAGAATAATTGGATTTACAGAGACTGGAGCTCAGGTCTTATGTATTAGTGATACCATAGTCCAAAGAACTTTAGATGAGGCTTATGACGAGTTTAAAAGTAAAATTGATGGAGGAGAGGTTTAAATGAAAGTAAAATGTGTAAATGATTGTTGTGGGGACTTTTGGGACATTACAGTAGGCAAAGAATATGAAGTAATAGAACATATCCCAGAGCATTTAATGTATGTTTCTAGGAATGCAAAAGTAACAGAAGAAAGATATAAAGTTAGAGGAGATAACGGGTGTGAACATTCTTATCCAGTAACTTGTTTTGAAATAGTATCTTAAAAAACGTTCTTTTAAATGAAGAGGAGGAGGATCATTCTATGGCTAAAATAAGTTTTCAGATAGAAGTTGATAGTTCAAAAATAGTTTCTTCAATGGAGCTAGAAGGTCAAGATTTATATTATTTCAACCAAAGAAAAGAAGTAGGTAAGGCTAATTGGATTAGAAGTTATCTGGAGGGAAAAATGAAGATTTCAAATATAGAGGAGGAATAAGCTATGGTGATAGTAGGAGAACAAATATTTATTAGAGTCAAAGGTGACAAAGATTATTATGATAAAGATATTAGAGATTCAAGTTACGAAGAAAGACTAGGTTATTATAATACGTTGAGTAAAGGCCAGGTAGTTAGTATGTTAGAATTATGTATTAAAAATAATATTAAATAAATATTAGGAGGAATTATTAATGAATAAAATTAAAGGATCTTATGTAATCGAAAGCGAAATAAATGGTATGGACTTATTAAAACAAATAGAAAAGGTAGGTAGAACTTGTTATAAATCAGAAGGTAACATAACAGAGGATTCAGCAGTTAAATTTGTTGCAGGACTAATTTCCAGAGGGCATGAAGCAATGATAGAGCACAATTGTATATCTGTAAGGTTCATCTGTGACAGGGGAGTGTCTCATGAGTTAGTAAGACATAGACTAGCTTCATTTGGACAGGAGAGTACAAGATATTGTAATTATTCTAAAGATAAATTTAGTAATCAGATAACAGTAATTGAACCTATATTTTGGGATAAAGAAACTTATGGTTATGAACTTTGGAATACAGCTTGTTTGTTCTCAGAAAAAGCATATTTTAATTTATTAGAGGGTGGAGCATCACCACAAGAAGCAAGAAGTGTTTTACCTAACTCATTAAAAACTGAAATAGTTGTAACTATGAATCTTAGGGAATGGCGTCATTTCTTCAAACTAAGAACTCCTCAAACAGCACACCCTCAAATGAGAGAATTGACAATACCATTACTCGCAGAATTCAAAACATTAATTCCAGTAATTTTTGATGATATTAAAGTAGACTAAGCCTAAACTTTAAAACAATGGATTTAAAGGATATTGGTGGACAATTAGAATAATAGGTTGTGTCTTACCACAGAAGGAGAAAGATTATGAAAATACAAATAAAGAATGAACTCAAAGTAATAGATTATAACTCAATTGAAATTAAGATAGATACATGGGAAGAAGATGAAACGTGGTACTGTATTAAAGGCACGACAAATAGCAAAACGAAGGATATTATAAGATTTAAAGATATAAAAATGTGTAAAAAAGAATATCAAAACATCGTAGAATGCAATGGTGTCTATATTCTAGACCCAAACAAAGAAGGAACAATTCCAACTACAAGAATGCACAATGCTAAATTTTCTAGTTTTATTTTTTAATCTAACAATAGAACAATAATATAAGAGGAGGAATTTTAGTATGAATGATATTAACAAAGAACAGATAGAAGCTCTTGAGGACAGTCTTAGAGGTCATGAACCAGTAGCTGTATCGATGCACATGTCCCAAAAATCGTTCGAGTTCATCACAAGTTCTTTAAGGATTTTAGATAAAGAGAGATATCGCATCGAGCAAGGGATTGAGATAGTAAGTAAAAATAGTTCTCTATTCGATTATCAAGCCAGGGTTATATATCACAATGGAAGTTCTAAAGTAATACCACTAAGAGAGGAGAGATAGCTATGGTTTTTATAGATAAAAAGAAATTCAATATTTACTATGATGTAAATGACATTAGAATCAAATCTCCATTGTTTGAGGTAGATGAATTCCTTGCTCCTATAATATCTACCCTTAATAAAAAGGGTTACAAAACAGAATATTGTTGTAGCGGTCACTTAAACGATATTGATTTTGGAGGGTTTAACACTCCTAATGCTGATTGCTATATTATATTTAAAAAGAATTATTCTATTTTAGATAATCTGCCAAGTGGTTTTTTAGTTGAAACCAATATTAACAGAGATAATAAAGCAATCACAATTAGAAAATATTACACTAAAGAAAATAGGTTCTATGAGATTATGGATACTATGAAGGAATTATATGAATGGGTAAATTCTATCAAGAACAATTAAACAATACTGTTATAAAAGGAGTGGTTTACTATCAACGATGGCAAAGCGTTTGAGCAACAATTCAAAGAAAGTGTGCCTAATGATATTTACTATCTTAGGCTCAAAGACCCAGCATCAAGTTTCGGAGCACAAGAAAATAAGACGTTAAGATTCTCGGTTTCTAACCCATTTGATGTGCTTCTTTTTAGTAATCCTAATCTGTTTACATTGGAGCTTAAAAGCACAAAAGGAACTGCATTTAGTTTCAAAGGTAAAACACCCATGATAAAAAAGAACCAGGTGGATGGATTGACTCATGCTGCAGAGTTTAAGAATGTAGTAGCTGGGTTGATATTTAATATGAGGGAGCCTACGAATAGGACATATTTTCTTAGTATTGAAAAATTTAATAAATTCGTAGAAAGTACAACAAAATCAAGTATTAATGAGAAGGATATTATAGCGGCGGGAGCTATGGAGATTGATTGCAGATTGAAGAAAGTTAAGTATTTATACTATATAAAGGAATTTATTGAAAATGCAAAATTTTGAGGAAGGAATTGTGTTTATGAATAATGGGTTGAATTTAGAAAAAATGATGTTAGATATATTACTAAAAGAAGATTTGATAAATGAATATGAGTATAAAAAGACGTTGGAGGAACTGATGAAAACAAGTAGTAAAAAAAGAAAGTAG